TATGTGGTTAGAGTATGGATAGAAGATAATCAAGTTAAATGTGCTTCTGAAGTTTGTACAGAAGATTCTTGCCCAAGATACAATGATTGTGAAAATGGTTTATTAAGCGTTCATAAAGATTAATAAAACCAATAACCAAACTTATAGGATAAAGAGAGGAAAAATGAAATGGATTATTTTACTCAAGAAGACCATGATTGGTTTCAAAGAGTTAAAGAACAACCAAGTGAATATCAAATAATAATTGATAACGATAGTATTTGGATAGAAACTGATGATGAAAATTTAGAAACAATATGTGTTTATACCTTTAGTTCATATGGTTATGAATTTATTCATGCTTTATTAAAAGATATGGGTGTTAACGCCGATTTTTGCTAATACATTGAAAGGATTAATTTAATTGAGAGGAGGTTAAAATTAGTTGAATGAAGAACTTCTAGCAATTATTTTTTCAACGTGGGCTTTTATATCTTTCTTTTGCTATCTTTTTAATCTTAAATGGATATTCGAACCAAGACATTATACAGTTGGTCATATATTTTTTGGTATTGTAACATTTCCTTTTACATTAATAGCAATCTTTATATACATTTTGACAAAACTTTTTCAATTATTTTGTTATGTATGTAAAATAAAAGGAGTTGAGAAAATAATGAAAATTAGAATTATCAAAGATAAGTCAGCAGAAAATAATAGTACAGTAAAAATAACTAAATTTATTGGTAAAGTATTTGATGCAAAACTATATGATTCAGGAACAGCGACAATAGATTTCGGTGAGGACTTAGGCGAGTTGCATGTTTATGATGGAGAATATGAAGTTGTAGAGGAGAATGAATAATGAGTAACAACAAAAAAGAAATATCAATTGACCGTGTAACAAATTGCCCAAGAAGAAATTGCAAAAATACATATAAGTTAGATGCTTGGCACATGGTAAAAGATAATGCTCAAAAATTGTTTAAGAAATATTTATATGAACCAGAGCAACAGGAGGTAAAAAATGGATTGTGCAAAATGTGAAATAACTGATTTATGTAGGTTACGTCCTTATGCTATTGATGTCGAGCGCAAGATTAAGGATATAAATATGCTTGGTTTGCCATTTATTATTACAACTAAGTGTGAGTATTATAGAGATATGGTGTCAAAAGCTGAATTACAAAAACAATTAACTGAATTACAAAAAAGATTAGAAGTATAAATAATAAATAAATTTGTGTACTAATTAAAAAATGTTAGTTTAGAATTATGGTCTAGAAGGAAAGGTGATTTAATGACAGTAAATGATTTGCATGAAGAACTTGGCAAACTAATGAAAAACAATCCTAGTACAATTAATGATGAAATTTATTACTTTAGTTACGATTGGAAGGTTGATGCTATTAATAGTTTAAGTATTGAATGGGATTTAGATGGGGAAGGCAGATACATAATATTAAAATAATGTTTCAAAGTTAACATTTCAATTCAATAAATAAAGGAGGATAAATTATGACAATTTGTAGAGAATGTGAATTTTATTCAGAAGATGATTTAACAGGGTTATCTCCACAGGAAAAATTAGATCATGTTAGTGGTCATTGTATGGATTCTAATAATCCAGATTTCAATGAATGGGCAAGAACATTTGGTAGAGGAATTACTAGAGAAGATTCATTCACAAGTCCTAAATGGTGTTCAAAAAGAGAAAATCCTGAGAGGACAGAGGAATATTATAGCGAAGATGAGATTAGGGAGTTTGTTGAGGAAGCAAAAAGATATCAGAGATTAACTGAATGTATAAGACATGCCAGATTAAACAATATGCTTTGGTATTAATAGAAAGGATAAATAATTAATGATAATTGAATATTCATGGTCAGAAAGTGACCTTCTACATAAAAAGTGTTATAAATGTGTTTGGTTGAAAATGAAAGATGATTGGTATGGAGTATGTGAATGCCAACAGAATAAAATTAGGTTTAGAAATAGACAAATTACTGATAAAAAGTGTAAATGTAAGTCTTATGATTAATGATAAAATAAAGAAAGAAGGAAAACAATAATGAGAAAGATTTTATTAATTGGAGTATTAGGACTATGTACATTAGGATTGACAGGCTGCAATTTTACAGCAAAACATTTCGGAGGAACAATTAATATTGAACTGCCTAAAAACCAAAAATTAGTTGAAGCAACTTGGAAAGATGATTCTTTATGGTATTTGACAAAACCAATGAGAGTAGGGGATGTGGTCGAGACATATACTTTCCAAGAAGATAGTAATTTTGGTGCATTAGAAGGCAAGGTAATATTTAAAGAGAGTGTGCAAGAAGGGGAATTAAAGGGTAAATAAAAACCAAATCAAAAGAACAACTTATCGGAAAAAAAGAAAGGATGATTAAAATAAATAAAGATAATTTTTTGATTATTGGTGCATTATCAATGTTAATTAAAGAAGCAGGATTAGAAGAAAAAACAAACTTATTGATATCAGACGAAAAAGCTAATAAATATCTTGAATTACTTGATGAATATGGTAAAAATACAACTGTGGAAGAAAGGGAATCTCATTTAATAGATGTATTTTTAAGTATTTTTTCAAAGCTTTAAAATTGCATATTTAATTGGTAGGGAGGTGAATTATATAATGAATGATAAAATATTGGTTGAATTAACCAAAGAAGAAATGAACATTGTCAAGAATGGAATGTTGCTAATTTTATCCCTTTCAAAAAGAAAACAAATTGATTTAAGAAATAATGCTAAAGATTTATATGAAGGTGTTTATAATAAATTTGATTTGTTGTACGAAAATAAATGGCGTTAAGTCAAATATTCTAGAGTAAAAATAAAGGAGGATAAATAAAATTGAACAATACAATATTTTTACCCAAAACAATTAAAGTAGGCTATCAAACACGCAATGATACATATACAGGACAATTGGCATATGTTATATATTTTGATCAAAAAGGAGTTTTAAGAAAGGAGAAATCTTGGGAGAGTTGGCGTGATAAGAAAATTGAACCACAAGAATTTTCTAATGAACCAACTTCTGGATTTGTACTTAATAAGAAAGTAGGTGATTATTCAAGTGGTTGGGATCATCGAAAATCATATTGTAGAGTTTACGATGAACGAAACTTCGAATTTGAGATTACAATAGAAAATTTACTCTATATTCTTGAAAATGCTAATTCTATCAAAGGTAAGGGATTAGAAGGGTTATTTGTCTATGGTTGGTCAGGATCAGATTTACTATTGATTCCAGTAGATTCACCAGACTACATTGAATTAGCAAAATTGAATGACTTAAGACATGAGAAGAAGAAATTCGATGGCAAGACTCTAATCTTAGGTGGGACATATAAATCTAATTCTAATAAAGAATTAATTTATTTGGGTAGATTTTATGAAAATAATGATGACAGCAAAGAAACTAAAACATATTTCTTCTATGATAGAAAGTCAAGTTATAGGAAAATCAATTCTATAAAATCTTTATCAGGAAGTATAATTGATATAGTTGATGAAAATTGTGTTGAAGATTACTCTAATTTGATGGATGAATTATTAAAAGATAGTAGTTATTCTGCCAGAGAACCTAAAAATGATGTATATTTAGATTATACTTTAGAAGAATTTAAGAAATTGCTAGAAAAGAATTCATATTGGCATAATAAGTGTTATGTAAAAATTGATAAAAAATATGTAAGATATTACATCGAAAGACAAAGAAATTATTATCATTATTCCTATTCTAATTATGACAAAAGAAATGAAACTTATAATGTTTATACTACTACCAAGGGGAGAAAAGATGAAATATTTATGAGAGAAGCATCTCCCGAAAATGTTTTCAATACAATTAAACCAAAATACTTAGTAACTTATAATGTTAATAAAGAATTAATTAAGGAGTGGAAATAAAAATGGCAAATGAAACAAACGATTCTAAAATTATGGTATTAAAGAAACAAATTGAGGAAAAGAAAATTAAATTAGGTAAATCTCAAAAGTTTACACCAATCACTAATTGTTCAATCGAGTTAGATGGTGTAAGAACTAATATCCAAGTTCTCAATAAGGAGCAATTAACTTATCTATTAGTTAAACTTAACTCATATGCACTTTCTGCTAAAAGTTTAGAAATTGATTTTGTTATTTCTGGATATCATGTTGCAGATTGGATTACAGATATTAAATCTAAACTTGATTTTATGAGTCGTAAAGAAGAAGAAAATAAACTTAAAATGATGGAGTCTAAGTTACATCAATTACTTTCTAATGAGAAGAAAGTAGAGCTTGAAATTGATGAGATTATGAAGAATTTGTAATAATTAATTGAAGGAGGGTGTTAAATAACTCTCCTTCGAAAGATACATTTGATGCCGACAAGAGGAGGTAGTAAAATAGTGAAAATAAGAAAACCATCTCTAAAAGAAATATTAATTCTAATGATAGTTTATAACGGATGTAATGGCATAATTGGAGTAGTACAGGATAATTGTTTTTATGCAGGATGCAGTATTGGATTGGGATTAATATTGATTTATTTAAGGGGAAAGTTTTGTTAGAAAGGAGAAACAAAATGAGCGATCCAAATGATTTTCAATGTGATATTTGTGATAATACCTTAACTTCAGAATCTTGTTTTTGTGAAAATTGTAAAACGTGGTTATGTAATGGTTGTGCATTTGAAGATATCTTCATGGAAATCTTTGAAGGTGCTGAAAAATTTTGTCAATATGTTGGTTATGATGATGAAGAATAATATGAATTGGTGTAAAAGAGATAAACGTGAATGCATAGGAGATATTTGCAGTATGCGTCCACAACCAAAAGAATTAGAAACTTATGAAGATTGCCCAGAATTTGCAATTAGAGGACAGAGGAGTAAATTGAATCTTTATTATGATGATTTTGGATATGATTATGAAAAACTTGCTAAAGATTTAGAAATACTTATAAATAAACCTAACAAATGAATATTCTAATTGGAATAGAAAGGAGTTTTAGTTGTGACCAGAGGGCAAGGCATAAGAAAGGCAATAATACTTATAAATAAATTAAAAGGTGTTGAAGGGATGTCAAAAGGTACAATATTAGAACTTGATGAAATTATTGAGCATCTTGAATTTGTATCTCAATTCTATCTCTAATTAACCCTCGAAATCTGACTATTAATAGGATAATAAAAGGAGTGAAATTGAGATGGATTACACAATTATATCAATTAATAAATTATGTTTGAGTTTTAAAGACAATTGGAAAATTCAATATAAACTTCCAACTGTGGATATTTGGCTTGATTATGATATATATGAAAGCACTTTGGTAAGTTTTCTAGCCCTTTGTGGACTTAATGCAGAATGGAGATATAAATACTAGATTTCATGCTATCGAAAGGAGTGATAATAATTAATATTAATTCTGAATGGTTTAAAACATATAGAATTTGGGCAACAAATAAAATAACAAAACAAAGACAAAAATTAACTATATATTGGATTACGGATTGGGATGAGGTATTAGAAGTTTTACAGAGAAGAAATATTAATAATGATACATATGATATAAAAATTAAAAAGACATATGGAATAGGGAATGGTTGTAAAGGTAGACTTACACAAGTAGATAAAATTAAAAAAGAAATGATGGAAAGGATAGGTAAATAAATGGAAAAATACTTTATTGTAACCAAGCAATCAAAATTATATGAGGAATATTTTACTTATAAAACAAACGACGAAAAAATCAGAAAGATTTCTAAAGACTTTATGGATAAAAATGAAATAGAAGCAACTAAATATTATTGTACAAATTCTGCATTTTACATAATCCCAACAGAAAAAGACTTAGAAAAATTCAGCAAACTGTTATGTAAACCTGTAGATAATAATCTTATGGCGTTTAAGAAAACATCTAAAATTAATAAGGCATGGATTACTTTATTAGATGAGCAAAATATTATTATTGGACATAAACCATTTATTCAATTTTACTTTGATAGAGGTTATGGTAAAACTAGAAATAGATTATTTAATATTGATGATGCAGTATATTGTTCATTTGAAGGAGAATTTGAAGTCAATACCCCAGAGGGGTTTATTGAAATCAAAGCAAGTGAATTTTGGAAAATTGTTGAGGATTATGAAGGAGGAGACAATAATGAAAATAACTAAATACAATGGTAAAGGTGCTGTATGGTACAAACACAAAGAATTAGATAAAGAAGGAAAAATGATTTCATTATCTAATACAGGTAGAGTCGAACCTGATTATTTTAAAATAATTAGAAGGGAATTTAGTGACATAGATCCATATAGAAGTGAGCCAGAAGAAGTTGAAGATTTCATTTATTATCTCAATAAAGAAGTAGATTTAGGGGAAAATGCTTATGATTTTGATATGCCTTTACCTGATAGTTCAAAGGAATATTTCTTAATATTCAATGATAAAATTTGGCTTTACATAATTATATCAGACGAATATATGGGTAGTGGTGATTCAGAAACGTATGCTCATATTAATAGTATTTTAATTCCAGAAGGCACAGATATTGAAGAAGTTAGAGAAGTTAAGACATGGTTAATTAATGGTGGATTTAAGATGTTGAGATAGGGTGTGATGAAATGGCAAGAGTATTAAACGTTCATAAAAGATATGAAATAATTTATTCTCAATGCGAAAAACAACCTTTACTTAATCAAGAAGTGGTTATTGAAGAATGGGATGAAACTGGCACAACTATTATTCATAATATCAAAATTATTGAAATTGTAAATATATTGCCATACAAAATAGGTGATGAATGGATGTTTAAATATACTATCATAGGGCGTTAAATCTAATCATTTAAAGGATAAAAAGGAGGAGAAGTTAATGAAGAGTCATGATTTAAGAACTGGATATAAATTACCAAATAACTATGAGATTAGATTAGGCGATAGACTTGTTTCTAAAGCATACAGACCAGTAATTGTAAAATACTATAGGGAATTGCAAAGATATTTTGTTGAAACTGATGACGATTCTAAATTTCAATTTTCGTTGCAACAATATTTAGAGACATTTGGGAATACATCCGAATGGAGAGGAAGTATTATAACTGAGTAATATCCCAGCAATTTAACCATTTATTTGGTTAGAGAAAGGAGTTGAGAAAATGATTTGTAAATCATGCAGAGGCAAATCTATAGCAAGAGGTATAAAATTAATCAACTGTTTTAGATGTGGGAAAAAGACAACAGTTAATTATCTTTATCAAAATTATTGTGAAGACTGTTCAAACGCATTACAAAAATGTCAACGTTGCGGTGAGAAGACCGCCACAGAAATATCAGGAGAGGAAGTAAAAGATTGTTAGACATAGCTAATAAATACGAAGAAAAATTACAATTACTATTTGCCAATATTGCATTTGATGATAAATACAAATTTCTATCTGGTTCATCTTATAGAGATAAGTACAAAACTAGTGATAGTACGTGGGCAAAACATGAATTTGTAAGTATACATAATAAAGAGATTATTGGATATTTAAGCTATTCCATTGATAGAGATTCTAATGCTGCATGGGGAATGCAAATAGTAAACTTTGAACAACCAAATATAATATTTGCTAAAGACCTAAAGAAATTCTTAACAGATATTTTTGAAAAATTTAAGTTCAGAAAATTAAAGTTTGCCGTTTATGTTGGCAATCCAATTGAGAAATCATATGACAAAATGTGTACAAAATATGGAGGTAGGATAGTAGGGATATATAAAGAAAATGATAAGTTAATTGATGGTAATTATTATGACTGCAAGATGTATGAAATTATGAGAGTAGACTATTTGGATAGAAAAAATAATAAATATGTTGATGAGGATTCTTGGGATAATATCTTCTAAAAACGAACCAAATAAAAAACTGATTTTAATCTATAATTTAAAGAAAGAAGGTAATCAAATTGAAGAAAATGTTTATCAATTTATCATTAGGATTGGTTATTTTATCAGGAATCCTAACTGGTTGCAGTTCATCAGAATCAAAAGCTACTATGACTCCATCTGTGCCACAATTCTCTTTTCCTGCTGAAAGCGTTTATGGGACTGTTGTTGATGTTGACTACGAAAAATCTGCTTTGGATTTTGTGGTAGTAAAATATAAAAAGGAAGATATCTTAAATTTAGTTACATATAAATTAGACCCAATTCGTGGTTACACCAATTTAGAGTCGGTCATTACGATTAAAATTGGGAAATAGCATTCATATGAAAAAAGAAATTCGAAGGAGAAAAAGCATGATACTAAAATCATTTGAAGAAATGTGTGATGATGAAACAATTTATGATTATTGTCATCAAACAGATTATGGAGAACATAAGTCTTGTGTTACACCTTCTGGATATTCCTCTTGTGAGGGAATGTGGTGTGAAGAGTCTTATGAGGCATATTTAGATGATAATAACGCATCTATAAAACTAGTAAAATATCAAAATAATGTAAAATTATTAAATAAGGAGGAGTTAATAAAATGAGCGCAGCACTTAAATTTGAATTTGATTTTGAAGAAGTTTTTGAGGGAATTAAGTTAGGGGTAATTAAAGAAATGTCAGAAGCAACTTTTGATGATATTACCTCTAGTGCAATTAATCAGGTTAAAACAGAAATGAAAAATAAGATATCTCTTACATATAAAGATGAATACGAAATCAGAGATGAAATTAAAACAGAAATTAAGGAAAAGGTATATCAGAAGTTAATTTCAGAAATTAAAGATGAATATAAAAAGAAATATGAAGATACATTTAGTAAGGATATGACAAATGCATTTAATCTTGCAGAGGAAAATATTATTGATGAAATTAAATCTGAAACGATTGATAAATTATACAATGTTTTATATTCAAATATTCAAAACCAAGTAAAATCTAAGATCAATAGTTCTGTATCTGAATTAATTAATGCAATTACAGGAAATAATATTAAAGTCAAAAATACTAAAAATACCATTTCTAAAGAAGAATATGATGAACTTATACATAGAGATGAAATATTAACTGCATTAGAAAATGGTGGAGTGGATAATTGGGAATGGTATGGTGAATCTTTAAATAATTATTTTGAAGGTAAAAATAAATAATCCAAGGAAAGAGGAGATTGAGGAGTGTATTAATAATGATCAGAAAAACTTCATATTTATGTGAAATGTGTAGGAAGTATTTTGATGAACCAAACATTGTTAAAGAAAATCATTGTGAATATAATGTATGTCCTTACTGCATTAGCAATCTAAAAGGAATCAAACCAAACAAAACATATGGTGGTATTTATTATGCAGATGGTATTTATAATTTTACTGTCTGTGAGCATAGGGATGGATCTGGTAAGAAAGCTGATTTAAGTAGATATTATGGAAATGAAAATTTGCTAAAAGTTATTATTGAGGAATTAGAGGTTCAATTATTTACATATGAATTATGGTATGGTGTTTTATAGAAAGGAGTTAAAATATGAGTTATGAATGGGTACATAAAATACTTAAAGATATTGACGATATAGACTTTAAAAATTGCAAAAAGGATTGTTACGGAACAAATTGTAAATATATCGAAGAGTGTAGTTGGTATCATTATAAACATAGAGAAGAATTTGCATTTAATGGTTTAATGGAAGAGTTAAAGAAATCAAAATGCTATTTCGAAGGAGGAATAAAATGAAACACAACGACAAATCATATAACTATGCCAGAGAAGAAATGTTAGAAAATGGTTTTGTTTTACTAAATGACGATGGCGAATATCTTATTGGATATAAAGCACATTTAAATAGTAGACAAGTAGAATTAACAAAATTAGATTCTTCTGTAGATGAAAAATTAGTCCGAATTACTTTAACAGAAGAAGAATTGAAAGAATTAGCCAACTCATTAAAACAGCTTAAATCACAAACTTTAATCTAACAAATCGATAAATAAATACTTAACTTAATATCATAATTAATTATATAATCATATTAAGTCAAGTAACAAAACACACAAATAAAAATAAAAAGGAGATGTTATAAAAACATGAAAAAGTTAATTTCCATATTATTCTTATCTACTCTTGTATTATCTGGTTGCGGATCAAAATCTAATCAAATTCAACAACCTCAACAACAAGTTCAAGACGATGATGAAGAAATGAGTTGGTTTGAGGATGAAGTTTTGGATATGGATGACTGGGGAGAAACAAAGCATAAAAAGAAAGTTGTACCTAAAAGTGGTGTTACTGCCCCTAGTACAACAAAACCATCAACAAGTGTTTAAACCATCAGTGAATCCTAAATCTAGTTCCACTTCAAGTTCAAATACTAAATCTAGTACAACCAAAAAGAAATGAGTTGATTAAATGGGAAATAGTTTGGCAGCAGAAGGAAAGCTCATGTACTACCCTACGGATTTACAAGAAGCGCATAGGTTACTTGGATTGCTCGGTAGGGTAGATATTGACTGGTTAAAGAAAAATTATCTTAAAGAATACTATACAAAAGAAGGAATATATCAAGAATTAGCAATGAAAGCACTTGATTTTCAAATTCCTATAGATTATGTTTATTATGATTATTGGTTGAATACAAAACAATACGACATGATTAAAAGTAATTGTGAATACGGGTTAGGAAGTCACAATAATCATGAAATTGTAGTGGCAGACTTATTTGCTGGTGAAGGATTATTTTTAGATACATTTGCCTCATTTATTCCTAGAAAAGATTCAAGTAATAGTTACATTCTTGTTTCCAATGAATTAGAGGAAAACCGCTATAAAGAAATTGAGAAAAATTCTAATATTTATGATTCATACAATAAATCCTTTGAAGAATTAAGGATGCCTAAAAACAGCATATCCTTGATGCTTTATAACCCTCCATATTCGTCTTCTAATGGTCAGAGGAATTGTAAAAGATATCTCCAAATGATACTAGATAGACAAATCCTCTACAACCCCTCAACATCAAAAGATTATAAAACAGGTTACATAGCATTCGTTATCAGAAAAGATGATTTTCTTGATTCTTTAGACATCTTATCTAAAAACTTTGACATCCTTAAAAACTCAATCTATAAAACAAATAAAGATGAATATGCTAAATTCAAGCAATATATTTTTATCGCTCACCTAAAACGCCACCCTTACGACTTAAATAATACTATGCAAGCAATGGATTTCCAGAAGCAATATAATGAAATAAAAGAAATAATCCTGTCAGAACCAGAATTTAAACTATCACAATATAATACTTATCAATCCATGAATTACCCATACATCGACTATGACACAGCAAAAGAAAATAATAAATATACCGAATCACCAGAAACTCACATCAGCAAAAATGATTCAATATGGAAATGGGTTAAAGGAATCACAGAATTAAAAGATTTAGGTGAAGAGAAATTAGTTGTTCCTAAACCACTTAAATTAGGTGAAATTAGTAATTTACTTGCATCAGGAATGATTAATGGTGAGATTTCATTAGAAGATGGTACTGGTAGGCATGTTGCTATTGGAGGGACTAAGAGCATTGAAAAGAAAGAAATAAGTAAATATAAGGATGATAGTGGAGATAGTTTTACCGAAACAAAGATAATTAAGATGAGTTTACCCTATCTTAATGTTTTATGTTCAGATAATGGGAAATTGGTAATTAAAGAACTTGGAGGAAATGAATGATACCATATTTAAGAACAACAGATAAAAATACTATAAATTGCAATGCTGATTTAGTAATTTTAGATTCAAGCAATCCAATATTAATATCTCTATGTGATTTACATATCAAGAACAGAAAAATATGCTCAGATTTAATCTCTCATTCTTATTCAATTACTTTAAGAGACAGAGAAGATATATTCTTTGAGCAAACATTATACGGTAGAGAAAATCATTATAGATATAAATCTGACAGAATGGCTGATGATTTAACTCATACAATAATATATAATACTAAAATAAATGATTATTGTATCAATTGGAATAATGAAGATAAGAATGAGATTATCACAAAGTATTTAAGGAATATTCATTATTTACCTGTGACTGCTGAAATTGTAAAAATGATTTTAGACAAAGAAGATATTGAAAATGCTAAACATAAATATAGTAGTAATTATGGATGTGTTAGTGAGTGTACAGTTTATACAAATAATCCTATGTATCTAGATTTAAAGGTTTATAAAATAAATATTACTTGGTTTAAACAAAATTTAAATGCTTTGACTTTGGTTGGATATAAGGAAGATTTTGATTGGAGTAAAATTGAGGATGTTCAGGATTATATATTTGCTTTTTTGAATCCAATTAAAGAAAGATTGAAGAAAAATGTTAGAGTTTTGTTTGATCCTAAGAGAGTGAATCAGAAAATGTTTGAAGGTAAAATGAAACCATTCGATGGTCAGGTGCCAATTATTCAATCTGCATTAGAGGTTTTGAAGAGAAGTAGGTTCGTTTATTTGGCAGCCGAAATGGGGGTTGGGAAGTCAACATGTGCAACTAAAGCAAATCATTGTCATTTGTATCCTAACAAACAAAACTACGTCACATTAATTGTTGCTCCTGCAATTACATTAACTCAATGGAAAGATGAAATTAAGAATAGCATAGGAGATAAAGTAAATATTCATATTATCAAAAAGACATCTGAATTTATCAATATTTACAATAAGAATCAATTGCATTTCAATAAACCAACATATTTTCTAGTAGGTAAAGAAACGTTCAAACTTGATGCAAAAAGAATATCTGGTGTAAATATTAAGACTATGGAAATAAAGCACAAAAAAGAAGTACAAAGTGGTGGTTATTATAGTTATTCAACAATTAAAGAAGTTAAAGAAAAAATAACTATAGCATGTTGCCCTGACTGTGGAAGACCTTTACAAAATGAGTTAAGGAAAAAAGAAGATGTTTTCTTTACTGAAAAGGATTTTCAAGGAAATCCTAAGAAAAGTAATTATAAATGTTCAAATTGTAATACCGTATTGTGGCAAAGTACATATGATAAAACAAAGAAAAGTAGTTTAATAAGATTTATTAAAACCAAGAATATTCATTTTGATAGTGTAATCGTGGATGAAGTGCATGAGAGCAATACAGTTGGGACAATAATTTCTAGTGCAACTAGGACATTATTTAATTATGCTAAAAAGATAATTTTACTTAGCGGAACCAATAATTCAGGATATTCTTCGAGTTTATTTAACCTATTCCTTGGATTATTACCCAATAAACTTAAAGAAAATGATGTTATGGAAATAGAGAAATTTATTAAAGCTTACGGAACATTAATGGCGGTAAACAAAAAGAAAGATGGTGAATACTATCGTTCAGGCCGAAGCGAGATTAAGGATAGCGATTTCAAAGAAATTGAGGGAATACATAGCCTAGTATATACTAAATATTTAGTAGAGAACTATATCTTTGCCACATTAGACGATCTAGGAAAGGATTTGCCGGACTTAAACGAGTATTACATACCAATACATCAAACTCAAGAAATGGAACGCTTAGAGAGCAATCTGTGGCATGAAATTAAGTCTGCAAATGCCTTCAATGCTAAAATGTATGAAGATTCAATTGTAAAACATTATATTAATAATCCATTTAAATGGGATTCAATTCCTATTAATAGAGGAGAAGAAAGTTATAAAGAAGTTCAGCCGAAATGTATTAATGATTGTATTTTACCAAAGGAACAAGTATTGTTAGATATTGTTAAGCAAGAGTTATCTGAAAATAGAAAAGTTTGTATTTATGTGGATTTTAATAATGGTGGCGAATATATGAAAGGAATTACTATCGCAAAGAGAATTGAAAATTTACTTTCTAAAAATAATATTAAAACATTCACATTAAAATCAACTGTGCCGAATTATGAAAGAAAAGAATTGTTAGAGAAAAAGAAAGATAGTTTTCAAGTATTAATAACCAATTGTAAATTGATGCAAGTTGGCATTTCCCTTGTGTTTCTTCCAACCTATATAAACTACATGCCTAGTTATCAAGTTAATATTGTTAGTCAGTCAAATAGAAGGGGTTATAGAGTTATTAGTGTATTAGAAAATAGAATTTATCACTTGTATTATGAAAATTCATGCGAGAATGGGATTATTAAAAGATTCCAACGTAAGATGGCTGAGAGTAAGGCCATTGTTGGTCAATTTGATGTTTGTTTGGAAGATGATGATTCGATTAGAACTGCCAGTAAGTTAAGTAAAAAAATTAATGATAGTGCTACTAAATGACTATTTAGTAGAGATAAAATAATATATAAAAATTACACAAAGGAGAAATTCAATGTTATTAACCAAAAATGTATTAATGAAATGGAGTTATTCAAATAAAAAACGGTATGAAAGTAATGGTTATATATTTACTAAATGGAAAGATGAATTTAATGTTAAAGTAGAAGATTTACCAGATGGATCAAATGCGTTAGTTGAAGTAAAATGTGATGGTTGTGGGGAAATACTAACTAATTTTAGATGGGTAGATTATAAAAAACAAATTAAAGAAGATGGTAAATATTATTGTCATAAATGTGTTATGAAATTATATGGAGGAGAAAATGCCAGATTAGCAAGATTAAAAAATAGTATATCCTTTAAACAATGGTGTATAGATAATAATAGACAAGATATTCTTGACAGATGGGATTATGAATTAAATCAATTAACTCCAGATGAAATTAATTATTCCACAAACAAAAAATATTATTTTAAATGTCCTAGAGGAATGCACAAAAGTGAATTAAAAAGTATAGTTAATTTTACAATTAATGGGCAAGAGGGTTCAATAAAATGTAATCAATGTAATTCATTTGCCCAATGGGGCATAGATAAACATGGTGAAGACTTTTTAGAAAAATATTGGGATTATAAATTAAATATATTAAATCCTTGGAATATTGATCATGGAAGTAATAAAAAAGTATGGATTAAATGCCAAGTAAAAGATTATCATGAAAGTTATAAAGTTTCAGCATACGATTTTTACATTAATAAAAGATGTTCATTTTGTAATACCAACAGTGGCAAAATACATAAATTAGATAGTGTTGGATTTGTACATCCTGAAACGTTAAGTGTATGGAGCAATAAAAATAATAAATCGCCATATGAATATGCTCCTCATAGCGATAAAGAAGTTTATTGGAAATGTGAACATGGTATACATAGTGATTACAAAAGAAATATTGACTGTTCATTAAGATATAATTTTCATTGCCCAGAATGTCGATATTCTAAAGGTGAAAAAATAATAAGTGAATATCTTATGAGAAGCAATATTTTCTATATTCCACAAAAAACATTTGAAGGACTTGTAGGGTTAGGTGGTGGATTGTTGTCTTATGACCATTATTTACCTAAATATAATTTATTAATTGAGTTCCAAGGTAATTATCATGATGGAACAGTCAGCAATCAAACAGAAGAAGAGTTTGAGTATCAAATAGAGCACGATAGGCGTAAAAAGGAATATGCAGAATTAAATGGATATAATTTCTTAGAAATATGGTATTGTGATATTAATAATATTGAAGAAATATTAAATAAAGCAATCGAGGGTAAATTTAATGTGTGTTTAGAGAATGACGATTCAATTAGAATTGCTAGTAAATTAGGGAAAAAGATTAGTGAAGGAGTTATATAATTGTAAAATAAATATTTGACATTGGTATTGTGTGCATGTTATAATATTAACAAGATATTAAATAAATTCCGTCGAAATATTTCTTTCGAAGGTTTTGAGGAAGGTGGTGATAAATTATTAAACTATATACACAAGAAGTATCGTCTTGCCTAAATTGTCCAAATGTTTCTGCCAACCATAATGCTAAAGGTAAAGGTGGTAAACAATTTAGTGAGTATAGATGTAGAATTGTTTTATCAAGAAACCATAATTATAAACTCATACATAATGAAATAGATAGATATTATTTCCCAGATTGGTGTCCACTATTAGATATTGACAAAGAAGCATATTGCAATTGTGATACTCGTATGGAAGATAATTAAACTAAGAAAGGAGAAATAAATGCAACAAAAAGTTAAAGCAAAAATTAAAGGTATATTTTGGGGAACTGCTACAGTAATTTTAGACCATGATGGAACAATTATTGAAGTAGAAGAAGTGGAAGACCTTGATGATTTCGATGATTGTGAAGTTAGAGAAATTATTTATAAGATTGGAGGATAAATACATATGAAATACAGAGAAGGAGACAAAGTTGAAATAATTGATCAATCTTCTGAGTTTTACAAAAAGAAAGGTTATGTAATGACAACAAAAATAAATGATAAAATATTGGTTGCTTTTCCACCTGCTAAATCAACTGGAAATGGTTTTGAACTAGAACAAATAAAACTTATAAAAAGTTCTATTAAAGGAAAAGAAGTTGAACCTTGTGGATGTTGTTTGTCAAGTACGGGTTATATATCTGCTAATGTATTGCTTGAAGAATGCCCAATAAAGAGAAAATTAGGACAGCATGAAGATTCTATTGATATGAATTTTAAAGAGAAAGTTATGGTATGTACTTGTATAAATTCTAATTACTCTTGGGGTGTACCAACTTGTGAAAATTATAAAGGACTTAGGGAAGTAACTCGTGGTGGAAGAAAAGTATGGAGAGTCTTCTGCGATGCTGTAGAGGTTTAATAAAGAAAGGAATTGATACATAATGGATAACGAATTGTTTAAAGAATTAGAAGAAGCATCAAAACCATTGCAGGATTTCTTAATGAAACATTTTGATCCAATGACTAAAATAGAGGTAGAGATTGGTCATATTAATGTGTTGAACGGAATAATGGGAATGCCTACTAAAATTGATGATTCTATAAAACAAATTGATAGATATGAAAGTGATATAGAAAATTGTGAAAATTGTAAGCATAATGGTAAGTCTGAAACGTGTTATCCTCGTTGGTATGAAATGAATAGGGTAGAAATTAATAAAGATTATGGCAATGGTTTAATCAATTGTTGGGAATAACAATCCTAAGAAAAGTCGATTTCCAAGGAAATAAAAATAAAAAAGGAGAATGAATAAATGGATTATGATGAAGAACAATATTATGAGCCAAATGCATATGAAGAAATAGTAATGGAATATCAACAAAAAATGAAGGAAGTTCTACTAGGCACTATCAAGGTAGAGATAGAAAATATTAAAGATGAGAATGCAAGGTTAAAAGAAGAAAACAAAAAGTTAAAAGACGCAAAATATCAAGTAGACAATAAAGAAAGAAACTTAAAATATAAAGAAGACAATCTTAAAAGAGAAGTGGAAAAAGAATTTTACGCAAGTAATATAGGTGATACTTTAAAAGATTACATAGAAAAGGCAGAGGTTTGGTTTGCTGATAATCAGGGGTTTCGTCAAGACAAGTGCTCTTTATGCAATGATAAACGTAAACTAGTTGCTAATTTTCCAAATGGGAAAACAACAGAAACAAATTGTGATTGTAGTAATTTGGTGCATAGATTTGTTCCAGAAACCTCAGAGTTGTCTTTAATTAAATTTAATAAAAAAGATAGTCGGTATCAGTCAGATAGAAGTTTTTATATATCAAAAAGCTATACCCCATCAAAAGAATCTCGTTATAGAGATGAATATAGTTATAATGAATTTAGGCTTTGTCAGATAGTAGATGAATTTAATGATGATATTAAGGAATTACATGAAACTAAAGAGTATGATGTGAAAATTGGATTTAAAACTAAAGAAGAATGCCAAAAATATTGCAATTGGTTAAATAGGGATAAGACAGAAAAAGTTGAAGATATTGAAGACGAGGAAGATGAAGACTAAGCATATGAAAAATTAGTTTCGATGTATTTAGAACTAAAATAATTTATGAAGGCAGGAATTATAATGGAAGAACAACAAATTAATATTAACAAACATATGTATTTCAGCGTTGAATATGGACGATTTTATTTAACATCAGAGGCATCTGAAATTATCTATAGACAAAAAGAATTAATTTGCAGTTATAGTGGAGCTAATGAATGGATTCATCATTTTACATGTGAAATGCTTGATTTTTGTTCAGGGGCTAGTATTTACAATTACGCACTAGGGACTATTAGGCACGAAGAAGAAATGGCAAAAGTATTCAATTCTAATAAAGAAGGTTTGGTTAATTTCATTAATAAAACAACTCAGGAACCTTGGGGTAAAAAGATGTATGAAATGATCGAGATGATTATTGATGGGGCAGTAGCCAATTAACCAAATAAAAATTCCATTTCGTAGTATAAATAAAAATTTGAAAGAGGTAATAATTAATGAAAAGTATTTTTAAAGGAAAACACATCAAAAAGATTTATGAGTTTGAATCATATTTATACAAAGATGCTAAAATTCCTTATGTTGTTTTAACTAAAGTAGTAGAAAACTATGAAACAATTTTAGAAACAGAGTTAGACACACCTCCTCTTGATAGTGGAGATCAATTCTACTTAACAAAAGAAGATAAAATTATAAGAGTGGAAAGTACACTACGAGGTACTGACAATGTTATGGTTTATCTTACTGATGAAGTTTTAAGCGAAAAGGAAGAATTAGTAGAATCACTAAAAGTAGCAATTGCAAAAAGAGAAGAGTATTTAATCAAAAAAGAGCAGAGTGATAAAGAATATACAAAACGACAAGAAGCAAGAGATTATAAAGAAAAGTATAATGACTCATTCTTTGTTAAAAGATGGTTTATGACTAAACCAGAATAGACTATAAAGAATTATAAGAAAGGAGAATAATATGGAAATACTAAATCTACACGATCATGTATATGACACTTACACATCCAAAGTAAAAGGCAATAAATTACTCACATATGAAATGGTTCAGAAGAAATTAACTCGTAATTATCACTTATCAAAGAAAGTAAAACTTGGTTCACAAGAATTATGTTTATACGGGTGCTTGACATTTCTAGTTAGCGAAAATTGTGTCTTATGGATAAAGAATTACATAGGCACAGATACATCTTGGTTTCAGAAAGACATGAGGAAATACAACAAACTTAATGAACAATTGGGAATTGATAATAATGCTAAAGAATTAAAGTTTGACTAAAACTTAAAAATAATATATAATGAAAGTGAGGATATAAACAATTGGAAAATATGAATAAAATCATGATGCTTAAAGCAAATAGTCCTGCAATACATATGACAGGTGATATTAGTAGAAAATGTGATGATAAAATTAGGATTCATTCTGAGGATGAAAATCATTACATAGGAAGTTTTGAAGAAGGTTATGGATTCATTAATGTAAAATTTAACAAAGCAGATTGCAGATTATTAACACAAACAGAGCGTGAAAAGCTTAATGGTAATTGGTATACAATCAATGGCAATCCTTTATATAGGATTTATGTAGATGAAGAAGGGAATGTTGTCAATGGCAAAGTTTTAACTGTAAAGGGGGTAATTAGAAAAGTCATTGATAATTTAGGAAAATATAAACACAGTGATTTTGTTAATTTAAAGGTTGAGTTTGGAGAAGATGTCTTAATAGGCAGAAGTATTGTAATGTTGACAGGTGAAGGTGCTATTACTACATCAAGAGTGACAAATGTTGATATTGTAGGTAGTCAACATATAATTAATACTGGAAATAGTGTTTATTATATTGAGGTAACTAATGGCTGAAAAGATTATAGCATATCTTAAACAAGAAGCTGATAAGGAAGTTGTTAAAAGGAATAAAGAGATTAATTCTTATTTTAGAAAATGTTATTATAAGCACAATCTTAGACGTAGGTAATACATATTGGTTAGGTTAGCTGAAATTTGTTTAAGAAAGGAGAAATAAGTATGTATAATAATATTCTAGCATGGACATCTTTAGTGAGTGGTTTTTATTTAATAATGATTGCTTTTATGATGATCACAAAAAATTTTAGGTCAGCATTTTTCTTTAAGTTTATTCCATTGTGTCTAGGACTTAGTTGTATGGGTGTTGCATTAAAATTATTTGACATTATTACACTTAAATAATACAAACAAATGACTCTTTCATTTGATAAATAGAAAGGAATATTTAAATGAGAATAGAAACTAAATATAATTATAGAGATATTGTATATCCAATTAGCACAAGATTTGAAACACTTAAAGTATCTACAAACTGTCCTGCTTGCAAAGATAAAGGTAAAGTTGAACTCAATGGCAATGAATATACTTGCCCAAAATGTAGAGGTTATACATATCATGAAGTAGAAGGTGATATAGAATATTATGTTACATTTAGTCAAGGTAAAATTGGAAAAATAGATATTAATCTCTATGATCCGAAATATGAAGGAAAATATGGGAACATATCTGAGATTAGATATATGTTAGACTCGACTGGTATAGGTAGTGGCACAGTTTGGGAAGAAGATAATCTATTTAAATCTAGAGATGAAGCACAAATAGAATGTGATAGAAGAAATGTTGCATTAAAGATTGAGAGATTGGATAAAAAAATTCAATTACAGAAAATTAAAATTTTAAGGTAAATAAGAAAGGAAGTATAAATATGAAAAAATTAGAATTTGGTTATAAGTGTAAAGATATTGTTACAGGGTTTGAAGGGATTTTAAAAAGCAGAGGTGTATTTATTACGGGATGTGACAGAGTTGAATTGGTCAATGCCAGTGAAGAAAAATGGTTTGATATTCCAACGCTTAAAATCATTGATGATGGAGTCTATCACGATTTACAAGAATCAGGATGTAATAATTATGATGATATTAATGAATCATTATATGATTTCGGCATACTAGCAAAAGATAAAATTACTGAATATGAAGGAAAAATAATTGCAAAATCAATTAGTATTACTGGAGATATCTCATATGGATTATCGCCAAAATTTGCAAAGGAAAATAGCAATAATGATGGGACTTGGTTTGATGAAGGTAGGCTTGAGATTGTAAGCGATAAAAAAGATGAGATTAAAGTAAATGAGAAAAGAACTGGTGGAGCAGTACCAAGTTTGAAGTGTAGGTAATTTTATTTCATAAGTTAATAATTTAGAAAGAAGGAATTATATAATGAGTCATTTTACTGTAGCCGTTTTTACCAATGGGAATAAAACTGTTGATGAATTATTAGCACCTTATCAAGAAAACAATATGGATGATTGCCCTAAAGAGTATTTAGAATTTAATGATGAAACCGAAGAATACTTGGAACAATATGAAAATGATGGAACAGATATGGTTAAAAATCTTGATGGTGAATTAGTATATAAGTGGGATGTTCCAGAAGATTTGAGAAAAGATATGGTATTCGTAAAACATAAAGAAAAATATAATACATTTGACGAATTCATGAGGGAATATGCTGATTATGAGAAAGATGAAAAGACGGATAAATATGGTTATTGGGAAAATCCTAATGCTAAATGGGATTGGTATCAAGAAGGTGGAAGATGGTCAGGACAGTTAAAATTGAAACCCATATTACGTCTAACAAGTAATGATGCATTTAATACACTCGGATTTAATCAAAATGAATTTTTAAATTTTGTTAATTGGTATAAAACAGATAAAGATAAATTTAATTCAATTATTGAAAAATACAAAGGATTAAAACAGAAAATAACTAGTGAAGTGGAAATATACATAGAAATGATGAATAGTGAAATAAAACATGTAAATTCTGCAAAGATTAAAGATGTTGATTTCTCTCTAGATATTAAAGAATATAATAAAGCAATTAGATTTTGGGAATTAATTGTAGACGGATGTGAACCTAAAAATAAAGAAGAGGAAGATATAATTGGGTGGAGTTTTTATAAACCTGAATACTACAGCAAAAGATATAAAAACAAAGAGCAGTATGCAAAATTAACTGCTGAATTTGGTACATACGCTGTAATTACTCCTGATGGTAAATGGCATTCAAAAGGTGATATGGGTTGGTTTGGTTGTAGTTCTGAATCTGATGAAGAAGCTAATAGTTGGAGCGTAGGTTTTAAGGAAAAGTTTATTGATAATGCTGATCCAGAATGGACTTTAACTGTCGTAGATTGTCATATTTAAAAATTAAAAGATAATTATTAATTTTGATTTGGAAAGGAGGAAATAATTATATTTGAAATTGGCGATTACATAAATGATAGAATGGAAGAATTAAGTAAAGGTCAAGAATGCTCACCAGTTGGAGATTATATAGAAACTATTGCAACGGAAGTAAGAGATAAATTTGATGTTCAATGTAGTACATGTCATTGTGGTGGTTTTGATAGTCCAGGTTATGAAATTACATGCTATGCCATGGCATGGATTAATAAAAATGGAGAACTAGAAATGCTAGATTTTCAAGAAGAATCTTATTAATTCAATTGTAGTGTTTAACGGTATTAAGAAAGGAAGATTATATTAATGACAAGTCAAGAACAAAAAACCATAGATAAATTATATCAATTAATGTCTGATATTCAAAAAGAGAATAATGAGTTTAGAAAACAAGTAAATGATCTTACAACTAAAATTAATACAAAAGTAGAAACTAAACATCTTCCTATTACTTTAGAACAAGACATCTTATCAGTAGCACAACAATCAATTCAAAAAGCAATTCAAGAATCTATGACTAAATATGATAGTCCTTTAATTAAACTTGTTTCTTCAGTAATTAATGAGCATTCAACAGAGTTAAGACAAATTATTTCAGATAGTTTTAATGAAGTAATCAAGAAAGAAGACTTCAAACAATCAATTATTGCAGGTTTTTCACATAAAGTTGCTAGGAGTATTATCAGTAATAATGATGGATTATTTGATAAAGTGAGCAATGAATTAAAACAAGATGCTGTATTTAAATCTAAAATGGCATTAGCTGTAGCAAATGTTGTAAATGAGTGTTTAGAAGGAAGGAGTAAAATAAATTGAGTTCATTCAGAAAAGAATTTAATACATATACTTTGCAAGAATTAAAAGATAATGAATCTGGTTTTACTCTTAAAGAATCATTTGTCCATGAAGATGAAGTTAAAAGTATACTTGATTCAATAGAAAATGGCGTAAATATTATCAAAGAAGGATTGGAGAGTATTAAAGGATTAAGCGAAATTGATGACATTTATACTATAGTAAAAGTGTTATCTGATAAATTATATTAATTTTGATTGAGGGAGGATTATTATGAATACCAACAAACTAATCGTTAAACTTTTAATCCATTGTCTTAGATTATTGATGGACATTAAAAGCGAACAAACTGGCTCTAATTATTCTTTTGAAAAAGAAAGTGAAGCAATTAGAGAAGCTAGAAAATATATAGGTGATTGAATCCAATGAAAATAATATTATTGAGTCATTTGAAAGGTGGTGATAAAATGAAAGACGAAGTTATTCAAGCACTAGCATTCTTAAAGTCATGTGTTTTGTGCGGTGAAAAACTAAGTGAATCTGAAGAGCAAGAAATTAATGAATTAATTATTAGATATAAAAATACATAAACAATAATTATTTAGATTGATATTGTTAAAATACAAATTAAAGGGAGAGATTGATATGTTTAAGAAAAAGCAATTAACACCTTCTATGATGATTCAAAAGGCAATAGTGGTTGTAGAAAATGCAGTATCTATGTTTAACCTTGCGGTTATGGAAATTGATAAGGCAAATGAAATATTGAAAGAATCTAAAGATCAGAGTCAAGTTAAAATTGATTCATTGGAACAAGAATTGTTAAATACAAAACAAATAAAAGAAGATGCGGAATTAAAAATTAATGCACATTTAGAATTAAGAGAAAAACTAAGTCAATTTACTCAATAAGTTAATCTTTAGTGATTGTGGAATAATCAAATATTAAATTAAATCAAAAATAAATTTGAAATAAGAAAGAGGTAATAAATAATGTTTAATAAATTAATAGAAATGGTCATGTCAAATCCTAAATTAGCAAAACCAATGGTGAGTGAATTGGTGGATACATATAAGCCACTATTGTATGGAGTTGCTGAAGAGTTATTTAACATCTATAAAGATTATGCTAATAATACTGAATATTTTAACACTAATGCAACTGCTAGAAAGAATCAATATGATGCTTATATTAATATTGGTTTTAGTGCAGAGCAATCTATGAATTTATTGTTGAATGATGCAAAGAAATTAGAAGATAGATTGAATAAATTATCTTCTGGAGCAAAATCAAAGAAATAATTTGAGATATGGGGAGTTAATTCTCCCCTTGTAAATAAAAAGGAGGGTGTTAAAAATAGATATAAATAAAACCATAGAAAAACTTGAAGAATATAAGGCATATAAACATAACATAGACCCATTTAATATTGAAATGAACAGATCGATGAGCGATGTATATCCTTATGAAAAATTATATAGTATTTTTAAACTTGGTCAGGCTCATATGTTATCAACATTCAAAAATCACATATATCAATATATTTGCAACGATGACAAAGATTATATTGATGCTATTGTTAAACAATCAAAAGAAGATATAGAAATGAAAGGTTTCTTAGATATCTTGATTAAGAAAGAAGGATTATAATAATGGATATAAATTTATTTTCATTAATTGTAAAAAAGTTAGGTGATTCAGATTTAGATGATTTTTCATACACAAAAGACGGTAAAATTTATGGGTTTAAAGAGGTTGGTGATGATAGTTGGGATGATCAAGGAAAATATCAGTATAAATATGAAGAAGGTCAGTTAATGGAAATGGATGAAAAATATGTAGAAGTTCAATTATTTCCGTTCGGAGTAACACGTTCCGTGTCAAGAAGTGGTTCATATTTTTCAGATTACTATTATGATAAAGACGAATACGAAATGTTTGAAATTACATCAATTGAGATTCCAGAGGTCATTATCCCTGCTCATATGGAAGATAAATGGAATAAGTTGAAAATTGATTTAAATAACATTGTTGACCAAGAGGAGGAAAATAAAAAGAGAATTGAAGCTGAAAGAGTAAAATTAGAAGAAGATGCTAAAGCAGAAAAGGATAGGTTGACTAAACTTTATCCTATGAATAATAATGATATAATTAAATTAGTAAATAAGAGTTTAAAAAAGAAAGGGTTAGAAAAATTTACGTTACAAGATATGCGAAAAGAGTATTTTGATATTGTAGTAAAAAAGAAACTTGAAAGTCAGGAATGGATTGATTATCATAGGAGTTTGCAAGAATCACAAAAGGAGGATAATTAATAAATGAAAGAATCAATAACCCTAGACAGTGGAAAATATGAAGTTGTTTTAGATCAATCTGATGGTAAATTTAATTTCCATGCTTTGAGATATGGAGAAGAGTGGAGGGACTTAACAGGAGATAATTTAGTTCTTGCTATGTTTAATAAAATTCAGGATTTAGAAGATAAATTGTTAGTTTATGAAGTTAAATAGATTAAGAAAGGAATAAAATTAAATGAATTTAGGCAAAGAAGAGTTGGTTAACGCATTAAGGAAAGATGGTTTAAATATAGGGAAATTAGCTAATGATGGTGACGGTGATGCTCAAGAGATTATGAAATGTTATAAAATGTGGCACGATTGCCCTGGAGATAATATGTCTTTTATATTATGCGAAAAAGCTTATCAAAAATGGAAGAGTAAAATCTAATAAATTTTAAAGAAAGGTGAGAATAAATATGGACTTAAAGAAAGCTCAAGCGACAAAAGGTGGAGTCATACATATCGCATATCTAAAATCTAATATGAGTTTATGTTTACAATATGTTGGTGAAGATGTTCAAAATATTCAAGATAGGAATATTACTTGTAAAAGATGTTTAAAAGCATATGCTAAAATTGAAGGGAATGAAGAGATTTTATAAATATAAAAATAAAGTTGCTTGACATACGATTAGTAAAATGTTATACTTATTAAGTAGAGAAATACATATTACATAGAAACGAGGTGAAAGAAATGAAAATCAAAATACTTAACAATGATTTTATTGAAGATATCCCTGTAGGAGCATTAGTTGAAGCAAAGTATTTTAAAGATATATCATCAGAAGAAAAGGTAAAATGGGCAAATGTTTTAACTAGTGAAGAAGAGTCTCAAACATTATGGGATGATCTTGATGTATTTGTGCAAAATAGCAAGGGTGAGTGGTTATGGATGTATGAGGACGATATTGAGATTGTGGAAGAATAGATTAGAAAGATGGTGAAAATTTGAATAAAGATAATAATTGGTAAATAAATTAAGGAGGTGATAATCATAAGAAAAGTAAGATTCCTTAAAGATTTTAATTACTTCAAGAAAGATACTTATAGAGTTATTATGGAAGAAACTGCATTGCATTATCGTATTCAAGTTAATTTAGATAGTGATGAGTTGTATTGGTTGCATAAGGAAGATTGTGGAGATTTGTTTATTGTGGTTGAGAGGAGTTAAGAAATTGAAAAGAGAAGATATTACGATTGGATTAAGGGTAATTCCTCATTCAAAAAGTTATTGTGGTAATTTAGATGGCAGTGTCGATTGGAAGTGTGCACAGAGTAAAAACCAACCATATTTATTCGTATCAGAGATTTGTTCTCATTATATTGTTTTAGAATCCACAGAAAGATCAAATAAGGGTGATTTTTTCTTACCAGAAGATTTTGAACCATACATAGAAGACAATAAAAAGAATGAAGAAATTAACAATGAAAGTAGGGATATTAAAATGAAAAAATCAGATTTAAATAGTTCTATGCTATTCAAAATGCGTGATGGAGATTTATGTGCTTTATTGGATGATGTAGATAATGGAAAAATGTTTTGCAATAAAGAAGATATTCAATTAGGGTATAGTTCTTATTGCGTATCAATAAATGATTATGATGAGGAATTGTCTAGCGAAGGAGACGATTATGACATTGTAGCAATTAAGCAACTAGATAGTTGTGTGAGAGTTGTATGTGATGTTTTAGATGAGAATGAACTTGAAGAATGGGATTGGGTTGAGGAAGTTGAGAAAGAAGTAGAAGAACAAAAAATCGAAAATGTTGCCCAAAATATTACAATTAATATTACCATTGATTCAAAAATGGATATTAATGAGTTAATGAGAGAATTGTCTTCAAAAATGAAGAATATAGGCAATTATTAGATCCTCAAGAAATTTTCATTTTATAGGATTATGCTTAAAATGACCATAAACTCAAATTTTCAATAAAATCACTAAAATAGCCCTGTAACCGTTGCTACATAAGGGTTTGTGGTCATTAAATAGGCATAAATAATTATGTTATATATGGCATCCGATAGAAGTGGAATTTTATTTGGTTTGGTTTTGTTAGAAGTAAGAAATAAAATTTGTTGACATGATTTTAGTTGTATGGTATAATGAGTAAGTGGGTTGAAATAAATAATATTTTAGAGAAAGGATTGATTGGTTGAAGAATAAGGGTAAATGCAGAAGACCAATAAAATTTAATAAAAGTCCACCTTCTTTCAATATATTTTAATAGATCATGTGCATTAAATAATAAAATAAAATTATTGAAAGAAGGAATACATATAATGGCATTTTATAATAAATTCATATTCATTGGTAATATTGGTATAGCAAAAGATAAGGAAAAATTTTATAATTCATTTCTAAATGATAAAGGAACATGGAGATCATCTAAAATAAACTTTATGATCAAAGAATCTGATCATAATGCAGTATTTGTAGAATTATTTGGTGGATATATGGCAGACGGTAAAGGAAAAGTATTCTCAAAGGACTTGGAAAATAATAATATTGAAATCCCTTGGGCAGATCGTAATAATCCAGAAACTTTAAAAATGGTAGCAGATATGAAAAAGTTTAAAGTAAATTTTGGAGAACAAAAAGAATTTATTACAGAGTTTGACATGATTGAATGTTTAAAAGACGAACTCCCTAAGATTACAAGTCCAGTTGTGGTTACAGGACAAATCAAGCATAAAGAATATAAAGGTAAATATACTGATGTATTTATTATTAAAACCATAAGATTAGCTAAAGAGGATGAAAAAAATAAACTTTCAGCCAATATAGAGATTTATTATTCTAAAGATTCTTTGGACACTGATGATTTTAAGGAAGAGAAAATTATTAAACTTGCAGGATTTGTTCCTCAATATATAGATAAAGAGATTGGTATAAAATATATGCCACATCCATTTATATTGAGTGCTAAAAAGCTAGATTTCACAAATGAAAAGCATGTAGAAAAATTTGAATTCTTAAAGAAATATCTTACAGTAAAAACTAAAACTTATGTTCATATTCCTTGGCAAATGACAGTCTTTAGAGGTGCTGATGAAGTTGAATGGAATGAATCAATGCTAACTAAAGCACAAAAAGAACAAGTTGCTTTTGGACTTTCTGAAGTAGATGATTTTAAACCTAAATCTAATATGCTTGGTGGCAACATATATGAATATCGTTTAACTAAACCGTTATTAGTAGGAGATTTTTCCGAAGGGGTTGTGGATTCTGAAATTAAAATTGAAGAATTCGAAAATACTAATGTGTTTGTTCCTGTAGAAAAAACTGAAAAATTTAAAGAACCTAAAGAAAATAAAAGTGAACAAACTGTTGAATCCGAATCAAAAACTGATGAAGTAATTAGTAAAGATGATGAAGACTTATTTTCTTAATATACTCATATAGGGGAGGTTTATTCCTTCCCTTCAATTAAAAAATAATAAAATTAAAATTAATGGAGGAATTTAATAATGGCATTTAAGAAAAATACGGTTAAGGTTGATCTCGCTTCATATCCACCATATATCATTATGGGACAAAGAAAAATAGGAAAAACATCTTTGTTCTATAAATTACTATTAACTCACTATAAAACATTCGATGCAGGACTTTTAATCTCTTTTGGGGATGAAGAAGGATATCATAGTTTAGATGGATTACAATATGAGCGTGTAGTTGAATGGGATGCTGATACAGATGAAGAAACTAATCTCCGTGGATTTATTCAAGTGGTCGATGATTTAGTTGAAAATAGAAAAGAATATGGAATCAAAGCTATTTGTTTAGATACTCTGGATGAGATGATTACTATTGGAACCACAGAGATGCTAAAACAACATAAACGTGAAAAGGGAACTGTATGCAAATCACTTAATGATGCGTTTGGTGGTTTTCAAAAAGGAAGAGATAGACTTTTAGAATCTGTAAATCTTCAAATCACTCGTCTAAGAAATGCTGGATATGCTGTATTTATTCTTTGCCATACAAAATTAAAAAATGTAAAAGATGTAATGACCGGAGAAGATTATGAACAATTAACAAATAATCTACGTGCTGATTTCTTTGGAAGTGTTGCAGATAAAGCTCAAATGATAGTAAATATTACAATGGAACGTGAAATTGTAGAGGGGAAACAAGTTGGCGAAAAGAGAATGATGTATTTCAGAAATACTTCTATTGTTGATGCAGGTGGAAGATTTGTAGGACTACCTGAGAAACTTGAATTATCTGCTGAAAATTTCATGTTGGCATTTGAAACAGGTGTTAAAAATTCAATGATTAACCCTGTATCTGATAAAGATATTGAAGATCAAAAAAAGGAAGAAGTTAAAGAAATTGACTCCGCTGCTGAAATTGCATGGAAAAAAGAACATAAGTTAATTCAAGAAGAAATGAGTAAAGGTGATAATTTAGAATTTGTAACTACAATTCAATTAAAATATCCTAAAGCAACTGAGGATATTAAAGAAATTGTAAAAGGTATTATGTCTGAATACAAAATTGAAAACTTTAAGTCTCCAGAAGAACTTTCAACTGAAGGATTAAAGAAAATAGTAGCAACTTTAGGATAATTAATAAGGGGATAGGTGAAATATCCTATCCCTAATTAATCTTTAAGGAATTGATGTATATGGCAAGGAAATGTATATGTTCAGCAACTAAAGAGATTGGAACAACTGATATATTTTATTGTGTTAATGATAAGCGTAAAAATAAATATTATAAATCAGAGAAAATATTTAATGAATATATGAAAGATCAGGAATATAAACAAAAAACTATTGAGTATTTTCTATCGTTATTGGACTATAAATATTCAAACTATCTCAAAAAGAGATTAGGAGAATTGAATGAACACTTTACATATGAAATAATATATCTTGCATTTATAAAACAAACAGACAAAATTAAATATGTATTAAATGATAAACTGAGATATTCTACCGAACAGCAAAAAATAAGCTACATTATCAAAATAATTGAAAGTATTATAAACGATATAAAACCATTTAAGCAAGAAGAATATAGCGTAGAAATAGATATAGACGAATTAAATAATATTAAGAATAAATTAATTAAACGTATTAATATTATTCAATACTTAGACAAGGAGGATTTATGAAATTAGAAGAATATCCAGAATCAATTACTAAAAATAGACAAATGATTGAAGCGTCATTTATTTTTTCTCTATATAAAAATCCTTCCTTATATGAAGATTATCATAAGAATTTAAAAATAGATTTAGAAGATAGTGATATAAGGACAGACGATGGTATTTTTTATTATAGTTTAGGATTACAGATGTATAAATTAGGATATCAAACTTTTGATAGTTTAAGTGCTTATGCTTTTTTAGAAAGTAATCAAGTGTTAAAAGATGGATTTGAGTCAAGAGGTGGTTATAAATCCGTTGAAGAAATGAAAAGTTTAATTAATTTAGAAAACCTTGATAAATATTATGATGAATTAGTAAAATATAATATGTTGCTAAGATTATATGACAAAGGATTTAATGTTGAAAACAATATCGATAAGTTTACAAAAATGAGTAGTGATGAAGTGTATGCTTTTTATGACTATCAATTGAACAATATTGCCTTAAATAAATCAGTGCAAGCCAATATCGCAGACTTAAACGATAATTATGATGAATGGATTGATAAATGGGATCAAGGAAATTCAATGGGATATAAAATGGGATTCCCTCTTATTAATTATCATATGGCAGGGGTACATAAAGGAAACTTAATTCTTCATGTTGGCGGCATCGGTCAAGGGAAAAGCACATCAGCAATTTTATTTTATGTTCTTCCAACTATTGAGTCGGGAGAAAGTATTGTAATTATTGGAAATGAACAAGATGAAGATGCATGGAGGCAAATGATTTTATCTTCTGTCTTATTTAATAAAATTCATTATAGAAAAATGAATAGACAGAAATTTATGTTTGGAGGGTTTAGTGATGAAGATAAGGAAGGGTTGCAAAAAGCAACAGAATGGTTAAAGAAATCTAAAGGAAAAATATATTTTGCTCACTTACAAGATTATAATATTAATACAGTAAAGAAAATTATTAAGAAGTATAGTAAACGTGGTGTAGGAGTCTATCTATTTGATACTATGAAACCAGAGGATGATTCTTCAGATAAAGCATGGGCACAGTTCAGTGAGGTGGCTAAAGAATTATTTTTGATAGCCCACAAGGAAGATATCGCCCTTATTGCAACTGCACAATTATCAGGAGAATCTAATAAACGTAAATATTTAGATTTATCTTGTATTGGAAAATCAAAAGCAATTGCTGAGACAGCAGGTCAAGTATTAATGTTTAGACCAGTAAGAAACGAAGAAAAAGAAAAGATGAAGGGATATTCATATAAAAAAAATAACGAGGGTAAATATACCAATATAAAAACAGTAATTGATTTATCTCTAGATAAAGATTATATTATCGTTTTCGTTTCTAAGAATAGATATGGGAAGGCAAATATATGTATACTTTATGAGAGAAATATGGACTTCAATTCGATAATTGAGTTGGGGTATGTAGACGTAGAATTTGATGGTTGGGGAAGGTAGTAATGATGTATGGATTTAATCTCAACAAAAGAATTCTTGAAGGATGATGCAGGAAAAATAATTGAACTACTTAACGAGGTTGGATTTTGCCATATAAAACATAATCATAAACAAAAGGAGATACGATGTGCAGAACACGAATATGGAAATCCCACAGCAATTAAAATTAATACAGAAACTCTAGGGTGTATAAATTATAAAAGTAGTAAAAACGGAGATATAATTTCACTTATTCAAGAATTTAAGAAAGTCAGTTACAGATCAGCGTTGGAATATATAATTGATTATTTTAATCTTGATTTAATACCACATAAAAAAATACAATTACCATTTGGAGGATTTTATAAAAAAATAATTCCTCCAACGTCTTTGGATCAAATAGAGTTAAAAACTTATCCAGAAAGTATTTTAGATGAATATTGTAATAATCCTAATATTAGATTTTTTAATGATAGGATTGACTTAGATATTCAAAAACAATTCAATATTGGATATGATATATCATCTTTGAGAATCACTATTCCTTGGAGAAGTGCAGAAGGAAAACTGATAGGAATTATTGGTAGATTAAATGAAGATGTAATAAATGAAGATAGCCCTAAATATTTAGCACTTTTGCCATTCATAAAATCATATAGTTTATATGGATTCAGTGAAAATTATCAGAATTTAGTAGGCCAAACAGTATGGATTTGTGAAGCAGAAAAAAGCGTAATGATTGCTAAAGGTATGAATTTAAATAATGTAATATCTGTAGGCAGTCATAGTATTTCAGCAATTCAAGTGCAATTAATTAAATCGCTTATGCCTAAAAAAATAATAGTTTCTTTTGATGAAGGAATTGAAAAAGAAAAATTAATTATTGAATGTAGTAAATTTAAAAATAGTTTCCTGAAGTATAATATAGGATATTTTAATTCATCTTGTTTACCTAAATATTCAAAGATGTCCTTGTTTGACTTAGATGATAATAAAAAAATAATGCAATTAGCAAAGGAGAATATAATTTGGCTAGAGAATTAGAACCAATAGTAAAAAAACTAATAGAAGATGGTAATATCGTTTATAGTTTTAGTAAATTAGGATCATTCAATCAATGTGAATATGGTTATTATAATACATATATACTTAAAAATAGAGGCATTGATAATATTTATAGTGTTTGCGGAAGTAATATTCATAATGATTTAGAGCAAATATATAATGGCAAAGAAGTAGATTTGACTAAATCATTAAATAATACACTTTCAGAATTAGATATGCTAGGAGTTAATTTTGCAAATGATAAAATTAGAAATTCTTGGGTAGCTGATATGGAACATTTTTGCACTAATTTTAGATCACAAGAGGGGTCATATATTACAGAGGAAGGATTTATATTTGAGATTATGCCTAGAGTTTATATTCAAGGATATATTGATATGGTAGAAAAACATGATGAAAATAATATCTCAATTATTGATTTTAAAACAAGTAGTAAATTTGATAAAAAGAAACTAATTGGAGCAGGTAGACAATTAGTATTATATGGAATAGCAAAGCAAGATAAATATACAATAAATAAAATTGCGTGGTATATGCTAAAATATCTTTATGTTTGTTCTAAATTGAAAAATGGAAACATCAATAGAAAAATGTGCAATAGGGGAAAATGGGTTAAGGAAATAGGGACGGATAAGAATATTAAAGATAAAAAAACTAATACATATAAACTTACTAAAAGTGCTTTAAAGAGAGAATTGGAAGTTTTAGGATGTAAAGATTTTGAGATTGAGATATTTATTACTGAAGCAATAAATAATAATAATTTATATAATATGCCAAAAGAGATTCAGGATAAATATTGGCTAGAGGATTGTATTCTTGAATATGAGTTTAGCGAAGAAACAAAAGATGAGTTTATGGAGTTTGTAAAGTCTACACATGAGAAAATTATTGCTAAAGATGCGGATAATGAAAATGAATGGAAACCTTTAGATATTGAGAATGATAATTTTTTCTGTAGTAATTTATGTTCTCATCGAACAAATTGTAAGTATTTATTAGATTTTTATGAGAGATTAAAATTGGGTGTGACAAAAAAAGATAGCGAATGGGATGAATTATTTGGATAAGAAGGAGGATAAACAATGAATTGTAGTGTTTGTAATATAGATGAAAAAGACGCTCCAAAATTCTATTATAATAGTATATATGGAAATAATTTGTGTAATAAACATTATCTACAATTAAGAAGACACGGTAAAATAACAGATAATACACCAAATACAAAATTAGATATATGTGAGGTTTGTGGACATAAAGAAGGATTAAAAAGATGTGGATTAGATGGAGATTTTAAAGGAAAAACATTATGTGGGAAACATTATTCTCAGGTATTTGAAAAAGGTATAATATTTGATGCATTACCAACTCATAAAAATATGTTACGAGTATGTGATGTTTGCGGAAAGTTCGAAGGAGAAATAATTTATTGCACAAAAACTAATCAGATGCTTTGTAGGAAGCATTATGACCATGTATTTAATTATGGCAAAGTATTAGAGAGAACCATATACGATAAAAATAATTATGTAATAAAAGAAGATAATTACGGAAAGTTTGCAGAGATTATATTAAGAGATCAAAAACACGAAGAGATAGCAAGAACTGTAATTGATTATGATTATTTAGAAAAAGTATTAACAAGAGTATGGGGATATGCTCCCAGTTGGGGATATGTAACCAGTGGTAAAAAAGAGAATTTTGTAATGCTTCAGAATTTCATTATGGATCAAAAAGGGTTAATTGATCATATTGATAGAAATCCTTTAAACAATAGGGAATATAATTTAATTCCATCAAATAAATCTTTAAATTCATTAAATTGTGGACTTAGATCCAATAATAAAAGTGGAGTAACTGGAGTTTCTTTTGATAAAACTCAAGAATTATGGAGGTCGTATATAAATTGGGAAGGAAAAAGATTGGAACTTGGGTATAAAAATGAAATTGAAGATGCAATTAAACTAAGACTATCAAAAGAAAATGAATTACTAGGCGTATTATCTCCTCAGAAACATTTATTTGAAGAGTATGGGATTGAGGTGAGGGTTTAATGATATTATTTCAAAACTTCCACCGCCACAGCTCAGACTCGAACATTTTCACAGCCGATAGTGCAATGGTTGTAGAAGATTATGCTAAACGAGCAACTGAACTAGGGCATACTATCCTATCTTCATGCGAACATGGATTTCAAGGCAGATACTATGAAGTTTATGAAATGGCAAAAAAATATAATCTTAAATTCATCTTTGGCACAGAAGCATATTGGGTTAAAGATAGATTTGAAAAAGATAGAACTAATGGACATATTTGTATTTTTGCTAAATCAGAAATCGGCAGAAAGACTATTAATCGTATTCTCTCAGAAGCAAATATTGATGGATATTACTATAAGCCTAGAGTAGATATTGAATTATTATTATCTCTTCCTCCATCTGAAGTATTTATAAGCACAGCCTGCATCGCCTTTTGGAAATACGATGATATAGAGGATATTATATGGAAATTACATAATCATTTTGGGGATAATTTTTTCCTTGAGGTACAATATCATCATACAGACATTCAACGTGAAATCAACAAAAGAATACTTGGTTTAGGTTTAAATATCATTATGGGATGTGATTCTCACTACATATATCCAGAACAAGCACAAGGTAGAGATGATGTTTTAGAAGCTAGAGGAATAAGATATGAGGGAGAGGAAGGGTGGTTTTTGGACTACCCTGATGGTGATACCGCATATCAAAGATTTGCAGATCAAGGAGTATTAAACCATGAACAAATAATGGAAGCAATCGATAATACCAATATTTTTCTTGAATTTGATAATATAGAATTTGATAAAAATATTAAACTTCCATCACTTTATCCTGATTTATCTTTAGAAGAAAAAAATAAAATATATACGTCATTATTGACTGAGAAATGGAAAGAATTCAGTAAAGATATTGATCCAAGCAAACATGAACTATATCTTCAAGAAATTCAGAAAGAAGTTAATATTGTTAGAAATACTGGCATGGTAGACTATTTCTTAATGGATTATGAAATTGTTAAACAAGCAATTGCAGATGGAGGTATTATTACAAATAGTGGCCGTGGATCTGGAGTATCCTTCATTACTAATACATTATTAGGATTTAGTAAAGTAGATAGAATATCATCGCCTGTAAAACTATACCCTGAAAGATTTATGAGTGAAACAAGAATACTACAGACTAAAAGTTTACCTGACTTGGATTTAAATTGTGGTACTCCTGAAATATTTGTTCGAGCACAAGATAAAATTCTTGGAGAAGGCCATGCTTATCCTATGATTGCTTATGGAAAATTTAAGATTAAATCTGCATTTAAACTATACGCAAAATCACAGAGTATGCCATTTGATGTCGCAAATGAAATCACTAATCAAATTGAAAAATATGAGAGAGATTTAAAATATGCTGATGAAGATGATAAAGATTTAATTAATGTTTATGATTATGTAGAAGAAAAACACCATGAAATTCTCAAAGGATCAGAGAAATACATGGGAATTATTGCTTCTAAATCTGCTCACCCTTGTGGATATCTCTTATATCAGGGAAATATCAAAGAAGATATAGGATTAATCAAATGCAAAAGTGAATCAACAAAAAAAGAAGTAGTTACAACTGTAATTGATGGTGCTATTGCTGAAAAATATAAATTCTTGAAGAATGACTTGCTGAAAGTTGATGTTGTTTTATTAATTGATAAGGTTTATAAAAGAATTGGAATTAAACCACATACTGTTAATGAATTATTATCTATTATCAAAACAGATAGTAAAACATGGGATATTTATGCTAAAGGATTAACTATCGGAGTTAATCAAGTAGAAAAGGCATCTACTACACAAAAAGCTATGAGATATAAACCTAGCAATATTTCAGAATTAACTGCTTTTATTGCTGCGATAAGACCAGGTTTTAAATCAATGTATCATATTTTTGAATCAAGAAAACATTTTAATTATAATACTCCAAGTTTTGATAAGTTAATTCAAACTGAAGAAATGCCATTCTCTTTTGTTTTATATCAAGAAATGACTATGGCTGCATTACAATACGCAGGATTCCCAATGGATGAGAGTTATGGGATATTAAAAGCTATCAGCAAGAAAAAAGCTGATGTAATTATTCCTCTGAAGGAAAGGTTTATAAATGGATTTAATTTGAATTTAATATTAGAAGAAGGAATTACAGAAGAGTCAGCATTAGAAAAAAGTGAAAACATCTGGACTATTATTGCCAATTCCGTTCAGTACAGTTTCAATGCATCACATGCTTTAAGTTATTCAATTGACTCAGCATATTGTGCATATTTAAAAGCTCACTACCCATATGAATTTTATGAAGTTATGTTACAATCTTATTCAGATAAAGGCAATAAAGATAAAGTTGCATTATTCAAAAAAGAAATGATAGAGGGGTTTGGCATTTCAGAGGGAGAATATAAATTTGGATTAGACAATACTAGATTCCTAGCTGATAAAGAGAATAAAACTATTTATCCAGAAATGCTATCAATTAAATTCTTGAATAAAGAAATGGCTCATACTTTATTAAAATTATCAAAGAAGAAATATGATAGTTTTTATGAATTATTACGAAATATCAAAGGAACAAAAGTTAATTCAAGACAACTAGATATTTTAATAAAATTAGATTATTTCAGAGATTTTGCAAATATTAAAAAAATACAAATCTTTAATGGATATTATGATTTACTTGGTGATTCTAAGCAAATATCAAAAGAAAAAGCAATTCTATCTGAATTGCCAATGGAATTAATTGAAAAATATTCAAGAGCAACAGATAAAACTTATGTTGAATTAGATGTGGATAATATTTTATTAGGATTATGGGATAGAATACCTAATGAACCATTGAATATCAGAGATCAAATACAAAATGAAATTGAATTATTAGGTTATGCTAAATCAATAAATCCAAACATCTCCCCTAACTATGGCATCATAATTGATATCAACACTAAATACTCCCCAATCCCTACTATATATCGTATCAATGATGGAAGTATTGAAACCATTAAGACTGATACAAGAAAATATAAAGCAAATCCATTTCAGCAATTTGATATGATTAAGACAATCACTAAAGAACCTAGAAACAAAAAGAAGTATATGGGTAAGAATGATAAAGGTAAGGGAATATATGAAACACTAGAAGAAAAAGAAGATATATTAACCCAGTGGACGATAGTGACATTTGATTAATTAACTAATAAATAAAATTTCTTGACATCTAATTCCCATTATGGTATTATTAATACATAGAGAGGAGGAAATCTCATGGAAGAACAATATAGCGAAGTTAAAGAAATTAATGATATATGGCTAGAATTAACCAAGTTTTGTGAAAACATGAATTGTCATGATGGTACGGTTGATGCTAATGATTTGCTTGATAATGCTGAATACGTTAAAAATTTATTAGAAAAATTCTTGGAGTATAATAAATAATTTTTCTTGTATATCAAATTAAGGAGGTGAAAATAAAAATGAATCCCACAAAAATCATCAATCGCATCGACGGTCAATGGACTACATGCTCTTCTCAAGAATACAATTCCCAAGACAAAGCAAACTTCATGTTCAGCAAAAACAATGACACAACTATCACTACTTATTATAAGAAAATCGGTTAGTACCTATATTCTATTATTCTATAATCTTGACATAATTAACTTACATAAAGCATAAAATAAATATTAGCAAGGATTTGATCGCTCAGATTATATTATTTACCAATCAAATTCTTGCTAAATCAAAAGAGGTGATACATATTAAAATTTTACATGGTAGAGATGGCGATTGGATTCAGTGTACTTCTGAAGAGTACAATAATAACTATACAGACAAAGTTAATTATGCATTTATTGTGGATCAAGACACTAATAAAGGGCATTATTACAAAAAGGTAACAATCGAAGTATTTGATAAAGAATCAAAGATTAAAAACGAAAGGATGGAAGATTGAGTTTTGGCTAATATATCAATGTGTCAATTTATTGATTGTGAAAAATCTTCTAGTTGTTTGAGAATATTAGCACCACCTGATGCAGAGCAAGTTTACATGAAATTCAAGAATATTTGTGGTGAATTTAACCAATGGAATTGGTACTGGCAAGCACCAGATCATTTTATAGTTAAGAAAGAAGGTGATACATAATTTATATAAATAATATTTCTTTACATGGTATTGACTTTCACAAATATGTAGTCATAAAACAAGATGACTTATATAAACATGCATTAGAACAAGATTCTATTGATTTAGCTAGAATTATTAAAAATATTAGAATCAGTAGAGTTAAGTTTAATAAGAAGCCTAGTAATCAGTATTTAGTGATTAATATTGATGAACCATATGCAGGTGAGGTTATTGAGATTTTGAAGAAGAATAGGCATTGGGATTTGTAGGAAGGGAGGTGAGAGCAAATGGATTATATAAATCAAATAATTTTAGAAATAAAAAATGCAAAAACAGATAATGAAATTAGGAATATTCTATGCGATATTTATGTTTCTACTCAAATGGATTCAAATATTAGAGAAGAATTTGATAATCTATGTTTAGCATTTTTATCTTAAATTTGTTAGGATAAAATAGAATAATCTGTTTAAGTGATAAATTAGTTATAAAATAAATATATTGGAGGATACATAATTGACTAAAATTAATGATAACGCATTAAAACTACTTAAGGAAAAACAATACTTTAAAGATAATGAAAATACTTGGGACGATTTATCTAAAAGAGTCTCAATTGCTATAGCTGAAGCAGAAACAAATGAAGAAATTAAGAAAGAAGTTCAGAAAGATATTTATGATGCTATGACTAATTTAGATTTTGTTTTTAGCACTCCTTGCTTATTGAATGCAGATAAGAATAATCCTGGTCAACTAAGTAGTTGTTTTATTGCTGATACAAAAGATAGTATAGAAGAAATATGTAGAACTGATGCTGAGTTTTCAGTTATATTCCAACGCAATGGTGGAGTTGGTACAGATTTAAGTGTAATACGTCCTGCTAAAGATATTGTAGAGACATCAAAAGGTTATGCTGGTGGAGTTATCACATTTATGGAAAAATATGATTTTACAGCAGATAGAATGACGAGATTTAATCCGTCTAGAAAAGGTGCAATAAAAATAAATCTTAAAACCTTTCACCCTCAAATTTTTGACTTTTTACATTGCAAAGATAATAAAGATATTTTAAATAGAATGAACATTAGTATATCATTCACTGATGAATTTATGGAAGCAGTAGTAAGTGATTTAGATTGGAATTTAGAATTTCCAGATTATTCTTTCAGCAAAGAAATATATAATCAAGAGTGGGATGGGAATATTGAAAAATGGAAATCAAAAGGTTATCCAGTTAAAATTTATAAAGTAGTAAAAGCAAGGGATTTATTTAGAGAGTTTTCTGAGTCATCTTGGAAAACAGGTGAGCCAGGCGCGAATTATCAGTCTCGCATGTCGCTTGATAATATGAATCCTCACTTATCAAGTGAAATATATACTAACCCTTGTTCTGAGTTTTCAAATATTCCATATTCATCTTGCAATCTTGGAAGTATTAATCTTTTAAATTGTGTGAAAAATAACAAATTCGACTTTAACAAACTTAAATCTTTAACTTCTAAGGCAATTAGATGGTTAGATAATATGATAAGTGTTAATGTTCTACCACTTAAAAAGATTGATGAAGTTACAAAATTAATAAGGCCAATCGGTCTAGGAATTATGGGATTAGCAGATGCATTTTACATATTGGGAATTAAATATAATTCATTAGAAGGGTACGAATTGGCAGAACTTATAATTAAAACAATGAAGGAAATTGCCGTAACTACATCTATGGAATTAGTAAAAGAAAGAGGAGAATATCCTGCATGGGAAGGAAGCAAATGGGAAGAAATTGGAATTAAAATTCATAATAGTTCTTTGTTGTCTATAGCTCCAACAGGATCTATTTCTTTTATTGCAGGAGTAAGTGGAGGTTGCGAACCAAACTTTGCTTTAACATTTTCAAGACGTACATATGATGGGAATATTTATTATGTAACTAATCCAATATTTGAAAATAAATTAAAAGAACTTGGTATTTATTCTATTGAACTTATGGAGAAAATTGAAAAGAATCATGGAAGTTGCCAAGGAATTTTAGAAATTCCAAAAGATATTCAGGAGATATTCGTTACAGCACATGACCTAACTCCAGAAGAGCATGTAGATATGGTAGAAGTTTTGCAAAAACACGTTGATTTAAGCTTATCAAAAACAGTTAACTTTTCAAGCAACGCTACAGTTGAAGATATTTACAATATATACATATATGCGTGGAGAAAAGGATTAAAGGGACTAAGTGTCTACCGTGATGGTTCAAGAGATAATCAAACATTATCAAGTGGCAATACATTATCAGATGAAATTGCTGAAATAATTGATCGAGGGTATGTTATCAAAGCTCCATCAGTGGCAGATAGTAGAACTTATAAATTTGTTAGTGGATGTGGGAATGCGTATGTTACTGTAACTTGGGATGAAAAAGGCAACATTAATCAAACATTTACTAATAAAGGAAGTAGTGGTACATGTAAAAGCAATCAAGAAGCAGTATCGAGATTGATTTCACTTTCATTACGTGGTGGTATTCCTATTGATAATATTATTGATCAACTAGAAAGTGTGGATATTTGTTCTTCATACACAAATGCTAGAGTTAAAGGAAAACCAGTTAGCAAAGGTGCTAGTTGTCCTCACGCTATTGCTAATATTCTCAAACAAGCAATAAAGGACGTAGATAATAAGTTTGATAATATAGAATTTAAATTAGAAAATAAGATTGGAAAAGAATTAGTAGAAGTAACTGTAATTAATAATTCAAGACTATGCCCCGAATGTAAAGAACCATTAATTAGTGACGGTTCATGTATATGCTGTAAGGCTTGTGGATATAGCAAGTGCTAATAAAAAAATTAAATGAAAAGAGGCAAATTAATATGATGAAGCAACAAGAACAAGTAAAAGAATTTCAGATGGCATTTAATCACCCAATCGCAAATACACCTACATTTATGGATAAAAAGAGAGCAGAAGCAAGAATGAGTTGGGTAATAGAAGAGGTAAATGAATTTTTAGAATCAGATAATGTAATTGATCAAGCAGACGCTTTATGTGACATGCTTTATTTTATTTTAGGAACATCCGTGGAATGCGGTGTGGATTTAGAACCTGTATTTGATATTGTACAAAAAGCAAATATGGCAAAACTTTGGCCTGATGGAAAACCTCATTATAGGGAATTAGATGGCAAAGTTGCAAAACCAGATGGATGGCAAGCACCTGAGCCTCAAATTGAAGCAGAAATTAAAAGACAAATGAAGTGATTATTAAATAAATATGGAGAGATTGAAATACATCTCTCCTACCTTCGCAGAAAGGAGTAACAAAACAAAATGCAAATAATAAACTGGGATGACTACTTCATGTCAGTAGCATACATATCATCATTACGTAGTAAAGATCCAAATACTCAAGTTGGTGCTTGCATAGTGGACACTAACCATCGAATCATATCAACTGGTTATAATGGTATGGTGAATGGATGCAATGATATCGATATGCCTTGGAGAAGATCAAAGGGATTAGATGGAAAATATCTATATGTAGTACATAGTGGAACTCAATGCCATATTACATGCTAGAATAAATTTAGAAGGGTGTAAAATATATGTAACTTTATTTCCATGTAACGAATGTGTTAAAGCTATTATTCAATCTGGAATCAAAGAAATAATATATTTAAATGATAAATATAAAGAAGATGACCAGATAATTTCAGCTAAATTTATGCTTGATATGGTAAATATCAATTATAGACAATTAATATCTGATGTAAATATTAAGATAAATTTTAAAAAAGAAGAGTAGAGGATTAATATATCATGTCATTTTATATTTTAACATTGTCTTTAAAGACTGAAAAATTTCAAGAACATATTTTAAATAAGCATTATGAAAAATATAGAAAGATTTATAATGCTTGTATTGAAGAATTATATAAACGATATAATCATATGCGAGAATCAAAAGAATATCAAAGGAATTGCAAATCAGATAGGATAGATAGAAATAAAGTATTTTATGAATTAGATAAAAGGTTTGGATTAACAGAATATTCTTTACATTATTTTACAAAACCAATGGCGAAATATTTTAATGTTAATGCCATGATAACCCAAGTAATTCATAAAAGAGCTTTTAAATCTTTTCGTTTACTAATGCTACACAAAGCAAAAAAGATTAAATATAAATCTTATGGTGAATTAAATTCTATAGAAGGAAAAACGAGTAAAAAGAGTATAATATTTAGAGATGATAATATATTATTCGCAGGACTTAAAATTCCAGTAATTATTAAAAAAATTGATTATTATAGTCGTATATCATTAAATGATAAAATTAAGTATTGCAGAATTAAGCGTGAAGTAATCAAAGGAAAATATCATTATTATGCTCAGTTTATTATTGAAGGTGTTCCTCCTATAAGAATTGATAAAACTACTGGTGAAATAAAAAATTATGTTAATGACGGGGTTGTAGGTTTAGATATTGGCACTCAAAGTTTAGGTATATGTTCCAAAACAGAAGTTAAATTGCTTGAACTATGTCCTGAAGTACAGGATATTGAGAAACAGAAGAGAATACTACAAAGAAAAATGGATAGATCAAGGCGTTCAACCAATCCTGATAAATACAATGATAACGGAACATATAAAAATAAAAACAATATTAAATGGATTAAATCTAAACACTATATTAAAACCCAAAATGAATTAAAAGAACTATACCGAAAACAAAGAGAAATAAGAAAACATTCTCATAACAAATTGGCAAATTATATTTTATCATTAGGCAATGATATTAAGGTAGAAACTATGGATTTTGTAGAATTACAAGTTAGAAATTCTACTATAAGCAAAAATACTGGAAAAATTATTAAAAATAAAAAGTTTGGAAAATCTTTGGAGAATAAAGCACCAGCTATGCTTTTAACAATTTTGGATACTAAATTAAAATGGTCAAATACACAATTAAATAAAGTAAATACATATAAGGTTAAAGCTAGTCAATATAATCATATAAAGAATACTTATATTAAAAAGAATTTAAATGAGAGGTGGAACAATTTTGGAGAGTTTAAAATTCAAAGAGACTTATACTCGGAATTTTTAATTATGAATGTAAATGATGATTTAGAAACTATTAATAGAGACTTGTGTTTTGAGAAGTTTCAGGAATTTAAAATATTGCACGATATTGAAATTGATAGATTAAGAGGTTTAAAGGAAAATAAAATAATCAAAATTTTAATTTAAAATGAACCAAGTCTAGAATCGGACTTGATGCTATCGTTAATTATTTCATTAGAGATATTGATAGTGAAAGTCTTATGGAAAATGATTAGTGTTTATATGTGTAATTTATAGATGAGTATAATGCCTATAAATGAGAGTATAAAAGAAATTCATGAGTACATAAGAACCTGCATTCGTGTAGAGGTTCGTAACGGGATGCCTAATGAAATAGATAAAATATTAGGCAATTTTAATACTAAAATTGCAATAAAATTAAATATTGAGGAGTGATATAATAATTGAATTTACTAGAAAAAATCCATTCCAAAACAGACAACACAATTAAATATATATTCATGACACAAGACAATCTAATCATTGAACTATCTTACATAAATAAAAATGATGGTAAAGATATTATCTGTGTTCCTTCACAAACTTCTTGTAAAATGAAGTGTAAATTCTGCCATATTACTGATGCTACAGATAAATTAATCAATCGAAATCTAACATCACAAGAAATTAAAGATAGCATAGATAATGTTTATAACGACCTAAATTTATCACTCAATCCCAAACCATTACTAATATCTTATATGGGATGTGGTGAACCACTATTAAACTATAAACAAGTAAAAGATAGCATGTTATTACTTAGAAATGAATATCAAACCACAAAAGTTCCATTAATTAGATTTGCAATAGCAACATCATTACCTGATTTTGCATGGATAAACTTCTTTAATTTAACTAATGAAATACATAAAGAAAAACTACCCGTAAAAATTCATTTGTCTCTACATTATACTATGGATTCTTTACGAAAAGATTGGATGCCTAATTCCTTATCAATTTTACCATCATTGATTGCATTAGAATATTACAAGAAAATTACTAAAAATTCTGTAGAAATTCACTATACTTTGATTAACGGAGTTAATGATACTGAACGAGATGCAATTAGATTGAGTGAGTTTTTAAAATATCGAGATATTCCAGTTAAATTCTTATTCTACAATGAAAAACCAAGTATTGAATTTCATGCGAGTTCAAAAGAAAAATTGAATATATTTAAGAGATATTTTGATAAGTATAATATTGAATATGAGTATTATATCCCTCCAGGTCTTGATGTAGGAGCTAGTTGTGGTCAGTTTTTAATGGATTATTATTTGAAATATAATCTGGTTAAGAGTAATTAAATAAACATTTTAAACTATTATAAAAGAAATAAAGGAGAATGAAATTAATGAAAACATTAAATCCACAAAAATCAGAAGAATTATGGAATGAAATTAAAAACATTGAATATCTTGTTTCAAAATTAGGTGGTTGTGTACAAAATCCAGACTTTGTAAATGAAGAAATTGCACAAGAAAATTATGAGATGTTTTACAATGACTATCGAAAAGTAACTAGTAAATTAGTAAAGCTAAGAGAAGATATATTCTTATTACATGATGAAATCATTGGTGATTAAAAGGGATGCTATACAAAATTAGAAAGAAGGAATACAATAATGTTAAAAAATAAATACTCTCTCGATAATATTTCCATTGAACCAAACTATACTGACAAATGGACTCACGATGCTCCTAAAGATATTGATTTTATTATGCTAAATGAAGTAGAAGGAGATAATTGTCTTAGTTTTGATTTACAACAAGCAAAATTTATTAGAGATTCATTAAATGAAATAATTACATATTATGAAAACATTCCATCTGTAAACCAATTTGTAGAAGTAACCACTGGTATCTTTAAAGGGTATTTCGGTACAATATTTGACATTGATTCTTGTGATTCTAAAAGACCATTAGCAATAAGATTAGATGATAATCCTAATTTTAATGATTGTACTTGTTTTGTGGGTTTTGATGATATTAAGAAATTAAGTAAATAGAAAGGAGTGACCACTATCCAAACATCATACTACGCAAAATATAAAGGAGAAAATGCTGTATCAATTGCATTAAGCAAGCCACAATGGTACAAAAATTGTAGAGAATACAAAAAACTTGCTCCAAGTTGGGAATTACTAAACAAATACAAAAAAGATAAAGATGTGATATATTACATAGAACATTATTATAAAGATGTTTTAGACAAACTTGATCCACAACAAGTATATAAAGAATTAGGTGAAAATGCAGTATTGCTTTGTTGGGAGAAAAGTTCTGACTTCTGCCACAGACATATCGTTGCCAAGTGGTTAGAAGAGAAATTAGGAATTGAAATGGAGGAAATAAAATGAGCCAAAATGATTGGGAAGTTTATGCACCATTACTTAAAAAATTAGAACAATCTCCAAAAGTAGAAAGAATGCAAACTCAACCAGTAGAAATTCCGATTAAAGTAAAATATAAAAACTATCAAGGAATAACATCAATCAGAAATATTATTCCTCAACAAGTGCATTACGGCAGTACAGATTATCACAAAGAAAATCAATGGTTAATGGATGTATTTGATGTGGATAAAGATGCTCCAAGAACATATGCAATGATGGATATTATTGAATTTATTAAGGAGGATTAAATTAATGACAGGCAAAGATAAGTTAATCGACTATATACAATTAGAACCTAATTCTCAATTATATAAATTAATTGGAGTATGCCCAAGTCATATAAATTTAAATGAAAATAAGCACAATAAATGTGGCGAAGGAGAAGACAAATGTTCTGAATGTTGGAAATTAGCACTGGATGAGGAATTTTAAATGGAAGATAAATTATTATCTCTGAAAAAACAATTTTGTAATTATTATTGTCCTAATAAATCAACAGGAATTAAAGATTATGATGAAGAGATTTTAGATAAGCAATTTGTTTGTAAAATTTGTCAGATTTCAGATTACATAACCTTTATCAGAGATGAACTATAACTAAATAAACATAAAATAAAATATCAGAAGGGATATGAAATTATGGCAAAAAATATAATAGTTTATGGTTCAACAGTAGAAAAATCATTTAATAAACTTCAAGAATTGCTAGACAATATGAATCCAAATGATATTAAGAAAGTTACAAAAACATCTCCTAATGTTGGTATATTTATTATTGAACTAAATAATGGAGATTATTATAAAGCAATAAGCGCAAGTAATAGTGCTAGAGGGTATAAATGGCAATACGCCTATATAGACAGAGATATAAATCAAGAATCACTTGATCATTCTGTATTTTATAATTTCATACCTGAGTATGGTACTGAGGACTATTGGAATTATGATAGAAATTTTAAAGATTATTATGAGTGGTATTAAATAATAAATAAGATAAAATAAATGACAATGTAAGGAGTGATATAATATGGAATCTTGGAAACATTGTGCTAAAACTTGGTATTCTATTGATATTTCATTACCAATGAAAAATATTAAATCTGTTTCTATTGTAAAATGTAAAATAAATGATGAAGGTTATTTGTTTAATATTCCTGATAAAGTAAATCCAAATATAACTCCAGAAATGATTAAGAATGGAAAATGGTATGTTTATATTTGGTCTGATTAAATTACATAAGTTAATGATTTTATGCTAATTAAGAAAGGAAGATAAAAAATGTTTAATGGAACTATAGAAATGAACAATGATTATCATGCTATGAGATCAATTGACTCTATTTTTACTATAATGGAAAACTTTAGAAAGAAGTTTGGTCTAGAAATTCTAGATATTAAAAGAGAAACTGAGGCAAAGTTAGACAAATTTATATTCGAATTATCACAAACAACAGTTACTTTTTCTTTTGCTTCATTTAATCGAAAGTGTGAAATTATTACATATGATGAATTAGATAAATTTTGTGAAAGATATAATTATCTAAATTACTATTTAACTGATTTTGATTTTAAAGTTGATGATGAAATTTATTACAATCATAAGATGGGAATTGTTACAGAAATTATAGATGATAATTATATTAGTGTAATATTAAATGGAAATGAATCATCTAAAAAAGAATATAAGTGTTGGGGAATGAGATTAAATTAAGGAGTTGATTAAGTGAAACTCAGAGATTTAATTATTGAATTAGAAAAACTAGACCTTCAGGGCAAAGGAGATTATGAAGTTAAGGTTGTGTTTTGGAGTAATGAAGCAATTGTAGAAGATGTTTTATATAGTGATGCTTCTAAAGAAATAATACTTTAAAGAACCTATTTGAAAGGAGTTATATATATGAAATCAGATATATTTAAAATCAAGGAAGAAAATCAAAAGTTAAAAGAAAAAATTAGAATGTTAGAATCAGAGTTAAATATGTATAGAAAAACATTTGAAAACATCAAAAATATATTTAACAAATCAGACAAAAATGAATTAAAAACTAGTTTGAAAGTTATCAAATAAATCTATACTCCCTGAAAAGATAAATTTTAATGGAAAGGAATAAAAACACATGATCATAAATCAAGAACAATGGATTCTACAAGCAATGGATAAATTCAACTTCAAATTAGTAGAAGAATTCATGAATGAATACAAACTATCTGAACTTGATGCCAGAAGGGGTTTAGCAGAAATATATTATAAAAATGAATTTGAAGTTGTTTAATCTTTAATTATTATCAATAAAGGAGGAAATACTCATAGATATTCTACTCTACAACTCCAAAGACGAAATAGTGACCGCATACACCTCTAACAATCCTAATTACCAAAACAATGATCAAATCACTATCAAAGGAAGCAATAAAAACTACAAAGTAGTTGATATCAATAAGTATCATGTTATGGGAAGAGAACAGCATGTAGCATTGGAATTAAAAGTTATTAAATAAATCATAAGTAATAAATCATAAAATAATATAGAAGAAAGGGTGTGAATATTATGGATAAAGACGAACGTGTTACCTGTACAGATTGTGTTAATTGGGATAAATTAAAAAAGAGGTTAGAAAACTACTTTAGTTGTAATACTGCACTATGTTTTCGATGTCCTTGTAATAATTGTAGTTGCTATGATCCCACCAGTACCAGAAGATTTGAACATAGGCCAATGTTTGTAAGAAAAGATTGATGTTGTTACATAAACATAAATTTTCAAAACGAAGTGAAATAAGCAATAGAAAAATACAGTTATTATTTCATTTTGTTAATATTTATGAAATAAATAAATAAAAGGAGTGTAATTAATATGAGAAATCATGTAAATATATTAAATAAAGAAATTTTAACAAATGAGGAATTATCTCAAAAACATTATGAAAGAATGATGGAATTCTTGATTGCAGATTTTGAAGGTAAAGATTTTAACGAATGCGATGTAATTCTTAGACAGATTATTAAGGTTGCTTATGATCTATTAAATGAACCTGATGTTATGAAGTAGAAATGATTTGTGAGCGACAGAATGGCATGTAGGTTGATTTAGAAATTTGTTATGGTGGAATTGTTTATGCATGTTTATGAAGGCTGAGACAAGGCAAATTAGAGGAGGAATATATTATGAAAGAATTTGATTTAGAATGGTTTAATTCAAAAACATTGAATAAACAAATATCTATTGAATCAGTACATACGGAAGATGGTCTACTTGGAATAAAACTTTTTGATCTAATTGTAAATGATTGTGCATTAGAATCAGCAAAATATTGGAATGGTTATTTACTTAAAATTAATGATGGAAGTATAAATATTTATTTTAGTGAATGTGAGCAAAGTAAGGCTGAAGAATGTAGCCATGTATTACAAATGTTTAGAGAAGGAGAATTGGTGGCAGATATTTTATTACCAGATGGAGATTGTTGGGATGATAGGGAAGTAGGGTTTGTTCAGTATTGATTATTAAATTGACTTTGTGTATAAAGTAATATATAATATTATTAGTTGGAATACATATAAAATAAATTGTAGAGGAGGTGAAAATTATAGCAAAGGGAAAATCATTGTTATCACAAACATCAAGTAAACCTAAGAAAGAAAATAAATATGGCGAAGTATCATCTATAGTAAAAGAATATGAATTTAATGTAGATGATAGAGTTGTATTTTTAGGATTGGTTAGTGACTATAGATGTTTAGAATGTACTGTTGTGAAAAGAACTATGAAAAAGAAGACAACAGATTATTATGTTGTAAAATTCGATGACGGAAAGATTATTGAATCTGTTGTTTATGGGTTTTTAAGAACTCCTGAACAATATGAATTGGAGTTAGAAGAGCAAAAAAATAAAAAAGAGGATGGTCATAGTGATTTACCTGAAATTGAGTTAGAAATGATTAAACAAGGGATAGAGAGTCATAAGAACTATCACTCTTGTCTATCGCCATTAAATTTCCACCATATGGATTGTGATTCCTGTACTTATAAGTCAAAATGTGTATATGAGAATAAATTTGACTATAAAAAAGCAAAGTATAATTAAGAGAGGAAGATTATATGCAAGTAACATTATTAAATCCAGATCAAATTAAAAACATCTTTAAATCATGGGGAGAATTCGCAGCTACTTGCTACGACACACCACAAGAATTTGCTGAAAAAGTAGGGAATTCATGCTATCAAGATGAACATTATAGTGGCAGTAGAACTGAATATATTAAGTTCAAAATTGAAGGTGTAGATAGAGGTGTGAGCGAGCAAGTTATGCGTCATGAAATTGGTGTCAGATATAATTTTATTGACGATAATACATATGATGAAAATCCAATGAATATTGTAAAGAATCTTAAATCTTTTAGATATGTTGATATGGAGAATTTTGATTATACAATTCCTAAAACAATTGAAAGTATTCCTGAAGCATTAAATAAATATAATAAATTAATGGAGTATATAAATACAGAAAGAATTCAAATTAAAGATATTCTAGTAAAAAATAATATCAATGAAAAACAAGCAATAGAAGATGCAAATTATTCTCTACCAAGAGCTACAAATACTTCACTTGTTATTGCTTTTACATTGGAAGCATTTATTCATTATCTACATAAAAGATTATGTACAAGAACACAATATTTTCATAGACAAATTGCAAAATTAATGAGAAATTCTGTATTAGAAATATTGCCTCAAGTAAAAGATAGATTAGTGGCACAATGTGAATACTTATTATGGTGTCCAGAGGGTAATAGGTGTTGTGGTAAATATCCTACTAAGGAAATGTTATTGAAAGGAGAATAAATAAGTGGATATAATAATTTTTGGTCAAATGGGTGCAGGTAAAAGCACTGTAGCAAATTACTTAAGAGATAAATATGGTTACTCTAAATTCTCTCTTGGTGCAAAAATTCACTCTGAATGTGAACTATATAATAAACACGATAGGCAACATATGCAAAAATATGGACAAATGATGCGAGAAATATTTGGAATTAATATTTGGTGTGATTATGTTAAAAATCAAAGCACCAATACAGATAAAGTAGTTATTGATGACGCTAGACAACTTAATGAATATGATTATTTTGAAGGTTTTGGGTATCTAACAGTAGCAGTTATAGCAGACGACAACAAAAGAATAGAAAGACTTAATAAAAGAGTTAATTATGTAATTGATCCTAATACTTTTAATCACGAAACAGAAGTTCAGGCTAGAGCATGTATTAATAAGTGCAAAATAACTATATATAATAATTCGGATGATTTAAAAGAATTAATAGAAGCAATTGAATTCAAATTAGGTGAATATTTAGGAGGTAAAATTTAAATGTATACATATCTTGCTGGAGCATTAACCGTACATCATAGAAACAATGAATTCTATAAGGCTACAGATTGGAGGGATAAATTAGGTGCTTGGGCCTATGAAAATTCAGTAAAAGTATTTAATCCTTGTATTAATTTTCTAAGAGAAATTAATCATACATACGATCCTAAAATTGTGGTTGACCAAAACAATTACTATATTAATAAATGTGACATCTGTATTGTGTGTCTAGATGCTATAGATTATAGCCCTGGTACTATCTTTGAACTAACTAGATTTAGAGAACTAGGAAAGCCTGTCATTGCCTTTGGAGTTAAACATTGGAGCCCTCATATCAATAGTTGTATTTCAAATCAATGTGAGACACTTGATGACGCTATTGAACTAATTGAAAATATGTTTGATCAGGGTAGTTGGGATTAATACAATACAATAATAAATAAAATACAAACACAAAGGAGATAAGATAAACTATGACATATTACTCAGATATAATTTGTAACCTGTGTCCAAGAATTGAGTCATGTGAATTTCCATGTAATAAATATACTGATTATATGCACAACCAATCATTAAAAAATAATAATATTAGCGAGAGATATGAAGATATACATAGTGAATCAATTACAAAAATTTCATATGAATGTGATGACATTGAAAATTTTATGGAATTTAGCGTTGGAGATCCAGAATATTTACAAATTTGCAATGGTTTAATTTCTCCAATTCAAGCAATAGATTTTAGTAAATTGCGTCAATATATGATTGAAAAGAATGAAGAATATTCTAAAGATTATGGGTTGTGTGAAACTTGTCATAGTGAATTACAAGAAATTAAGGAGTCAAGAGGGGAACACTTTGGTAGAGAAAGTTTTGAAAGAATAATGATTTGTACTCGTTGTGGAGAATAATATATAAATTTTAAATTAAGAAAGAAGGAATTAACAATGGCAAAGATTAAACAATTCTGTAATAAAAACAAAAACAATAAGAATATTAAATATCAAGTGAGATTTGGAGTTAATCTATTTGAAGAAGGCAAATCGGGAGTATTTGGAAAACCTACATTTCTTAAAACAATTGAGGAAGCAAAGAAAGAAGTATTTGAGACATATAATACTGCAATTAAAGATATGTTTCCTGATGCAGAATGTGGTGAATTAATTATGGTTAGTGATTTAAAATGCGATTGTGGATGTAATTATGAATCTGCTAAGTATGAGGATGGGACTGAGTTGATTGGTAGGATGGAGATAGAATTTGAGGGAGGAGAAGGGTATGTTGAGATTGTGAAGGGATGATTAACAAATATAATAATATAATGTTTTAATAAGTTAAGGATGCTGAATGGCATCCTTCTTTAAAATTTCTAAATTAATAAATAATATTTGTTTGACATATAATATAATTTATGATATAATATTAGTGGGTAGGTTTAATATTTATAGAAGGAGGGTTAGATATGTTAATTAGTAAAACAGTAATAATTAAATGGCATAATAAGACTAAAAAATGGTATGAGAATAAAGGTTACATATATACTCACAATGGTGACGAATTTGAAGTTAAAGTGGAAGATTTACAAGATGGATCTCACGCATTGGTAGATGTGCAATGTGACGAATGTGGAGAAATATTAAAGGGAAAGAAATGGCAAAGTTACAAAAGACACGTGAAAGAAGATGGTAAATATTATTGTAGTCCATGTGCATCACGATTATATGGGGGAGAAATAACCAGGAAAATAAAACTGTCAAAAAGTAAATCATTTAAACAATGGTGCTACTTGAATCTTTCAAAAGAATTAGCAATATGGACGTTATCTAGATGGGATTATGAATTAAATATCGATAAAGATGGTAACGTAATATTGCCTGATGATGTAAGTTACGGTTCTGACAAAGGGTATTGGTTTAAATGTCTTGATCGTCCTGAACATGGATCAGAATTAAAGAGCATTCATAGTTTTACAAATGGTCGAGAAAAAAGTATTAATTGCATTAAATGCAATTCAATTTCAATTACACATCCATTGGCTGTTAAATATTTGGCGAATCCAGAAGACGCATTAAAATATTCTCATAGTTCAATGGTTGAAGTTATTACAAAATGCCCAGAATGTGGTCATGAAAAATCAATGGATATTAACCGTTTAATAAATAAGGGGTTTAGTTGTTCTGTTTGCTCATCTGGGTATTACCCAGAAAAATTTGTATTTAACATGTTAAAACAATTAAATACAAATTTTCAAACACAATTATCTAAAAAAACATTTAAATGGTGCGATAAATATAAATATGACAACTACATAAATAAAATAAATTGTATTATAGAAACTCACGGGATTCAACACTATGAAGATTCTACTGGTAATTGGATGAAATTGTGTGAAGTCCAAAAAAATGACAGGAATAAAGAGGAATTGGCTAAAAACAACGATATTGAAAATTACATTGTAATTGATTGTCGTAAGTCAGATATGGAATGGATTAAAAAAAGTATTATGAATTCTGAATTACCCAAGTTGTTAGATTTTAAAGATGATGATGTAAATTGGCTAGAATGTCATGAGTATGGTTGTAAAAGCTCTGTAAAATTAGTTTGTATTGAGTGGCATGGCGAAGTTAATAATATTTTAAATATAGAAAATAAATTAAAAATAAGTAGAAGTGCGGTAATAAATTACTTGAAACAAGGAACTAAACTAGGATGGTGTATACCTCCCTACAATCCCAAGCAAGAACAAGAAAAAAGAATTGAATTAATGAAAAAGAAAATTAGTAAAAAGGTAATATGCTTAACTACAAAGGAGATATTTAATAGTATATCGGAAGCGACAATAAAAAATAATTTACGCAATAGTAGTGGTATATCTCAATGCTGTTTAAACAAAAGGAAATCATCTGGAAAACATTTAGAAACAAATGAACCGTTAAGATGGATGTATCATGATGAGTATTTAGAAACACAAAATCAAGAACTTCTCCCATTACAATAATGATAATTAAAGTAAGCACTTTCTCCGGAAACAAAATCTCTAAGTATTTTCTTTACAAAACCAAAAGGATTCTTAATATGGAATTTTGCATTGAATAATGTATCTAAAGCACTTTTTAATTGATCTGCATTAGCATTGACCTCTCTTAATATTTTAGTTACAGTAATTGCAAAATCTGAATCTGGGTCTATCCGAGAATCTCCAAGAGTTTTTATGATAGACCAATCATTTTCTTGATTCCAAAATTCTTCTTTTACAGGTTCATTTTCTGATTTAACCATACATACATCTTTAAATATTGTTGTATTAGGTGTAATGATAGGGACATCTAGGGAAACTTCTTGGACATCTTGTCTTTTTTTATCCACAGGTTTAGAGGGGATAGGAACACCTAATAATTTATACAAAACATCTAAATCAATTCTATAGGATTTTCCATGATACCAATCTTTAGATTCAAATTGTTTAGATATTAAAACTTTCTTATTCTCTAAATCTTTAATTGCTCTTTGAATTGTCTTAGTAGATTTGTTAAGTTCTAAGGCCCACTGATCTACTGTCTTATAAACCCATAAGAAACCATCTCTATACTTGGTTGCTCTATTCATCCAATACTTCAAACGCGACAATAATTCTGCTTGGGTCTGCCCAAAAACATTAACAACAGTAGGTTGAACAACAATTGGTAATTCATTTTCTAAAATAAGATCCATCTGATTAAAACCTTCTTTCAGCATTTTTCGAATAGCAATGCTGAAGACTGTTTACAAATTTTTAAAATCATGCTAAAATGACTTAAAGAATTTAATACGAGTCTTCGTGGTCTCCTACTAGATGTTGTGTCGGCAAAACTTAGCATCTAATAGGAGATTTTTCATTACCTATTCAATTTGATTAATATTAACTCAATAAAAAAGTTAGTAGCACGTACATCTCTGCACCAACTACTAACTTTGAAATCCTTAATCTAATTTATTATCCAAAGACTTGATTTTCTCACAGTCTTTGTTTATAATAATCTCAAGAACTTAAAGCTTAATGTTGGTTCAGAACATTTTGCTAGAAAACACTTGATCTTTGCAAGAGGTCAGGTGTTTTTGAATTTATTGAGTTAATTTGATTTTTGATTTGTTAGAGTTATATATTCGACAGGTTGATACAATTCTCCTTCTAAGAAGAAAAATTATCCACAGGTAATAGTATATATCATAATTTCCTTTGTGGATAGATAGTCTTCGACAAAATTTATCCACATGTTGATAAGTGTTCAGGTCGGACAATAAAACAAAAAATAAGCCACACTCAGATACAATTAAGTATTCTGGTGTGGCTTATAACTATTTCCTATTAGATTCAATCATATCTGCTAAAAGTTGCACTCTTTTACTTGCTTCTTTCTTTCCTATACTCTGTTCCCATTCATCATAGGTAGTATTATCTAAATCTAATCCCATTATTTTTCTAAACATTTCATGGAGACATTCTGTTAATAAACCACTAACATCTCGATCTGTTTTTTCGGCTACTTCAAACAATACCTTCATTTCTAAACTATCAGCAGATAACATAAATTCAGGAAAATCATTGTTTTCGCAATGTACAGGTATGAATTTATACGGTCTACTTTTTAAATCCACTTACTTCAACTCCTTTATATAAAATATATTAGCATTGAATATCCTTAAAGTCCACATGCTTTCACCTAACATTCACTGGCAACCATATTTTCTCCTTAACCTCTATTCTTTCAATTTCTCTTTTCATCTCATTAATCCTATTATCGCATTCATCTTTCATTTCTTGTCTCATTACCCTTAATTCCAATACATGACTTTCTCTCAATTCACTAATTTCCTTAATTCTATCTTGTTTTAACTCAACTAATTGTCCTTCTAAAAACACCGATCTATTCTCTGATTCTTTTAATTGAAGTTGCAAATATTTATTAGAGTCTTCCATCTCGCCGATAGAAAGTTCCAATTCATCTACCGACCCAATTCTTTTCTTCATCTCATCATTTTCTAATCTTAATGTTTCTATTAAATAATTTGAGTTATTATGTCCGGCCTCTAATTCAATATTCCTTTTGGATAAAGTCTCCGACTTATCTTCTGCTTCTTTTTTAGCTTTATCAGAATCTTTTTTGCTATTTTCAGCAATATCAATTCTTTCTCTTAGAGAATCTAAAGTGGTTTTAAAATCATTTGTTAATGTTTGAACTGTCTCCATATGGAATCTTTTCTGATCAGCTTCACTCCTGGTAATCTCAGTAAACATTTGAACTATGCGTTCTACATGCTCTTTCATTTTCAACATGTTTGGAGTTATAAGTTCGGATATTCCACCCGATTCTGATTCTAATTGATCTTTCTTTAATCTGATTACATCAAGCAATAAGTCTTTTGATGTTAAACCTGTGCGGGTTTGAAGTGAGGCCCATTCATTTTTACCATCTTCGTTGTCTAATCTGATTGAAAGGGAGGATGGAGATGGTTTTCTAGTATCTTCTGATTCATTCATGATTTGGTGCCTCCTTTGAGATTATGATAATGTATACATTTTAGGTAGTTATAATGGTACGTATACACATGTATACACGTAAACTTTTGTATACATTGATTATAGCATAAAATGGTAAGGTGAGCAAGATGTATAAAAATGTGTTGCAAAGTATGGGGTATGACTATATAATATCCATAAAGGTAAATACCCCATACTTTATAGTGGGGTATAATATGAAGGAGGAATATTTATGGCAATTCAGATCATTCCAATCGACTGTGGACGCAACACTGTAAAGTTATTAAACAATCAATCATTTAGATCTGTGGTTGGAGATTGGCATCATAGGGAAATATCTGATAATGAAGAATATGAAGTAATTATCAACGACAAAGAAAAACATTTTGTAGGACAATTGGCACTCGATGAGTCGTTTGCCCCAATCGAGATGAGTACAACATCAAAGATTCATGAACAGACAAGAGTGCTTTTTTTAACTGGGGTCGGCCTATCCTTAGAGGAAGATGACAGTGATTTATATATTTGCACAGGTGTACCAGTTGATCAGTTCAATGCCACAACAAAATCTGCATTGGAAAATTTATTATTTGGCAAATACGATATTCAAATTAATGGGGAACATAAAAAATTCTGTATAAACAATCTAAATATTATACCTGAATCTGTTGCCAGCTTTCAATATGCATTATCGAAAGATGAAAATTTATCAATTGGTAAGAAAAGAATAATTGACTTAGGAAGTTTAACCGTGAATTATAGTTCTATGAACGGTAGTAAGTTTGTCACAAGAGATTCTGGAACACTGGCTTTCGGTTCCATTAAACTAAAAGGGAATCAAATTGATAATTCTCAATATGTTGGAAAGATTGTAGCTGAACTTAGTCAGAGATTCACAGACTACGAAATCTCTGATCGAGTTTTATTAACTGGTGGAGGAGCATTGCAATTTGGTGATTTATTTAAGAAATATTATCCTAATTGCTCAGTTTTAGATAATTGTGTCTATGCTAATGTAGAAGGTTATCACAGGATGGGCGTGAAAAAATGGGCAAAAGCACAGGCGAACTCACAGGTCGAGTAAAAAGAAAAGGTGTTTATTTTAATTTAGACGATGAAGATGAATTATTACTTTATGAAAAGGCAAACGAGATTAGAAATTTTAGTAAATGGGTTAAGAAGCAATTAGTTAATGATGGGGTCGTAGTTAAAGAGGGAATAAAAGAGACTGTAGTAGAGCATATTAAGGTTGAAAGAAGGAGAGTAGAAAAGGATGAACTTGACGATATGATGATTTAAAGACATAACTGTAATAGTTGTGTCTTCTTTTTGTTTAGATAGTATGTAGGAATATAAGGGGTAATGTTTGTGGTAATGGGATAGTATGTAGGAAAATTTATAGGAGAGTATGGGGTATGAAATTAGTCCTGAGAAATCAGGGCTTATTCTTTTCCCATTTATTACATTTACTAAAAGTGTAATATTGTACAATCCCTACTCAATAAAGATTAAACATATCATCATTAATCACAATCTATCAAAGGAGGATGCAACATTGATTACCGATAAACTCAATAAATCAGAGATTAAAGTTCTTCAAGTTCTTCAAGAATCAAATATCACTAATGATATGAATGCTATGAAAATATCAACATTGTCAGAGAAAACTGGATTAAGTTATTTCATTGTAAGAAATATTATCAAGAGTTTTTATATTGCTGGTATCTGTACAAAAGGACGGAAAGAGGGGAATGGAGAGACATTTTATTTAAGTGAATTATATCAAGAAATTAAGGGAGGAATTATTAATGAGTAAATTATACACAATCCTAAAACCAAGTAATTCTATCTATAAGAAAACACAAAAGCGACTTCAAACTGTAACTTTTAATTGTGAAATATGTGCAATTAAATATCCTACGTTTACCGAAAAATCTATTATCACAAAAGATATTGATTCTGAACTTATTCATGTTTTAAATTATTGTCCTAAATGTTTACAGAGATTCCCCATTCAATTTAATTTAAATGATAATAGTGTTTCTATAGCATGGCCTAGTTGGGATGGTAAGGATGAAGATGGAATTTATCCGAGGAGAATGGAGGGTTAGAGGTTAGATTAAGGGAGGAATCATAATGCAAGCATATTTTACTAAATTTGATAATGATTCTAATTGGGTTAAGGGTGAAGTCGGTAGATTTAGATTTGATGCTAAACTATACAACACTCCATCTAGATTAGGTATTGATGGTGGAAGGGTTAGTGCGTTAGCAATATTTGAAGGAGAACAGTTTAATCATAATAATTGCGAAGTTCATTATAATCGTGGATGGGACATTGAACCAAATGAGGATATGATGGATTATTTTGATGCTGTAATGGATTTATTGGAGAATAGTGAGGAAAGGGATTTGGATGAGTAATGATATTTACCTTAAAGTATTGGACTTAGCAGGTTACGAATTAGAATATGGTATTTCATTAGAGACTCAAGTTAGGAATTTGTTTATTGATATGGTAGATGGTGGAATGTATTCAGATGTAAGGAATAAAGAGGAAGTAGATGATTTTATTGAGGAAATTGGAATTGATGGAGTGGTTAAGATGTTGGTTAGAAGTATGGAGGGTTATAGGGAGTTTAAGGTTAAGTATGGTTAAGGAGTTAAATTAGTATGAAAAAAACAAAAGGAAAACTAATTCCCAAACTAAGCAAAAAACTATTATTTTCGCTTTTATTATTAACTTTATTGTCAATACCTCATCCTGCCTCAGCTAAAGGAGAATTGACCACAGAAGAAGCAAAAAGCATTTTAAACATTATTATTAATAAAACTTATATATTGCTTACTTCTTCCTCTAATTATATCTATCCAGTAGATGGAATAATCTCAAGTCCTTATGGCACAAGAGAGTCTTCATTAGATGGATTTCATTATGGAATTGATATTGCGGTAGTAGAAAATACCCCTGTTCATGCTTCAAATTTTGGCATAGTAATTAAAGCAGAATTTAATGAAATGATTGGAAATGTTGTGTATATCAATCATTCTGATGGAAAACAGACTGTGTACGCTCACAACAATAAATTATTAGTCAATGTTGGAGATAAAGTAAATCAAAATGATGTAATTGCTTTTTCTGGAAATACAGGATTACTGTCCAGAGGACCACATGTACATTTTGAAATTCGTACTAATAATGGAACTAATTCATTAAATCCAATGAATTATTTACCTGCAAAACAAAATAAACCCCTCAAATGAGGGGATGAAATGGAGCATATGATTAATTATTGAACTAATTTTCCTAATTGCTGTACTATATCAACTAATTCGTATGCTCCATATCCCATTAATCCTACTCCAATTACTGTTCCAAATATTAAAAACATAAATTTTCACTCCTTTAAATCATATTTTAATGACTATATTGTTACCAAACTATATGTCGAATATACATGAATTAATGTAAATTTTAAGACAAGAACCCTATATTAACCCCCTATGTTAAGTATAGTACACTCTAAATCCTACAGCCCTTTAATACCAATGGTCTTAGAATTGAAAATGTGGGGTCTTCTTATATAAGGAGGCAAGATTTGCCGACTGTTTTAAATTTCAAAGGAGGTTGTTTACATTGAATGAATTTTTAAGTTGGTCAACAAAGATTTGTTTGGCTATGACTGCTCTTGGTGGAGGATTGGCTATGCTCATGATAGTATGGTCTGGGATTATGGATATAATTGGAAATGGGCAATGGAAGGCACAAGCCAAGGAATTAAAGGAATCGGTAATTAGAGGATGTATTACTATAATCGTTGGGCCTTGGGTTATAAAAATTCTTTGGACTATACTCAAAGGAATTTTTCCAACACTTCCTACATTTTAATTATTGCAATTCTAAAGGGGATGATCATAATGCTTACAGTTGGAGAAGTTGGAGACGCAATTATTGATTTATTTATTAAACCACCATCTCCTGAAACTGTTGATAAAGTAAATGGGGCATTATTTGATGTCCCTACTCCAGAAACGATAGAGAGTGTCAATAATGTTTTATTTAATGCGCCTACACCACATGATATTTCTACGGTTAATGGGAGATTAGAACATTTTATTACTGATTCATTAGTACAAAACTTTGCACAATTATTTCTTCATACACCTAATGTACTATTAGAAAATCCAACAATATTAGTTTTACACTCATTCTTTTTAAAAATAATTATTGCTTTTTCATTCGCAGGAATAGTATATTTTGGAATTATGCAAGTCATGAACAAAAGTAGTAAATATCAGACAAATGAATATATTGTAAAAATAGCTCAATCGATGGTAATTATAAATATAGTAATTATAGCACTACCAACACTAATAGAAACAACAAACAAATTAACTATAGCAATTCTTTCAATAGGTGGAACAGAAGCAGAGATGATAAAGGCTCTAACTCCTCAGTACGGTTTAGGCTTAATCATATTCACACTAATATTTGCTTTAATACTAATCAATCTAATATGGTATTACTTTATGAGAATGATTTCTATTATGTTTTTAGTTGCTACAGCACCCATATTCTTTTTTCTATGGTTATTTCCTAAACATCAAAATATGAGACAAATATGGATTGATGAGCTATTGGATAACTTACAAGCACCTATTATTCATGCGATTATTATGGTCATTTGGTTAGGTTTTGAGTCATCTATTTCAAAATCAAATCACGGAGGACTTTATCACATTATGCTTTGTATAGCAGCAGGTTCATTTATGATTCAAGCACCTAGTTATGTGCAACAATGGATTAGTTATGGACACCAAGCACCTACTCCTATTCAAATGTTCAAAGAAATTAAGTATGGATTAAGTCCTAGAAAACTTATCGGTTATGGAGGATTTGGAAGAATGGGAGGAAACATGTTTAGAGGAAGAGGAACTACAAGAAGGAGGTAATTTAATGTTTAATAATGAGATGTTTGAAACTAATCAAATCATTGAAATGAAGGATGAAATATTCTATGGACTTACAGGCAAACAAACAATTTATTTAATATCTGGGATAGTTTTAAGTTTATCTATATTTAATACTGCATTACCTATTATTGCAAAACTATTCATTCTACCAAATATCGGTATTCCTACTGCAATTCTAGTTAAAACTGATATTGATCAAGGAATAGTTTCTTTCTTCAAATTTAAGTGGAGAGGGGTGACAAAACAAAATGTTACAATACAATCTTTACCCAAAAGCAAATTATCTTTTAGCAACAAAAGAAGAACAAACACTACTCCGATCCAAGTTTAAATATCTATTAAATTCTCTAAATGAACCGTCTAGAATCATTTGTAGAACTGACTCAAATAAATTGAATAAAGACACACAAATCAATGAATCAATTTATCATTTAATAACTAATGCTGATATTTATGAGAATTTAAGTAATTCTGGAATAGATTATACTCAAAATAAATGTCCTACATCAAATATTCAAGTAAAAGAACATCGAAAATATATTGCTATTACTGAAAACAATGAAAAATATTTTGCTAAATCAATCAAGGTTATCCAATTTCCACAAATGCTTTCTACTGGATTCATAAACAACTTAATGATTTCTGACACTGAAATTGCCCTTACAATCTTTCCATTGCCACAAGAAGAGGCTGTGAAGACAGTAAAAAAGAGAATTGATACTAATGAAGCAAATGTAAATTGGAAGGTCGTAAAGAACCCTAATCAAGAGTTTTATGTAGAAGATGAAATTGTACTAAAACTTCAAAAGACTATGGTTGATCTTATGGGTAATGAAGAAAAACTTTGTATGGTTGGATTATATATCTTAATTAAAGGACAAACACTTGAACAATTGGAAACAAAAGCAAAACAAATATCAATGCTTTTGGATGGAATGCAAATTAGGTTTAAATTCGCTAATTATGAACATTTTAATTGTTTTAAGAATTTTAGAGCATATAAAGAAATTGATTATGTAAATGAGTTAAAAGTATTTTTGACAAGTGTAATTAGTAATTTTTATCCATTTGTTAGATATGTATCAGGGGATGGAGTTATTATCGGATATGATTATCAAAATTATCAATTGATTAAAATTAATTTTTCAGAACTCTTCAATCTGTCATGGTTTATTTTCGGAATTTCAGGAAGTGGAAAGTCATTTGCTGTAAAGAGCATTGTAAAGAAAATATCTAGTCATAAGAAGATTTATATTCTTGATATTACTGGTGAATATGCCAAACTAAAATCAAAGAATATTATCATAATATCTAAAGATTTTGAGAAATTTCTATTATACACTGATTTTAAAGATTGCATGATTATAATTGATGAAGCATGGGATATTTTAAAAACTGATAAAGTTATTAAAAGAGTAGTAGCAATAGCGAAAGGATATAGAAAGAGGGGAGTAGGTGTTTTAGTCTGCACTCAAAACATTGCTGATACAAGTAAAGAGGATATTGAATTAATTATTAAAAACTGTGCTAATACTTTAATTCTTCATTTGACTTCACTAGAACTTCAACATATTAGCGAATACATGAATATACCTCATCATATTATTGATTATCTTTCTAGGATTGAAAAAGGACAAGGGTGGATGACCATAGGAACAAAGCAATATGCTTTTAGACCAATATTTAGTGATGAAGATTACTTGTTATTCAATACTAATTATGAGGAAATGAAAGGGGTTGGTTATAATGGGTGAGAAACTTAGCAAGATTAAAGATTTGGCAATTAAATCAGGTAAATATTCTGCTTTATATAGTGGAAAATTTATTTTAGGTGGATTAGGTTATGCTGTTCAAATTGCTTCAAACGGAATATTAGGAATGAGTATTCCAGATTATAAATTGCCTAATTTGAAGTTTGGTGATGATAAAACTTCATTAGGAGATAGAGTAGTTTTAACTCCTAGCAAATTTCTCCTTAAAGGAAATGGTATAGTGGTTGGTAAGGATTTTAATACAAAGAATGTAATTAGTTATCCAATAGATCATTTTGACGATCTTTGTAAACATTCTATTTATGTTGGTGCTCCTGGAAGTGGCAAATCAAATTTAGCAGAAAATGTAGCCATTCAAATATCTAAAATTAATAATTTACAAAACTTTAATACAGCAGGATTTTGTGTTATAGATGTTGCAGATGGGGCCTTGATTGATAATGTTTTATTGTCTATTCCAGAAAATAGATTAGATGATGTAGTTTTATTAGACTTCTCTAATAAAGACTTTCTACCAGGAATTAATCTCTTAGAATTTGATGAAAAAGTAGAGAAACAATTTCCACACTTTATTCATGCTGAAATAATCTCATTCTTTAAAAAGCGATTTGGTGAACAAATTGGTTTTGCAAGTGAGGATCTTTTATCAAACTCACTCAATGCTATTCTGAAGCAAACAGATTATCCAAAAACACTTTTAGGAATTATTAAAATGTTAACTGAGGTAGATTATAGAGAACAAATATTAAAATCATTAAGAAAAAACAAAAGAAATGCTTCTGTTGTTAGATATTGGGATAGATTTGAAGCACAATCACCATCTGTAAAAAGAGATATCGTCAAACCTCTGTTAAACAAGGTTGGCAATCTTACTAATAACGATTATTTAAAATCTATTATATGTCAAAACAAATCTACCATTGACTTTAGAACAATAATGGATGAAGGCAAAATTCTATTGATTAAAGCTCCTAAAGTTGCAGTTGGTAAAGTTAATATAGAAATATTAATACCACTAATCCTTTCAAAATTTTGGATATCTGCATTATCAAGATTTGATATTACTGACAAAAACCAAAGAAGACCTTTTATGCTTTTTCTTGACGAGCCACAAATGTATTTGTCAAATGAAGCAGGAATTGAAGAAATGCTAACAGAATCAAGAAAATACCGACTATGCTCACATTTTTTCTTTCAGTCTCCAGAACAAACTCAACTTCAATCTGTCATTAGAATGATGTTAGAAGTGCATCCTCAGATTATATCATTTGCTATAGGTAGGGGTGGCGCACAGACGTTGTTTAAAGAATTTGAAACAGGTGATGAAGAAAAAGATATGTCCATAAGATATACAATTCTTAATCTACCTAAATATCATGCTTTGTGTAGATTCTTATATAAGAATGAAAAGAGTGTATCTATTATTAAATGTGATCCTCCCACTAAACCTTTGCGAAAAAAAGTACCCGATATTATTACTGAAAATAGTCAAATGTATTTACGTTCTGTTGATGAAATTATGGAAGAAATTCTTGAATCAGATTATATCCCAGAACCAGATTTTAGTTTAATAGAGGTGAACAATAATGAACAGCAAAGATTTAATGTTGAAGAAGTTGACTTTAGGAACAAAGTTTCAAGATTTAACAAACCGAGATTTAGAGATAATTAGAGTTGTTAGAGATTTACAAATTGTTTCAAGGAGCCAACTTCAAATTATGTTCTTTCCTACAAAGCAAAGTTTAACTATCTGTAATAGAAGATTAGCCAAAATAGAGAAATTAGGATTTATTAATAGAACTCCTATTACTTTGAACGGTGAATCTTTAATTACTGCTGGAAAATTACTTTGTCTAGCAGGAGGTACTTATATGTCTAAATTGCCATCTGATTACACTCATCAGTTATTGATGAATGAAATTTATGCTTTGTTATTTAGAGAGCAGAATTTGAATCGAATTATCATTAAACAATACAAACCTGAATTTGTTTATAAATTTAGGGACAAGGATGAAGGTAAGCAATATATTTTAAGGTCTGATATTTTAACTGTATTAGAGAAAAATGGAATGGATACAACTCTATTATTTGAGATAGATGCAGGAACAGAAACAAAGAAACAATTAAGAGAAAAGATTAATATTTATGAAAAAGTATCTATGAAAGTAAAGGGATTTCCTCAACTGTTTTGGTTGGCAAATGACAAGGGATTCAGAAAATTAATTAGTTTGGACAAGACTGTTAATATAGCAAAAGTAGAAGAATTGAGAGAAAATTTTTATTTATGGACAAGGTATCCTGATATGAAAAGGACAAGATTAATTCCTGATATTGTTGTTTGGAAAATTTAGATGAATGAAATGGTGGTGTGATTAGATGGGATTATTAGGTAATCTGATTAGTAGTTTTAGCAAACCAGAAATTGATGTTGATGAATTAGTAGATTTTATAGCTGAAGGGACACATATTGACAGAGGAATTATTGAAATTATTTTAGAGGCAGAAGATATTTATTTGAGAGAAAAAGGGATTATATATTAGAGGAGTGGGAGTGATAGGATGTCACTCTTTTCTTTTTAGGATTATTTTCAATAAATTTTATAAAAACTAGCATTAAATATTTGCAATCTCATAAAATATCATATATTATGTGTGAAAGGGTTGATTTTAGATGATTTTTAAATTTGATAAAGTTGGAAATATGGAAGATGTTGGAGATGTTGAAGATACTAAATTGGAAGGAGATATTGAAATGGGTAGGAAAAGTAATAAGGATAAGGATAGGTTTTCTCGAATGGATGTTGGTGTTGTTAATTCGGTGAAAGAAGAGGTTTTAGGGATGGTAAATGAAACTAAAAGTCAGGTGGCAGTTGGATTTAATGAAATTCTAGATGATGAGGATATGGTTCAACAACATGAGATGGAATTGGTTAAAGAAATGGAATCTGAGAGTGATAAAATTTGGGATAGAGGGAGCAGAGATGGGGTTGTTGGGGATAGTGTAGGTGATGATGGTGATGGTGAGAGTGATAAATCTGTAATGTCTGATGAAGAATTGAAGGAGAAAATGAGGGAAAGAAATATGGGTAATGCTAGTAGTTCTGGTGGGATGCCTGCGTTTGGTAGTTTGAGTGAGAGGGTTAAGATGGAGGATGAAAACAATATCAATGATTTTAGTGATGAAGATGAAACCAATGAACAAAAAAATGAAGCTCAAAGAAAAAAGGATGAATTGGCTAAAAAAAGAGAAGCAAATAAATTGAAGAAAGAATTTAAAGATAGAGAAAAACAATTAGCAATGAAAAAAGAAAGTAACGATAAATCATGGTCGTTTGATAATATATCGGTTGTTATGAGAGATGGTATTCCTTATAAGTTTAATTTATCATTATCTGCTTTACAATTGGCAGAAATGTATGGAGTGACAGGACAAATTTATTATCAAAAAAGCATTCAAAGGGGTAGTAAAGTTAGTAAAACCAAAGGGGAAATTCCTCTTATTAATGTGAAGCACAGTAAGGATATTTTGAATTCTCTTTTAGAAAGTGAAAATGTTGATGGAGGAACCATATATTTAAATTATGCAAAAGAATACTCAACTCCATTACAGTTTAATTCATCTGATAACACTTTATCTGGTCAATTTCCCTTATCCATAAATGACGGAGGTCACAGACTGGAATCCTGTTTGCTCTGGTATAATAAATTTCGAAAGGATATGGACTCAATTAAAGATCCTAATGATTTTTATTTTTCGGTAAGTATCTTAAATTTAGATCATGAACAGTCAGAAAATATATTTGTCGAATTAAATTCTCTCGGACTTCCTGTTTCTAAAACTGCTGTAGCTTATCATGATGTGCGAAACATAAATAACGTTATTGCCAAAAAAGTTATGAATAATTCATTTCTTCGTGGACGTATTGAATTATTTTCAAATAGTTTGAAAAAAACAAGCAATTGCGTAATGACATTTAATACCTTATTAAAAGGTTGTTCTATGATGTCTCCTGAAACACCTAGTCAAGTAGAAGAAGCAGGGAATTTCTTGTGTTCTTATTTTAATGAGATTATAGAATTATTTCCTAAAATATATGGCAATGTCTCATCAGAAACAAGACAAATTGAAAAGGCCAATACGTTTATTGGCGAAGTAATGTTCATCCACGCATTGTTCGGTCTTGCAGTTGAATTACAATTTGTTGCTGATTGGAAAGATAAACTTAAAAAATTGACACAACCAAGTAGTTTTTTGAGTCGAGATAATGACTTATGGATAAGAAATATTACTCGTAATGAAGGTAAATTAATCAATACTAGTAAAACTCAAGATTTTGTGAAGGATCAGTTATTGGCGAAGGTTATGGGTTAGTTTTAAAAAATTGTAAAAAATAGAGGTATCTACAATTAAAGTAGATACCTCTATGCTATTTATTAAATATCCAAATGTCTAACCAATCTTAACTCTCCATAATCGTATTCTTTAGTCCACTTACTTGTAGTAACATTATTATTATCAATGTCAAATACAACCCTGTGAAAATTATCTTTTCCAAATAAATCTTTAGCATATTCTAACATTCCTAATAATATTTCATCCGAAGGTAAAAAATCCTTGAGTGATATAATTCTTATTTCTTTCCACCCACTTTTTATTAATCCATAAGAACGTCTTTTTTCCTTTTCTTCAAAATCATGTTCACTAATTTGACCATGTATAACTCCTAGTCTATGACCACTACCATCCCATTCTATATAAATATCTTCCTCTAATAATCCCACATCAACAAAACATTTTCCGTTCGCATAGTAATTTAATTTCCCATTATATAATTTATTTATGTATCTTTGCTGTTTGGAACTTCTTATATTGCCACCTTTATACATGGATGCCATTTGTTTTTGTTTTATTTCTTCATTTTGCATTACATTTTCAAATCCGTATTTATCTAAATTTGTTTGCTTGATAACTTTTCTAAATTCTGGTGACATAAATATATTTTCTACACCATATCTTTCTAAATTTGTATTTTTAGCTTTGTCTTGAAAAATAGGAACTTGCATATAACTTTTTACACCATATTTATCAAATATATTTTGCGTAAGTTGCTCTTGAAATTCTTCTGACTCAAATAAATATTCAAATCCATATCTATCAAATTAGTTAATTTAATTTTATCTTTAATCTCTTCTGATTGTATATGCCACTCTACTCCGTATTTATCCATATTTGTAGTTTTAGCTCTGTTCATCATTTCTTCTGACTGCATTAAATACGGAACTCCATATCTTTCAATATTTGTAATTTTAGTTTTCTCTTGTATAGATTTTAATTTCATGGGATGATCTACTCCGTATTTATCAATAAAAGTTTCTTTTCTTTTTATCGAAGTCTCTTGTAATTCGGTTGTATTTTTTACACCATAAGTTAATAAATTACTTTCATTTCTTTTTTCTATTGAACATGCAACACAACAATCATCTTTTATTATACCGTTTTCTTTCTTTCTATTATAGTCACTATATGTTGGAGTTAATAAAGTTTCTCTATTCTCTTTTAAACAATAATCACATAAAACTTCAATTCTTACTATACTTCTAGGTGTTAAATCTTCTACTTTTACCACTATCTTAGTACCACGTTTAACTACTGATTTACCTTTTTTAGTTATATATCTTGGAATATAATATTCCAAATCTTCATAATGTTTTATATTATTTCCCGTCAACCCTACCTCAACCTCTTTTGTTATTAACATAAATACACCTATCCTTTCTTTTTGCCACAAGAAACAAATGGGAATAGACCTTATATCGGCAAAATATAAAGTCTATTAATTACACTTATTAATTTTCGAACATCAATAAGAAACCATGAAACTATTTAACTAACCCCAAACAAAACAAAAAAGAGCCTCAAACAGCTCTTCAAAACTAAAAATACTAAATTCTAACTAATTTACACTCCAAAACCCAACTCCCAACAATTCCCACCTCTACAACCCTTGCTACAAACCACTTTTAAATCCACTATTTCAAACAAAATAAAAACATACTTTTATTGGATAATATTATTTTATTTATATATTTATTTCAATTCATTTATTACTCTCATCCTCATCCCCTCAAATCATAAAAATCATCATCACTTATATCTTCTTGCATTTGATGAATTATTCTTTTAACTTCTTTTGACAAAATAAAAGAGAGTCAAACTAACGACTCTCAAAATAAAAATTATTAAATTTATTTGCCTTCCCAAGAACTAACGTCATAGCAATCTTTAAAAACTCTTCCTTTATTGGTATTATTATATGAATCATCCATTACAATACCATCTTTAACTTCAATATAATAATCTCCATATCCATTAATAAATTGTTCTCTATTAAAATCACCGATAAAGTAATACCATTTTTCTTCCTCTTCAATCCATACCATAATATAAACGATGCTTTCTTGTGACATAAATAAAACCTCCTATATATCTTTTATTTATTTGTAATTATAATATCACAATATGTATAGATTTACAAGTTATTATAAAAATTTTATTTATTGCTTTATGATCTAGGCAACTAAAGTATGTAATTTAGGATAAGAACATATATTATATTTCAACTTCTGCAATAATTCATTTTTTCTCCTTTTACCATTACAATTAAAATATATGTATCTATGCTTCCTTGGCCTATCCACTAGCATTGTATCTTCTTTATCTTCATGAGCGTGTCTATTATGTTTTATAGTAGATCCATCAATTTTAACTCTGTTTGTTCTCTTTGCAGTTAGTCCAGTGTATATCCAATTAGTAGCCTGATATACATAACCTACATGACCTTGTTCTGGCTCAGAGTAAGATACTATTATTTCTCTATCTAATAGTTTAATAGTATTACCTATTAAGAAACTTTCACCATTCTTTGGAACTTTATCATCAACCCATAACCGAGTTAATTCATATACATTTAATTCTTCTTCTCTTCCACATATTCCTCTACAAACATTTGGACTAGCAGGTATTCCATATATAATTACACCCACTAAATTATCTGTAAGTATTTCAAATAAACCAAATGCAAATACACAAGATGCTTTTCTATGTAGATAATGTTTCTCAATAATTATATCTATAGCTAATTTATATGGAATTTGTTTTATGTAATAATTATCTTTTATGCTCATTTAATCCTCCTTTTATTTATGAAAATAGATTGTTTTCCCACAATTTTTAATCAAACATAATATTATCACCTCACTTTGCAATAATTATACATCGTGAGGCAATAAATGTAAAGGAATATTTTATTTATTAGTTTATAACTCATCTTCGTAATCATAGTCTTCTTCGCTATCATGTTGCTCAATAATATTAAGTTCCAATAATGCTTTATTATATTTGTCTATACTAATATTAGTAATTCCTAAGTCTTCATTGATTTGCTTGAGAGAAAATGGAATTTTCAGGGACTTTACACATTTTAAATATGAATAATATAAAAACAATTTATGATTATTAATTTTATCAACTGTTGTTTGATTTAATATTTTATTTTTCTCTGAATCGTAAAGGATAAAATAATTATTGTTTAAGTTAATTTCTAATGAACATTCAAGTCTATCATTTATTCTTGCTTTATTAAAATCTTTATCTGACTTAATAATTTTGCTTGCTTGAATATTGCACAATATATCTTTAAATCTATCAATAGATTCATCTTTTCTTGAATTACACATAAATCCACAGTCTGAAATCATATCCTTTAGACGAAATTTTATTATATTTCTCCTATTTTGATTCATATATAAAAAATCTAAAATATATAGAGTTTTATAGTCATTATTATTATTTTTCAATATACTTGATTTACCATTAACATAAAAAAGTTCATTTGGGATTTTAGATAGATAATCCTGTTTTGATTTCAATGAATCAATTCTAAATATATTATTACGAGCACCTTTCTTTAATTTGTACCCTCCTCCACCGCCAGAAGATATATTGTAATAATGACTATCCTCTACGGCATTGTGGTTTTTAATTGAATCAATTTCTAATTTATTGAGTTCTTCTTTGGAATATGCAATAGCAATTATTTCTCTATTAAAATTTTCTTTATTATGTTTAAATACTGCTATTTTTAAAAGAGATCCACTTCCTAAATATGTTCTCCAATCATTGGTTAACTTCTTTTGACCAATATACTTTCTATTATTAATTTGATTTGTTGTTATGTAAATGAATCCATATGGTTTTATGACTTCTAACTCTTCAATACTATATATCTTTTCCTCTAACATAATTTAATACATCTCCCTTATATCGTTATTTACATATTTCTTCCAAAATTTGGGCGTGTCAAAACTTTACATAATATATTATTTTACTCTTACGTTGCGTAACCTCGTTCCCTACGTAACCCCGAAGGTGTCTCTTAATCCATTACCACTATTACTATTGGTTAAAGTATTATAAGAGGGATAAAGATTAAGAGATAATATAAAATATTAAACAGTAACAATATTATTATTTTTATAATCCATTAAATCCTCATAGAATCTTCTTCCGCATAGAGATTTTATTTCTTTATTCTCAAAATTATTTATAATACAATTATTAAATGATTCTATGTAATTATCTCCCTCATTAAATTCAAAACATTTTTCTTCTTCAACATCCTTATCCTCTATAATATTCAAAGTTATTTTATATTTATTTGGCTCTTTCATGTATTTATGTTCTATTGGAGTATTTCTAGAAACAATTTCTATAAAACTATTTTCTGATAGTTGATTAACTATTTTTATTAATGTCACTCTTGATAAATTTGTGGCTTGTTCCATTAAACTATACGGAAAATAAAATATGCCAGATTTCTTAGCATATCTCTTGCTATGTATAAGCATTGAGTATAATACCAGTTTATTATTTTTACCACTTGCTTTAAGGATTTCTTTAATTTCTTCATATGTAATCTTTACTGTTTTTACTCCACCAACAAGATTAAACTCATGAGTATAAACATATTCAACAATATTATCTATATCTTTTAAAACATTATTCCATTTTGTTGTGTAGCAATTTTTATCCTGCTGATTCATCCATTCTGTAATCCACTCTTTACAATCCTCCCTAGATACCTCTAAATGCTTATAATATTTCGTGATGTTTATTAACGACTTCCATCTCATTCCTGTCTGAGTTAACCCTTTTTCTATTAAGTCTTCTATTGCTTCTATAGTTATTTTTTCATCAACATTCTGATCATATTGGGGCAATGGATTGTGAGCATTTTTTGTTTCTTTATAGTCTTCTATATTCTTTGTACTAACATCTTCTTCCTCAATATCAAATATTTTATCAAGAATAAGTCTAAATAATATATTATCCATCTTCTTAATTTTAGTTATATGTAATGGATCTTTGATTCTTCTTAACCCCTTACTATAATCACAGAAATAGCAATAATTGTTTTTATCAATTTTATTATTGAAATTAATACCTAAAGGAAGTTTTACGCCTTGCTTATTAGTTGGTCTAAATTCTACTTTACCAAAATTCTCTCCATCAATGATTAAATCTTCTTTTTCTTTTAAACTCTCTTTATCTAATACATATTTATGAAATTTCTTTAGCAGATTTACTTCAATTGGTGAATCGAAAAACAACTCTATATGATAACCCTTACCTCCTGAGAAGCTAATATTAATAAAATCATAATCTATGCCAACATCTTGTAAAACATGAACTATTTTATCGACAACCCATTTTGCCTTTTCTATGTTTTTCCTTTTCTCTTCTTTATCAGTTTTATCTTTTTGTCCTATATCAATATCAAAAGTTATAAACTTGCTATCTTCAACACCTTTCATATCCCTAGCAAAAACACCTATAGTTTTAATTCCATCAATGTGATTTTTAACTATAGAATCTGTCAACATTGGCCCATTTGTTTTTTCTGGATAATCCTTATAATAATGAATTGAAACATAATTATCCTTTTTCTCACTCCATATAAGATATTTAAATCTTTGTAATATGTATAAATCATTAATTGCTTTGACAATTTCCTCTTTCTCTGGATTTATTAGCATTATAAATCAATCTCCTTTATATCGGTAATATTAAATTAAATTATTTATCCTTTTTGCACCATTCTCTAAAAGCTTTTTGAAGTTCATCTGTATTAAGGAATTGAACATATAAGTCACCTTTTGAACCAAAATCAATTTTTAGTGGCACAATTCCTTTACTGAAATAAAATTCATATTGAAACTTATTATAAATGAAAGCGTACTTTTTCTCTGCAATGGCATTTGTCATTATAGATCAATCCCCTTTTCTATTTGTATGTAGATAATTTTATTTATTAGTTTCCTCCTTGTGATAATTATACTACACTTATGAATACTTGTCAAATAAATTTATTTATTAATTTACTAATAGGATAGGCTCTCTATCTGTACATAATTAAATTGGACAAGTTTTACCAACCCAAATCATCATCAATTACATCTGTTTTCTTACCCTTCACAAATTTAGGTTTCCAATAATCATCCTCTTGACATTCCTCTTCATCATCCCAACCTTCACCAAGATTATAAAAATTATCTAAACACAAATGTCTAAATTTCTCATATAATTCATTTGCTATGACCTTTTCATGTTCAGTTTCATATTGTGAATCATGTAATACTTTAATCAATAAATCTAATTTTTCCTCATTTAGTCGCAAAAATCTATGCATTGTTTAATCTCCTTTATTTTTTTAATTATTTAAGGAGTCATCCGTGATGGACAACTCCTTAAATTAAGTAATATTCATTCACCAACCATTCACATTAATCAAAACTAAATTCAGCATCATCTTCAAATATTTTATTATATAATTCAGTTAAACCAATTGTATAAGTGTCTACAATTTCATCATTATCATTTATAATGTGAACATTGAAGGTGTGAGTTGAGTTATCAATTTCCATATTAACAAAGTAATCCTCATTTATTTTTAGTAGTAATTTTATTTCTTCAATTCTTGATTTCTTCATGTTATATTCCTCCTTAAAATTATGTATTATTTAATCTACGTTCTTTATACAAATATAAATACGTCCTTCACCATATGATTTTACTGTCTTATTTCTTTCAAGTATCACTTTATCAACAATTTTATCGTCCTCTAAATAATCTCTCGTTATTACTTGATCTAAAATACTCTTCGTAAAATTCTGTAGGTCAAATCTATCTAAACAATCATATTTAAGAAATACCACAATTGGAACATTCCAATCAATGTTTAAATCTTCTTTATTTAATAATTGATGTGAAGGGAAATTTCTAATCCAATTATTATATGTATTAGTTTTAACCATAATATTCTTGCCAGTATAATCACTTACAACTGTCTCATACATATAATTCTCAGAAAGAGGATGGGTGTCTAAAACCATATATTCTGATAAAGAAGGATTTAATATTGCAATTGCATTCTCTAATTTAGATAATTCCTCATTCTTCTCATTAATTAATTTTCCTTGATTGTTTATTATTCTGGTTTTGTAGGCCATTCTGCCTCCACTAATCTTTAATCTTAATGACTCCTTATCTTCTTTTATAATCTTAATCAAATCATCACATATTGTTATAAGGGCTAGGTACTTGCTATCACCACTATATATTTCTATCCTATCTTTTAATCCTTGTTCAATGTTTTTCATTACTTTTACCCTAAAATCTGTATCCCTAGATTTATATTTATAGAACTCTTTTACATCTTGATATGTATTATGTATTAGTTCAATATTCTCTGTTTTAAAAGTATTCTTTAACTTGGGTAGTGAATACTTAGTTAGTTTATTAATTTGCTCTTCTGAAGCATTATCAATGATATATCCACCATTTCTATTTATTGAAGGTAAAACTTCTGATGTTACCCATTTTCTAAATGCTTTACATTTGTCTGTTCTAGCCTCAAGCATAAAATCATACAGCATTTCTTCGTTTAAATAAGTTAGTCCGTTATGGACTAATGGCACTATACCTGCGTTTTCAATGTTTTTATCAACTCTATCTTTTCTACATTGAATATAAACTTTACCTTTTACTGTATTGGTTTTTGTGTGACCTAAAGCTATACCTGTGGAGTACAATTCGAACAAAACATTCCCATTTTCATCTGTAATAATTCCTACATTTGTTCCCTCAAAGTTATTTACCAAAGCTAATACATTATTATTTTCCATTATATTTTTCCTTCTTTCTTTAATTTTATTTCCTTATTTCATTAAATACCTAATATCAAACCATTTTTATCTTTGATAATTTTTCCACAGTTCGTAAACGTCTGCTGTCTCTTTCCTATCAAATTTATGCCACATCTTTTTTGTTGCGTAATGAACTCCTACATCCTTAACCATTTTTCCTTTAGAAATATAGAATTGTACTTGGACAAGATCATATAAGTAAACATATTTATCCTTTGGATCAATTTCCATCCTCTCACCTCCCTTCAATAAAATTAATTTTGGACATAATAATAGAGAGGAAATTTATTCTCATAAATTCCTCTCAAAACAATCTCAACCATACCTTTAAAATTAGCATTTTAAATTAATTACACCCAATGTGACCTTAGTGAACTAACTCTTAAAAAATGTAAATTCCAACCTCTAAAAAACCCAATCATATCAACACTTTCAGGCCGCACAATAATCTAATATCCACAGAAAGGACTCTCTAAGCTGTTCAAATTGATGCTATGTAAGTATATATGGTAGAGACTTTTCTAAACGCTTAGAGAGCGATTATATTTGTGATATTATTAATTATAATTTAATTAAAATTTATCTCCATCACTAGGATTATTAAGAATCCCAAATCCAGTTAAAGCTACAAGAATTAAATTAACCAATTCATCAGCTTGAGGAATTTCATATCCAATATAAGTCTTACTAACAAACGTTACAAGTGAAGCAACTGAGAGCCACAATCCCCATGATTTGAATCTGTTTTGATTTTGCATTATTATTTCCTTCTTTCTTTTATTATTTTATTGAAATGCCATACTTCACAGCCACAACTGAAGTTATTAGTAAACTTACAATCCCTATAATTTTCAATGCCATGCTCAAATTATTATGTAATTTTATCTTTTTTATTTCAGTATTGCTAATTATTTCTTGTTTTTTTATTTCAGTATTACCTGTTGAATTACCTATAGCTATTTGACTTATTGTATTAATTAAGAGATTAGAAGTTTGTAGATTTTGCAATGTTGTATTTTCTACTCTAGCAAGAGTATTGTCCAGAGAATTAAATCTGGTCTCGTAGGAGATGTCCTTTAACTCAAGTTCATGGAGTTTTTCACTATGATTAATAATTTTATCAGAAAGTCCATGAATTTTTTCTTCGTGTTGAGTTGTTTTTGTTTGTAAATCTATAATTTTTCCTGAATGACTCTCAAGGACTTCTTTTATTTCATTTTCATCCACTTCCAACACCTCCATAATTATATTTTCCATTTGACATTTGCCCCTTTCTGATGTATTATTAATCAAGGTTGCATCTCTAGTACAGATGTACTCCTAGACAAGCTACAGAAATTGGGCAATTTTTCTGTACTTGTCGCTACATATGACAACTGAAAATAAATAATATTTATAAAGAATTAATAAATTAGATCAGAAGAGATGTAAAAATAAATTTACACCTCTAATTTGAGTTTGTTTATTTTCCTTGCAAATACTGATGAACTTTGTTTGCCGTATCGTATTTATCATTTCCACTCAGAAGCAACTCGTTTTTATGTCCAGTTTTTGAACCACCTACTACAATCAGTTTCTTACTATTCATAGCACCTTTGGGAACACTTTTATCAGCAGGTCTAATAAAAATAGCACAATTGCCATTCTTTTCTGCTACATCAGTTCCACTCCAATAATCCTCTTTTGAATATAAAAGTACACAAACATCTAACATGTCATTCACTCCTTGATTATTATTTGTTGATTGAATAGTCTTTTCTGTCACATATTCCAAACCAAGATATTGTTGTATGCCTTTTACAATAGAAATTGCACATTTTCTCTGAAATTCAGGACTTGCCAACAATTTTTCTTCTGTAGGATTACTTATGAATGGTAATTCTACTAAACAACTAGGACATTTGGTGTATTTATTTACATATAAATCAGTAACCTTAATCCCTCTATTTGTTAGTCCTGTATCTGAAATTAAATTTGATTGAATTGCTTTTGCTAATTTTTCTGCATCTGCCCCCAAAGCAGACACATGGGTTTCGATTCCATGAGCAGTTTTATCAGAATGGCTATTATTGTGTATAGATACAAACCATTCTGAATTAAAATTATCTGATGAATCAACAACTGCCCATAAATCGCCATTCTGAATAGCATTAATATTATGACCTAATCTTTGTAATTCTGAGACAACAATTGTTCCTACTGCTTTTACAACATCTGATTCTTTAAGTCCTGATGCTCCTATTGCCCCTGGATCAAATGTACCATTAGATTTTTTACCATGACCAAAATTTATAGTTCCTCTTGACATTGTTTCATTTCACCTTTCTTTACAATATGAAATAAAGTCACATTTAAGCGACAATTATTTTATATTTAATTAATTATTTAATAACTTCCAACAAATTTTAGCCTCTCTGAGTTAATTACCTCTTTTGGCGAAGGATATCTTTTCTTTACTAATCTCATTCCATTTGCTTCAGAATATGAATCATTAACCAACTCACTGCAAACATCACTATTTCTATCCCTGATTCTAAATCTAAATTTAAATATTTGTCTCAAAAACATAAAAATTAATAAACCATAATCGTACTTATCTCCAACTTTTGATATAGCATAATCACAGATTTGTTGACGTTGAATATCTGTTAAATCACAGGTATAGATATCTAAATAATTTTTATATTTGTCTATATTACAATATTGAATACCATTCCAGTCTGCTTCTACAAACACTGAATTACCAATATAAAGACATAAATGAGAATAATTAGAATTTGTTAATTTCTTAACTATTTTTGATATTGGATTTTTACCTTTATATGCTAATATATCTCCTTTTTTTATATCATTAATGTCCATAATTATAACCCATTCATTTTTGCTAAATATAATTGTCTCAAGTCATTGTTTAACTTCTTCAATTCAATAATTCCTCCGACTTTCCAATATTCATAAGGAGACTCTATTAAATTCAAGTCAATACTAGACTGTTCTAAAATCGTACTCAATATATTTAATTTAGTTTGTAATTGAGGTGTAATAGATTCTGGGGGAAGAATTGCTACAACATCTTTTAGAATTAATGAAATGATATCTGTATAATACTCTAAAAAACTTATATTTTTACTTAATGCGCCTGATCTTTTAATTAAATCATTCTCTACTATTGACCATAAATCAGTATTATTTTCACTCATCAGCACAACCCTCCTAAACAATAGAGTTCTAAGTTTTTATTAGTAGGATTTGATACACTGATTGTTATTTTGTCTGTTTGGGTTGGAAGTTTGACTCTATTATTTTCGACTAAAGTATCATTAACTTTAAAAACTAAACCATCATGTGATTCTGTATATAATTCTATGATAGTTGTAAATTTAGGAAGTTGGATTATTGGAGTAGCGACACTTCCGTTAGGCATAATTGAAATGAATCCATCACCAATGCTACAATTAGATAGAATTAAATCGTTGCCCAAAAAATCTTCATCCATATATACGATGCTTGTTAATGAATTATTATTTATTGATTGTTTCTTTGCTTCTAGGATTTCATAATAATCAAAATTCATATATCCATTTTCTAATGTATAAGTTTTACCAACCATCTGATCAATCATCACAGGTTCTAATTTTACAATAGTCTTAGGAACATTAGCTACATTTGTTATTTCTTGATATACAGGAATTTGAACTTCTTCTTGAACAATGCTCCCATCCTCTTGAATCACATCTTGTAATTCTGTAATATATTCATCTGACGCTATGCGATATGTTACAGTTTGTTCATCCCATTCTATTACTTTTTCTGATTCAATGGTTTCATCAAATACTTCAACTTTATTGCCGAATTCATCAGTAGTGATTTGGATATTATCTTTGTATAAATACTGGTTATTTTCATTGACTTTCTGGATTTTTTCATTTGTTGGTTCTGATATTGTTTTGTTGAGATTGATGGAGAATGGAAGAAGGACTGAATATTCGAAATTTAATTTTTCTCTGTCGATTCCTGTAATTTTGTTGGATGAGCGATTTAATAATATTGTTTTCATTAAGATTTGTTGCCTCCTTTATATTTAGTTTAGTTTTGTTATTTACTTGTTAATGTGGGCAATAAAATAGAACTATCGGTTTGGATTGATAGTTCTAAATTATGTAGTATTTCTTGAATTTTAGTATCGACTAATTTTTTAAATTCTTTTACCTTATTTGTTTTATACGGTATTCTAGTTATTTTTATACCATTATCCTCACAATACTTATTTTTAATATTATCCTTTCTAATTCTATCTAAATACCCTTCTTTTCCACCAAAATAATCAATAATTTTCCCGTGTTGCTCTCCATCTATTTCTACAACTTCATTTAATTCAGGTATGTAAAAATCGAATTTTAACAATGCTTTATCTTTACATTCCTTAAACTTCTTTTCGGATTTATACAATATACCATTTAAAATCAACGCATTTTCAAATATTTTGTTTCCATTTGATTTAGAAAAATAAGGGTGTCCACTTCCTCCATTAATAAAACAATCAGCAGTTTGAGTAAATGTTGAGTTTATATTAACTGGCAAGTTACCTTTATAAATCCATTGATAATCTGATTTAAGTTTATCGTATTCTGTGCTTATTATCTCATAATCTGGTCTGAATAATTTGCAAAATAACCGTATGTTATCCAATGCAAATTTATTATATTGAAAAGGAGAAGGACAAGAATTTTTTCTTTTAATATTTGAGATAGATACTTGAACCTTAAATCCATATTTATCATGACACCATATAGATTTGTCAACATTTTTCCAATCATCTATATTTATCATTTTATATCCTCGTTCATCCAAAAAAGAATACGCTAATTCATTTGTCCAATTAGTTAGTCCATTTTTATCGCAATAACATTGTTTACATAGAAATCCTTTTTTAAAACTATTCCATAACACCCAAGATTCCTTATGATTGTTGTTTGGACATTTTATTAGTGCCCATAATTCTTTTTGATATGATTTTTGTATCCATTTAATATCTAATACTTTATATTCCATGCATTCAGACTTACTTTCGCAAAATGTATTCATTGAATCTACATTCCATTTCTTTTTACCCATTATTCTCATTCCTTTCTGACAAAAGTTTTAGGAAATGGGAAAAGAGCCAATGTGTCAGCACAGCTCTTTTAATTACCTTTGTAATGCTTCGAATCACTACAAAGAACCATATTTAATTATAGATTATTAAGTAGTAATTAATTTATTAGTTGCTTTATCTACAAAACCTTGTATTGTCAATCCATTTGTTTTAAATGTGGTTGGCGTAATAACTCCTGAACGAACTAAGCCATTATCCATCTTAATCAAAGGATTTCCAGTTAAACTGACTAAAAATATTTGCCCTGTATTATCGGTATTTAACACACCGTTTGTTACAAGTTTACTAAAGACAAGTAAATAAAGTTGAGAATTATACATGACAAGCCATCTACCAATTCCTACCATTGGTTTTGATATAGCAGTTAATCCATACTGTTTGGTGTAATTATTTGTAAATCCACCAGTGTTCAAATTAACCAATGCACCTGTATTTAGGTTGATACTCTCTTCGGCGAATCCTAATTGAGATATTCCGAATTCACCATAAAGAGAAGTAGAATCTTGACCAATTTTATATGTCAAACCAGACCAAGGATGATTACCAAATTTCCCACCTACAGACGAAGAAATATCACAAATTACCCAATTTGAAAGTTCCCTAACAATTGTTACGTCTGTACTTGAAGTAATAGGTGAAGGACTAGGCACATACTCACTATATGTTGTTAGGTTATACTCGTTACTCCAATTAAATAAAGTCTGCATTTCCTTTGTTTGTTTATTGATAACCATTACATTCGCAAGTCCAGAATCTCTTCTCAAACTTTTAGGAATCAAAATATCATATCCACTAGGATACATACCTGAAGCCAAACTTAAATCCAAACTACAATAATCAACAAAAATTGTACTTGCAGTTTCATCACTTGCAGCAGAGTGTATTAAGAAATGAACCCAACCAGAACTATCTATCATATTTGCAATAGAAACAGATGCACTGCCACCACTAATTTTTGTTACAGCACTAGTTGTATTTACAGAACCAATAGTAGTAAATGTTAGGGCAACACTATTCCATACTGCAAATGTAGCACTATTTCCTCCACTTGCTAATGAACCATATGTCCATACATTTCCAACAATAGTTCCTAGATTGGATTTCAAATATGCAACTTTGTCTATGGCACTTATAGAACCATATTTTTGCTCGAACTCAGATATGGCATTGTAAGAAATAATATATCCTGCACCTTTACCACTTGTTGAAGTCGCATATGAAGATAATGTGGCATCAAGTTTGGATAACCCACTATAATTATAAGCACCACTTGTTGATTCAATTTCTGTTCCAGTTCCAGGAACAAATTCTGTATTACGACTTGCAATTGTGCCTTCTTTATACCTGATTATATTTGGATTGGAAGCAACATCGCCTTTTAATTTTGAAGCGAAGTCATCAGAAAGGACAATACTTGATGAAGTACCTATAGAATTTTCCGAGCAAATCACGATTTTATCGGAGAATTTGATGTCTAATGATGCGTAATCTACGTTGATGACGGATGGGGTTATTCCGTCCGATGCGTCTGCGTAGGCAATAGCGTAAATCGTACCAGTGGGCGAAATGTAACTAGGAGAAATAGTAAGAGTTGTAAGAGTTGGCGTACTTTGAGTATTGGTCACTGCTGTAGCAAAAGCAGCACTCGTATAATAACTAACACTTGCTTTATTACCTGTTGGACTTGAACCATGACAGTAAACTTTACAAGTCATGGTACTAATATTATTTTTCATCCACGTTGCTTTTTCAGCAGTGGTTTTAGCAGGAATTTTACATCCTAATTTCCGTTCAACAATTTTAATCACATCTAGTATAAGAGGAACTTGTGCTCTCTTTCCGTTTTCAGAAGTTGTGACAGTATAACTTATTCCATCCTGTGTTTTGATTTTATCAATATCCGTCTGCGAAGATACTTCAATTATAGTCGTATTTGCAGGAACACTCAAAGGACTTGAACTATCGAACCATGCCGCAAAGATAACGTTACATTGGCCTTGAGTTGGTTCGTTTCCTGCACCGAATGTAGCGGTTAGATTTATAACAATAATATTGTCAACATAATAAGTTGACCAAGCAGAAGCTCTAGAATCTCCAATCTCCAATAAGGTACTCGTGGTCGTAGCTGTGATAATTGATGATACTTTTTGCAGGGTAGGGGAATAGGCATAGGCATCTGTTCCTTGTCCAAACTTTAAATATATTTTTGAAGATACATCAGTCTCAATATCCGCTGAGACATAATATTTATTACCTGTAATAGTTGTTTTTAGTTGTGATATAGAGGCGAACTGTGCTGTTGCTAATTTGCTCGCTCTACCATCCACTATAGCTGTAATATTACTCCATCCAGTAGTCCCATTAGTGAAATCGCCATTCGTTACAATATTTGTTGCCGTTCCATCAGGATATGGAAACTCTAATATATTACTTTCACAGTCATATAGCTTATTCGGATTCTCCCAAGTCCTACCGCTAACCTTACTAGCAAAATCACTCGTAATTGTCTGATTTGCATAAGGTAATCTAAACCCTGCTTCACCCATCAGAGTAGTTGTGGTAGGTACACTCAATGCAGGTTGACCTGCTGACATAATCATTGAGTAATCAATCTGTAAATCTTGATTTGTTAAACTAGCATTAGTTCCTAGTTTAAACGTAGCAACATTTCCAAACATTCCAGTCCAAGGAGTAACTGCATCGCCTACCACTTCTGTTTTAGTTGTTCCATTCATGTAATAAACTTTTGGAACTGAACTAGTAGCAGTTGCCTCCATAGCAACAACTTGATATTTACTTAAAGCTATTCCAATTGTTTCAGTGAAAGTTAATTTCTTATTTGTAGCATCTACTCCACCAGTATTAATTATTTTAGTAGCTAAGACTGTTCCTAAAACTCTATCAACAAGTTTTACAGTATCTCCATCTGAATATAAAGTTGTATCAACAATATCAAAATATGCTGATGTGTCTGTGGATAAAGCGTCTTTTACTAATGTAGATTTAGCAGTATCAGTATCAAAAACACCAGAAATTAATTCCCCTGCCATACCAGTAATTGTGACAGTATCTCCTGCACTCCATGTCGAAGGAGTACCAATTACTACGCGATTCACACCACGACTATTGCCAGTATTTGTCGCTTTAACAATAGAATTGACGGTTTGTGTCATTTGTGCTTCCGATGAAATGCGTCTTTGGTCGGTGTATGCTGGCATGATGATTGCATCACCTGAGATGAAGTCGGGAGGGATATTAGGGAAAATGGAGCCACGGTCAATGTTGGAGATTGAGATGTCTGATAAAATTGAATTATTATATTCAGCAACACTATCCCTAGGTCTATTTATACTCACAACGGCATTGGAGATATCTACTACAGCAGTTAATGTTGAAGTTGAAGTATAAAATTTACTATTTTTATAGACGTCTGCAGATGTTCCAGTTCTAACAAAACGTAAATGTAGGGGAAATTCACTATTTGAAACGGAAATAGAAAGACCTGTTGTGCTACTGGGACCACAAAGTTTTAACGAACCTGCTGTAGTTCTTGTTTCAAGGGTACATATCCCATCTACGTTTAATATATCATTGAAAGTATCCCATCGTAGCCCTGCATAATCTTTAATCCATAGATCAATAGTGTAAGTTTTATTTGCAGATATCTGCAGTGTAGTGTTATATCTTAGTCTTCCATTATAACCTGAACCTGTAACCGTTGGAGCAAATACTCCCGCCGTTGTTTCAGCAGGACTCCCACCAACCTCCGCAACAGTCGTCCCATCCAAACTAGCATAAAACACAGTGTTAGCATCAACCTCTGTCTTAGGTATACCATGATGCACAGTCAGCATTTTCTTCAGCGAAAGTTCTCCACGCTTGAACTGATCATCTGCTTTTTTGAGGAGGTAGTCATAATTATATTGGGATTTTGTTTCGTGGCGAAGGTCTGTGATGTCGCGTGAGTCGATTACGTTGGAGTAGAGGGATTGTGGATGGTCTGAGAGTAAGCATAACGAGTAAGAAGCAAATACATTCCAAACATTAGGTGCGGTAATAGCCTCTATTGTCATTAAGTTAGCACTATCAATACTTATAATTTTTGCGATATATATTATACTTGCATCATTGTTTCTATATACAATATCACCCACTTTAAACAATGAAGTGTTTGATATTTGAACTTGATTGCGAACCCCGATAGCGGTAAACGCAAAAGATGAAGCAGTTACAGATGATTGAACATAACCCCTCGCCCCATTCGGATTACTCGGACTGAAACCCGATGAATTCCGTCTTTGATTGGCGCAGATTCCAACTCCGTACACGTACCCGTCGAATGTCAAAAGTGCATTCTTAGCAGTTGTTGAACCGTCCCCAGATTTAAAAATTCCTTTGTCCACTGAATCTAAAGCAAAAGTATAAGTTGTATTAGCTGAATTTCCTCCCCATGCTTTTACATTTACAGTGTCATTTACACCTTCAGGATAAGTTGTGATATTTACACCTGATTGTGTTCTGAATCTATAGCTTAAGGTATAACCATTTCCATTTTGAGGAAACCAAAATTCAAGGAATACTAAGTCTGTTCTCTTGCTTGTGGTTGGAGGTGCATCAAATGTCACGACAGTTTGTGGTACTGAAACTTCATATCCATTAATCGAATAAGTATCAGCAGGGACAGTAATTGAATTTAAATTAGTTGTTGAACCAGTGACAAATGGAAGAGGTCTTAAGCAACCTGAATGTCTTTGATTACGAATTATATCTGCTTTTGCTTTGTCGATATCATTAAGGGACGCAGTATTAGGAACACCACTAAGATTAAATTGATACCATAAAACCCAAGCAGTTCCATTCCATCTCCAATGACCATTTTTTGTAGTATCTGAATCAGAAGTTACATGCCAACTATCACCTAATACATTACCAGATGAAGGAAGCAAAGCATAGGTTGTTTTAATTCCTTTGGGATTGGTATATGTATTATTATTTATTGTTGTAACCGTATTATTAGCTAAAGTCGTTGCATTTTGTGCATTTATAATAGCCGTTGTGGTGTTATTTGTTGCAGTTATTGCACCTTGCCTAGCAACCTCAGTTTCAGCAATTTTATTTGTTGCTTCTGCTATTTTGTTGTTTACATCTGAATTCCATTGAGTTGAATCATCATTATATTGAGCTTGTATGTCTAATAATTTAGCATCAATTACTGTGATTTGATTAGAACTTAAAATTCCTTCACCATTATCAATTGAAGCTGTAACAGTAAAATTAAATTGTGCTGTGCTTAATTTCTTACCTGACACATCTGAAAAACTAATTTCTGCCTTTACTATTCCCACTGCTGCCAAAGTTTGAGATTTTAATATACATTCTATTTTACCATTTGTGGCATCAAGCGTGGAAACTCCTGAAGAAACATCTTGTAAAACTAACGTTTGGTCAGATTTTAAAAATGCAAATGTGACAACTTGATCAGTCAGATTTACTGGTACTCCTTGATTACAAATCATAAATTCTAATACTGATGTATCTATATCATTCTGAACAAATTTTATATTTGTAAATGAACTTTGCTTAAAATCTAATATCAGGGAATATCTATTTTCCATAATAATCCTCCTTTAAACAGAAGAAGAACTATTTTCTAGTTCTTCTTCGAATTTTATATAAGTAACTCTTTTTAATTTTCCATAATCAAATTCATTGTGGAATTGCGATGTTATTATTAATCCATTATCAATATCAAATTTTATCCAAGAATGTCCAGTATTTAGATATTTTATTGCGTATTTATAAATGTCAATAATTATTTCTTTGCTAGGAAGATTATCTTTTAAAGATATTATTCTTATTTCTTTCCAACCTTTATTATTTAATGCATATGATCTTTTTATTTCTTTATTTTTAAATTCTTGCTCTGTTTGATATCCTCTTTGTACTAATAAATTATGACCTCCACCGTCATATTCTATGTAAATTTTATCTTCTAAAAAAGCAATATCTAAAAAGAAATAAGACTGAAGATAATTTAATTCACCTCCAAGAACATTTGAAATATACTGTTGGCCACGACTTAAAGGAGCCGTACCATTTCGATATAAAGACATCAATCTCTTTTTATTAATTTCCTCAGTGTGTAAAAAATAACCTATCCCATTATATTTTTCTTCAAAAGTTTTACTTATTTTATCACTTACTGATTTCAATTTAGTAGGAATATTCACTCCATAACGAAGCATATTACTTTCCTCCCTTTTTAAAACAATACAATCAACACAACAATCTTTATGTATTATTCCATTTTTATTTTTATTGGAATAACTATCAAATGTTTGAGTATATTCTTTTCCACAATAATCACATATAAAATTAACTTGTATGTTACTATACTCAGATAAGTCTAATACATCAACCATTATTTTTGCATCTTTTGGTATATGAAATCTATTTCGTTTATCTAATCTTCTAGGTATTTCATACCCTTTTTCTTCATAATATCTAATTGTTCTCCCTCTTAACCCTACCTCTACTTCTTGTGGTAATACTAACGCCAAACTAAATCCCTCCTTAAGATTACCTCCCATATAAATACAAACAATAAGAAAGCAAGCAGAAACACACTATGGGAGGAAAGTTAAATGTGTTTTCAGATATCATCTGCCTACTTACTAAAATAGACATACAAAAGAAGAGGTTAAAATCACCTTTCCCTCTCACCTTTTATTCTTCTTTTAACACAAAATAAAAAGACTCCAATTAATTTGAAGTCTTTTTTCTAATCCTTATATTAATCCCTTAATCCAACCAATCTTTGCATTAGCACAATCACATCTTTGATATTCAATTTATTGTCAGGAAAAATAGATGCCATATTCACCAAATTAATTTCATTCTCTTTTTTCAATCCAACTAAATACTGTAATCCTGCTACCGCATCTGAAATACCAACAACTGAATCATCTTTAATAATTTTTCCTCTTTGAAATTTTAAATTATCTTGTTCGGGCAATATAATTGAATTTGAATTTTTGTCTTTCAGATTAATGAATTTTACAGTAACATTAACTTGTGCATTTGATGAATTACTAATTGACATTGGAATAAATACTAATTTTTGAACTGATAATGTTTCTGTATTTGAACCAGAAATTATTACTTTTCCAGAAACACTATCAATAGTTTGACTGAATTGTTCAAAATTTGATTCATTTAAAACATCCAAAACCTCAATCTCAGTAGAACAAAAATCTAATTCAATATCATAATTAGAAAGTGAATTTTCTGGATCAATATTATCTAATCCAATATATAATCCTACGCCATTTTCATTACTCCCTTGTTCTATTGAAATTGATGGTTTAGATTGAACTTCTACATTAATGATTTCAAATTGACTTTCAGTATCAGCTAATGCGTTATTAGTTATTAATAGCAGTATCATCATAGAAACTAATACAAACAATGATAATCTTCTCAACATCATCACACTAATTATCAACATATTTCAAATTTATCCATTTTGGATTAGTGAGAATATTTCCTTCCAAATCCTTCAAAGTATCCTTAATAATAATATGATATTTTTTAGATGTTAAATAAGAAGAATTGTTTTCTACTGTGAAAGATTTTTTATCATCAGATACAGTTATATTATAATCTGTAAGTTGTTTAAGATCATATGGAACATTATTATTGCCAAAACCAAAATTTAACTGAGACTCGTACAATAAAATCGATTGTGTTGTAATTGTTGTTGGATCAACTTCTTCAGATAAAGAAATTTTTACAAAATCATCGCTTCTTTCAATAATTAATTCTTGGTCACTAAAATAACTATAATTAGATGGGAAAACATGGAATGTGAAATCTGTAAATGTTCTCTCTGTTGAAATTCCTGCAATGTCAGTGGCAATTATTTTATTCAAAGTCCAAGTACCAATATCACTGTCATTAAATAGTCTGGTGAACTTCCATCGAGAAAGAAGAAATTCGCTTGATGGATTGATTATTTCGTTTCCATTTGGTGTACTGAATTCAAGTGAAACACTTTCCACAGGTGACATACTATTATAGTCAACCCACACTTGCATTTCAAACGATTCTCCAGATTTTGCAAAAGAATCTATTCCCCTTCCTAGAAATGAACCACTTCCACTTGTAATCGTTGGAGCGTTTCTATCACTATTCGGTATCACAAGAACTTCTATTATAGAAAAATTTAAAGTTTCCTCTCCATGTACCAATGGAGCACTTGAAAATAAAAATAGGAACATTGTTAGCAAAGTCATTACTTTTCTCATTGTATTTTCCTCCTCTTACTATTTTTGTCTTATCTAATAATTAGTATATAGCAATAAAGGAGGATTTACAATGAAAAATAATGATTTATTTAGTAATGTTATGTTGAAAGTTACTTTATTTTTCTAAAATTAACAAAACAACCTCTCTCAAATTATCCAACTTAGGGATATCTTCTTTTGAATATTTATTATTTTTATTTTTAATTAAATTAATCCAAATTTTTACTAAACCACTTTCACTGTTAAACATTATAAAATTCCTCCAGTTATATTAGAAAATGATATACTTAATTCAGCAATGGCATTCTGTGTTTCAATATTTTGTTGCTCTTGCCGTGCTGAAATAATTGACATTTCAGCAATTGCTGAATACAAGGATGCGTTTTCTTGTTCGAGTTTTTCAATTTTCTTTTGTAAAGACGTTTTAATTTTCTTGCTTTTTAATTCCTCGTCTGTCATTTTTATAATTGTGTTATTAATTATTTTATAATGATTAATATTCCCATTTGGAACATCTTCATCATTAATATAAATTCCTGACAGTCTTTCAAGGGCAGAAGAATTATTTTGATAAATGTTTTCAATTTTTTGGTCTCCCGAAAACTTGGCTTGAATTTGTCTCGTTGATTTTTCATAAATTATTAGCACTAATTTCACCTCTCTATAAAACAGTTATAAGCAAAAATTCTATACCTTGATAGTAATACCCTTCAAACGATTCATATGCTGTACAATAACCTCTCACTTGGACTTTAGCCAAACTTACATCAGTAGATACTATTGTTAAAGTTGTGTAAGAATAAGCAGCATCTACCCCCAAAGGGAGTTGCATAGCAGTAGTAGATAAAAAGCATTTAAAGGCTTTATTTCTAAACCTAACTGGTAGGTCGATATATAATCCATTTTCCCAAACTAATTTTGCTGCAGCTTCTTCAGCGTCCGTCCAATCTAGATCAACCCATGCAACACCTAACCCTATAGTTGAGCCGGATATTATATGGGTTTCATATTGATAAGGAATTGTTTCACCATCCACTAATCTCTCTAACCCATTTGCAGTTAATTGTGTATGACCACCTCCTGCTGAATCAGAATGACTTGCTCTTATACCATACAGCCCAGTTGCAAATTCGCCCATATTAACAACTTCTGTAGAAGTTCCATTCTTAACCTGAATACCATTTTGAGTAATATATGTGCTATTATAACTAGTATCAGGTTGAAGAGAATTACCTGCTTGATCTTTCACGGTTGAGGCAGATACTCCATCAATAGTGCCAGTTACATCTCCACCAAAAGCAACAGTAGATGAAGGTTGGTAAGGATTTTCTCCTTCATAAACAGATTTAATAATAGAAGAAGATAAAAATCCAGATACATTAATATCTTGATCGACTATTCTATATGCTTTAATACCAAAAGTATAATATTTATTTGATGGAATTCCATGTAAAATAAATGCTCTTTTTTCAGGTGTTACATAAAATACTTGTTCGCTTGCAACAGTTGTTCCAAATGTATAAGAAAAGTTTACATCTGATTGATAAACATAAACAATAAACCCATCAATATCGTAGGCATCACCTGTACCAGTAAAATCCCATTCAAAACTAATATTTGCCGAACCATCTGTATTAATAGTATGATCTATTGATGTTCCATCGTTTGCAATTATAGGGTTAGCAGGTGTTGTTGACTTTCTATCATTTCTACCATCAAAATTTATAGTTGCAGTTTGAACAGTTTCGGCAGTTTGTGTACCAACATTATCAGTATTTATTGCATTTCCACCTTGAGAATCAGATGTGGCAAAATTAAATTCTACATTTCCTGATGGAAGAGTATTGTTTAAGCCACTAAATTTATTCCATGCTTGATTTGCTACTGTATCGTCAGTATATCTTACTTTTAAAACCCAATTACTTTCTAAATATGAAGTATTGTTAGAATTTGATGTTAAAATCTCACCTTGTGAGTATAATGAATGGACAATATCACTTTCTAATATCCATAAATCATCTTTCTGATAACTTGTAGGTTTTAAAGTGTATATAGTCTTTTTACCATCAATAGTGTCAAAAATGTCTTTAGGTATTTCTTGTTGTGACCACTTATAATCAAAATTACTTCCATTCACAGTTTTAGTATAAATATAAGTCTTTTTAATAGTTGGAGTAGAATCATACCATAAGTCAGTTACAAATTTATTATAATCACTGTTATCGGGGACATTGACATATTCAGGATGTGGCATTATGGTTTGATAAAATGTATCTGCTTTCCCATCAATCAGACCTTCAAGAGTAGTTTTATCAGTAGGATAAATTACATTAACAAATTCGTTCGTACTAATCTCTTCGTTAGTTGCTATTCTTATCGATACCCTATCAAAGATAATGTCTTTTGTTGCTGTTGTATCAATAGAGTAACTATTTGCCATTACATATCCAGTCATTCCAGTCCATCCACTTAAATTATCATGTGGTCTAGTGACTAAAGTTCTAACAGTATACCATTTCCCTAAAGTTGGACTTAAAACATAGTCTGATAATTTAATAGTTGCATGATACGGCGTTGACATACCTATCCAGTTAATTAAAATTCCTGCACCTGTCAAAGCACCACTAACCAACATAAAATCAATTTCAATAACTAAATATTTGTGATTGGCTATATTAGAAACATAGGCTGAAGAATCCATAGCCATTCCAGCTTGCGCAGTACCTATATTCCAACGACAGGCATAACTTCCATTAATTTTAAGAGTTGTTTCTCTTGTTGGGCCAGAATAAGAACTCCATGCACTAAATCCAACAGGATAATTACTAGATGCAAGCCAATTAGAAAAATTAGGATTAGTGCTTAGTAATCCAACTGTATCATTAAGTATAGATGACGTTGCTGAACTTGAATTTAAACTAAAAGATGTTGAAACATTATTCCATTTGTCTCTAACTTTTAATTTATAAGTATAAGTTGTAGGAATGTCTACAGGAGGATCATAATCAATAAAATAACCTTGCGAAGCACCACTTCCTGCTACAGATGCTATTTTTGTTGCTGAACCATCACTCCAAGTTGAACCCGAACATCTCCATATTTCATAGATTAAACCTTGTTCTGATATTTCAGTCCATGTAACCTTTATGGCTCCAAATTGACTAGTGGTAGTCGGGTTAGGAGGAGTAGGGGCTGTATTATCTACAGCAATACTATTTTGAGCAGAAGTTAAACTACTTTCCATTCCACTATAATCTATAGCCGAAACTTTATAATAATATATTTGGGCAGGTTTTAAATATGGATCAGTATATTGACGCGAGGTTGTTTCAGCAATTACATAATAATTTATATTATTCAAACTACGATAAATTCTATATTTTTCTACATCTGTAGATGTACTCGCTGTCCAAGAAATTGTTATTCTTCCATCATAATCTGGAGTCAATGTTAAATTTGTTGGAGTATTAGGGACAAAAGCATCAGCAGGTTTATAAATATTAGTATTAGGAGCAGAAGATATGGTATATAAACTTGACAAACCAATAATATCTACTGCTTTTACTCTATATCTATAATTAGCTAAAGTTGTGGTAGATGCAGAAATATTATATTCTGTGTAATTGTTTGTATTTATATTAAATATTGTTGGATAAGTAGAACCACTATCTGTAGATTTTTCTAGTATATAGCCTACCACATCATTACTAGAACTTTTATCCCAAGTAATATCTATACGCCCTAACCTTGCAATAGCAGAAATACTTATTGGAGCAGAAGGAATATTAGTATTGTTGGCAGTACATGATTTCCATTCTAATTCTGGTAACTCGGATTCATTTCCGACTTTATTATAAGCAGAAACATAATACCAATAAGATACTTGATGCTGTACAGTTTTGTCTATAAATGATAATATATCTTGAGTTGCGGTTCCTACAATAAACTTATCTGTACCTGTTGCAGAAGTTGCTCTCCAAATGTAATAACCTGCAATTCCTGAACCATTATCAGTAAAGCCACTCCAACTTATAGTTATTGTCCCATCTGCATTTGCTACTGGAATTCCTACTGTACCAACCGTAGGGATTGTAGTATTCATTACATTTAATAAGTTTTTCTTTGCTGTATAATAATTTGAAAAATTAGTTCTAAAAGTTTCTCCATTAATATCGGAAGTAGCAGTTAAACTAAACAATAAAGCAGTAGTATTAGGAGAAATTATAGATGTATTGAGATAAGCATCTAAATCATTATATTTTTCATCATATATCGTATAAACGTCTTCCATAAGAATTCCATAAGTATTAGCTTGATTATCTAATATTGATTTTTCTGCTACAATTGCATCCCACTGTAATTTAACTGATTGTTTTTCTGAAGCTGATAATTTAGAATCACTAGAAATATCTTCTAGTGATTGACCAACACTTGTATTTGTCCAATCGGTCAGTAAATAAGTCTCTCCACTTATTTTTGAGGTAGTACATTTTTTTAAAACACCACCCGTATCCCATAAATCCCCTTCATCATAAGGTGGGGTAGGATAATCAGGATCTTGTTGATAAAATACCCTACGTTTGTGATCTGTCGCTATATCATATGCTTCATTTGCTTTTTGCAATGCTTCTGTAATTGCACTATCAGTAATTAAACTCCAAGAATATAAATTTACATTATAAATAAACCTATATCCATATCCTGTTAAATTATTATAGAATACATCACCTAAATGATTATCTCTTTGAGCAGTTGTATTCCAATCGCTTGAAGGAACATTATATATAATTACTTGATTAGCAGTTAATTCTACACCGATTGCTTCTGTTAGTGTAATAGTTTTGTTTACACTATCTACACCATCAGTAGCAATTATTTTTGTTACTATTAATATATCTGTAGTTTCGGTTTTACCATAAAAACTAATAGACATTCCATCTGATAAACCAAGTACATTATCTAGATGAATTATTGTGTCTGAAGTTAATGTGGTTGTTGTAACTGTTGCATAAATTGGAGTATAGTCATAAAACCAAGTTGAAACGCTGCCATCTATTAAACCAAGAAGATAATCGTAATCTGTATTACGTGTAGCAATTGTAGAAAAGGTATTGTCTGCGTATATTTTTGCTGAGTCAATGGCATTTTGTTCTGCTGAATTCCAGTTGGAAGTTGAAGTTTGGTTAATTTGGGATTCTGGAAGACCTTCAACAATTTCCAACGAACCTCCTTTAATTCTAATTCCTCTTTTTTCAGTTTCTCCATCCATATATTTTCCAATTTCAACGACTGGATTTTCAGTACCATCATATACATCAATACCATCGAAAAGCCCCGAATTGGCGATCACAGTTTTACCCCACAAAACACTAGCATTAACACCGTCTGGAGTAATTCCAGTGCTGGCAGTTTGCCAACCATCTTTAGTTAGGGCAATAATGTTATTTATAATTCTTAATTGTTCTGGAGAAACTATACCATTATCGTCTATTTCTTTTAACCAGATTCCTCTTTTATCAATTATTTGAGATTGATTTTTTGAAGCTAGTATCTTTTTTAATGTGGCATCAATATTTTCATTTCTAAGTTCAGTTATTACACTTGGGTTTACTTTATTATCCCAATCTACTTTATTCATACTTAAAGTCGTTGAAGAAGTTATGGCATTACTAATTAAATCTTTGAAATAAATATTAGGATCATCAATAGAATCTTTATTACTAAAAGATAGCACTAGAGAATTATCTTTTGGTTTATACGTATACCCTATTAATCTGACCCAAATATCAATTTCAAATTTAGAAAATTCTACGTTTACGATATCTCCTAATACAAGCTTACTCCAATCATGTTGACATTCTACAATCTGTAAAAAATCAATTATTTCAATGTCAAATATTAATGGAGGGGTACATAATTTCAATAATTTTTTCTTACCTTCTTCTAATAATTCACTCGAATCTGTATAATTAGAATCATGCCATGTAGTCTCCTTAATAAAATTATCAAATTCTTCAACTAAAGCTTCTGTATTAATATAATTAGAAATATCAATACTATTTCTATAATTTATAATTTCATTATTTTTATTGTTTATCTCACTTTGTTTTGAATCAACTAATTGCTGTTTTGACGAAACTAGAATTTCAGCATTATCCAAATCAATATTTAGTTGTGTTAAACTTTGGTTCGTGGATATTGCCATATCTACAGCATCCTGTGCAATTTCTAAAACACCTTCTGCATCAATTAAATCATTATCGAGTGCTGTATATTCGATTTGAATGATATTTAATTGTGATAATAAAATACTATAATTTATATTTATTTGTTCCCAAATTGTTCCATCCCAACGCCAATATCCATTATTATCAGGATTAACATCAGAAGTTATTTGATATGTATCTCCAATAGTTAAACCAGAAGATGGCAGGGATGCATAATTTAATATAGCACTTTTCCAAGTAGTGAGTATTTCTAAACTACTCAAATATTCTTCATATGCATTTAAACTATTAATCAGGTCTTGCGACATATAATCTGTATCTTTATAAAAGGTATAGTTTTCAATATACGGAGCACCAGTTGGATTAATATCGCTAATACTAATATCATTTCCAAAGCAATATAATCTTGTTCTAATCTCATCGTTTTTTATTTGCTTATTGATGCTTTTTATATAGTTTTCTTCAGATATATATAAACCTTTATTTCCTTGAAGTTGATCTAATGTTTTTACTGATATAGTTTTAGTTTTTGTATCAAAAAGGAAAATACATCCAAAAGCAGGTTGAACATCATTGATTAAAAAATCAAATAAAGTTTTTTCACTTATATCAAATGAACGATATATTGTGTGCGAATTTACAAAATCTAAAAATGATTGTGCGTCTAGTTTCCAACTAGTTAATGTCTTTATATAATTCATTACACCTAATTGGTAACCCTCTTCGTCTAAATCATTAGACAGTGTGTATAACTTACGAGAAACAAAATTATAACTTCTAATGATTTTTTTATTTAGCATATATTCTAAAGAGTAACAATGGATATTTTTAATTTCTATTCCGTCACCAATTTCTTCAGGACTATCAATGATGAAATATTTCTCATCATTTAGTAGTACTAAATAGTCTCCTTTAATTAAATCATAATAATTTTCACCATAATTTATATTAAAGCTTAATTCGTCAGTTGTTGGAAATCTAGCATCATAAGTTATATCTTCATAATTTATAACCCCTATTTGAGTTTTATCAGGTTTGCATAATATTAATTCATATTCTATGGGTTCTAAACTTCGGTCAATATCTCCAAGCATTAATTAATCTCCCCTTTTTATGCCCACAATGGGAATTTATATCTAAAAGATAATAAACATTTTCCAGTAACTTCAATTCTATTTGCTCCATAAACAAATCTAAACCACTTTTTATTAAAATTGCCTATTCTATATAATCCTATGTCGCTTATTATTTGTTTTCGTTCATTATTTGTATAAATTTTTTCTCCTACTATCAAGTCAGTAAATTCAAATATTTCTCCTCCATTGCTCAGATTTGTTAAGGTCAATCCTGTATCTGTTCCACTTAATGTAAACTCAATTTCAGGATAAAGGTATTTAACTGCATTAGAATAATTATATATTGTTATAGTGGTTGGAAGAGTTGATGCACTTAAATCGAAATTGTTTTGATATACTGAAGAATAGCCCCATGGAGCGTCACAACGAAATTTTATACTTATATATCCTTTGAATGAACCAAAAGTTATAAGATCAATTTTATCAGTAGAAATTACATTATATATAAGGTCTGGATTATCTTCTGATATGAATTGCTTATATTCTTCATGAATTAACCACTTGCTTAGTTGCATTTTCTTTTCTGGCGTGAACTCTTCATCTAATAGAGAGCAGATTATTTCAAATTCTAATGGTTCTTTTTCAACTCTATATAATGCAGGTATGTGATTTTTGTATTTTTTCTCTTCAATAATATTTTGTGCAGGAGCGAATGGGGAGGAATTTTCACTTGATCCTCCTATACGAACTATGTATAATCCCATGTCCTGACTAGATATATTGTCAAATATGAATGACATATTTATCAATTATTTTCACCTCCGATATAAAGAGGTATATTACACACATACACCTCTTTATATTTTTTACTTTCTAAAAACTCCGCTACGATTAAACGTTTTATTTAACTCATTTATAGTATATTTGGCTATTTTTTCTAAACTAGGGAGTGATTTTGCATCTACATTCCCTTCAACATGAATCAGGTTATCAAATTTAAACTCCATTGTTTGTTGTTGAGATTGTTTTAATATATTACTATAATCTGGGAGTTTAATATTACTCATCAAATTGGTAGATAAACTAGGTAAATTGTGAACAATATCCCATAATTTTTTCCCATCTGTCGCATTGAAAATTGTTTCTACACTTGAATTAGTTCCATGTAGCATTGTCATTCCTGGGACATTATTAACTCCACCTGTTTTAAATCCTTCTGTTTTCTTTTTAAACTTTTCTAGTGTTTCGTATCTGTCATCACCCCAAATTCGCTCACCTTGACCTATATTTGGTATTACTGCTGACCCACCCAATACTATGTCACCTGATTTTGCTGATGATGCATCCCCATTATTTACAGTAATAAAATTAAACTTATCAGCATTATTTACGCTCTTCGCTAAACCAATATCAATTGAATTGCCATATACATTTATTTTAGACGACTTAGCACTAGATTCAGATTTACTATCCTTAATATCATCAACTGATTTACTCGCAGATTTAACTTCATCAATTAAATCTAATAAATCATTCCAACTCTCCCCCAACGATCTTGCTGTAGACTTATTCATATCCTTAAAATCACTCAAGAACGAACTCATTTGAGATTTAATTGCATTAGTATTTCCACTAATAATAGCTAATCTCATTGATGCATATTTTCTCTCATCATTAATAAGTTCATTGTACATATATTCTGTATCAGTTTTCTGCTTATCTAAATTTTCCTTAATGGATTTATATTTAGATTCTTCAGAGTCTTTCTTGGCATCAATATCAGTTTTATAATCATCTAATTGCTCTGATAAAGCATCTTTACGTAAATCTCTAGAATGATCTTTTTGCATCTTTTCAATTTCAGTTATTTTATCAGCGAGTTGAGTTTCTAGTTCTTCTCGTTTAAATTTTGCTTCAATTGAATCATCTAAAGATAAGATGTTGATATCATTTTGAATCTTTTGTGCATCTTTTTGAGCATTTGTTAGATTTAAATTATAATCCTCTGCATTTGCTTCATCATTAATTAACTTCATTTTTTCATCATAAGCATCTTGATATTTTTGCATTTCTTTGTCTAGATTGTCAAGTTTTTTCTCATGTCTTTTGTCTTCATAATCCATTTCATCTTCAATTTTAGAAATAGCAATATCTTTCTGCTTCTCATATACTCTTTTGAAAGTATTTATTATTGAGTCAGCAATTGAATTATAAATGGACAAAGTTTCACTTTTTGTTGATGATAATGAAGAATATAAAGATGTTAAAGTAGATTGTAATTCTTCTTGTGCAGATGCAGTTAGATTAGTTGTGGCGATTAGGATTTGAAGATGATCAATTTCAGATTGAATTGCTTCTGATTTTTGCTTGAGGAGTTCAATTTGCTGTTTTTGATTATCAGAGTATTGGGATGAGGATTGAGAGTATTGATCTTGTTCAGATTTAAGGAGAGATAGGGAATCTGAGATGGATTCGATTGATTTATTGTAGGTGGTTAGGTCTGATTTTACGATATCGTAGTTTATGTCTAGGATAGTGGATTGGAGTTGTTTTTGGGAATCTGTTGCTTCCTCTGTAGCATTTTTATTTTCTACCCATGCTTTACGAAGTTTTTGGATTTTAGTAAATAATGCTTCCATACTTGTTCTGGTTGCATTTGAACTTTCGTTCCATTCGGATTGGAAAGTTAATGATTCTTCATTATCCTCAGTAAACCATCTCCAATAACCTTGTGGAGTTTCAGCATTTATTTTTGCTTTTGCATCTTGAAGTTGAGTTAATTGTAACTCTTGTGAGGCAATTAATTCGTTTGTTTTAGAAAGTGTTAATATATATTCTTCTTGCGATTTTGCTTGTTCAACTTCTTTTTGAATAGAGTCTGATTTAGTTTTAGTTAGAAGATTTTGAGCATTGATTTCTTTTATTATTGCATCTGTTGTGTCTTTAAATGTTTGAGGATCTTCTATTTTCTTATCGCCAATTTCTGCAACTGCTGTCTCATTGCTTTTGCGAGCGTTATAGTCTCCCAACACACTTTTTACATAATTTTGTGTCTCGGCATATGGAGGTATCCCACCATATTTTGTAACTGCCCCTGGCCCTGCATTATAAGCTGCTAAAGCAAGTGATATATCTCCACCAAATTTATCTAGTTGTTGTTTAAGATATTTTGCTCCCCCTTCTATATTTTGTGCAGGGTCATAGGAATTAGATACTCCAAGTGATTTAGCGGTAGCTGGCATGAGTTGAGTTAATCCTACTGCACCAGATGGCGAAACAATCTTTGCTCTAAATCCAGATTCTTGTTTTATAAGAGCGTCTAGAAGTGTAGCTGAAATACCATTTTGCTTGGCAGACTCACGAATTAATTCTGCATATGGTCCAGTTACTACTTCTGGAATGTCAACTTTTTTTGTTGCAACAACTGGCATCTCTAATGCTTTTGTATATAAATCTGCTTTTTTATTAGCCTCATCTATTTTAGATTGGGCATCAGCTAAATTATACAAGGCACCATATGTGTTATCTTTTTCAAAACCATTGTAAACTTCTCCATACGATTTACCTGTTTTATTCATTTCTTGAAGAATTAATTGGTGTAAAACACTAGTTATATTTTCGTGAGTGTTTGATAAACCAGCCATCGCATTTTTTTCAAGACCAAGTTGTTTAATTCTTTTCTCTGATTCTTTTAAAACATCCTCAGATTTTTTCTTTTCATCTGCAATAGTTTGTAATCTTGTCTTAATAGATTGTTTGCGTAAATCCTCTAAAGCATCTATCTCAATTGTAAAACCATTATTGACTTTATGAATATATGGTAATAAATCTTTATGTTTTTCTGCTAATTCAACAAGTTCTTCTGCTGTTAATTCTTCTCCATTCTTCATTTTTTGCAATAAATCTGTATAATTCTTTTGAGTAGACATTCCATCTTTAAAAGCTTTGTCCATGTTTGATATTGAATTTGTTAGGTTATTAATTTTTTCTGATGCATCATTTGCATCCGGTATTTTGAAAAATTCACCAATAGCATCTTTTAAGTCTTCATATGTTCCTTTGTCTTTTGCATTTAATTCAGTTTGATTGTGAATGTCTTCCAACTCTTTAATTAATCCTTGGTTAGTTGGATCTTTAGCAAGTTTTGCTTTTAATTCTTCAACTTTTTCAGAACTATCACCAATTGCATCAGCAAAATCAATTATATTTTTAGCAGGAATGTATATACCTAATTTTTTATTAACTTCTTTAAGTTCTGCATTGAGTTTATTGTATTCGGCAGAAATATCTTCTACTATTGTTTTTGCAAAACTGTCTTTATTAGAAACTTTACCTATTGCTAAACTTAACTTTTCTAATATTGCGACTCTTTCTTCTAAAGTTCCATTAAGTTCAAGAATATCTTTACTGCCTTTTTGTCCATCAAAATCTCCAGCTATAGAATTTAATATGTTGTCAATTTCTACTTTTTTACCTACTGAATGCCCAACATATAATTTTGAAGTTGAGACATTTTTAGATTTTGCTAAAGCTTCTTCTCCTGAATTACCCATTGAAGCCAATTGTTCTCGGGCTTTTGCTACAGCTAGTTTATCAATTATACCAATTTGTTTTTCATATTTACCACTTACTAAATCTAAATCTTTTGCTTCAGTACCATAAGTCTTAATAAGTTCATCTTGAATACTTTTCAAACGAGCTTTTGATTCACTTGTTAAATCTCCAGACTTAATAATTTTTTCGTATTCAGATTTTAAACTAACTAATGACTCTCGCTCTTGATTAAGTTTTTGAGTTAACTCTTCTGCTTCTCTCGCATTTTCTTTTTGTTTTTGCTTCCAAATATCAAATACTACTATTGCTGTTGTTATCGCACCTATGATAAAACCAATTGGATTTGATTTTATTGCTACATTTAAACCATGCATTGCTAAAGTTAATCCTCTTGTTGCGATGGCAGATCCTAACATTTGCTCTGTATAACCTGCCATCGCACCTTTAGAAATAATCATTAATCGAATATTATCAGTTAAAGCCAAACCAAAAGTCCTAGATGAAGTTGCCCAAGCAATAAGAGCTGAAGTAATTTGTGTTCCTTTAAGTAAGGCCAATACTGCTGTAACTGACATTATTATAGTTGTTAAATTTCCAAATGCGTCTATTAAGTAACTTAAACCATCAAGTGTTCCTTTAATTAAACTTGAATCTAATGTTGACTGCCAAAACCCCTCGACTGAATTTTTCAATTTGTCGAATTTTGCCGATGTTGATTCTTGATATACATTGAATTTTGATTCTGCCGTCCCAGACGCATTTAAGGCATTTTCATAATTCTTTAATGAGTCACTATAATTATTTAATAGTGTTATACCTCTGTTTCTTTGAAATGTTCCAAACATAGTTGTAGCGATATATGCTTTTTCATTCTTTTCTAAACTGCCAAATTTTGCACCGACCATATCCATTACTGTTGCAAAATCCAATAATTGCCCTTGAGAATCTGTTGCTTTAATACCAATGTCGTCCAAGGCTTTTACTACATCATTTAATTGTGTCTCATCGTCTGAATTAAATCCTGTCTTTTTTATGGATTCATAACGGCTGATCACAGAATTTAAGCTTCGTCCAATAGTTGAGGACGACTCACGTGTGATGCTGGAAATTGTTGCCAGCCATGAAGCGCTTTTTTCGAGCGAAATGTTACTATTCTCACTTGCTGATGCAACTCTTTGGAGGGCTTCTCCGATCTCATTTGCTCCTGAAGCAGTTGTGTCTCCTAATAATGCAAATATATCTATAATTTTTTGCACATCTTCGCCAGTTGCGTTAGCTGTCGCAGTAATAATTGTATTACTTTCTTTTAAGGAAAGAGAACTAATTTTTGCATATTGAATTATAGACTTCATTCGTTTTTCAACGTCAGATTCAGATAAACCTTGTCTAAAAAGATCGGCAGATGTCCCTGCTATTTCTTTAGTAGTCACAGACATCTCTTTACCAAGTTTATTATATGATTGTGCTAAACTTTCAACTTCTGCTTGTGTTTTATTAGTTACTATACGAATTTGATTAAGAGAATTATCAAGCTCGTATATATAAGAAATTCCCAATTTTAACTGATTGAGGCTGCCATAGACCAAATTCGTACTTATTCCCCAAATTGCGATCTTTTTTGCGGCCAAAGTGAGCATTTGACTAAAAGCATATCCATCTCTACTTGAGTTTCTAAACTGGCCAGATACTTGAGCAACTCTAGTTCTAAGAGTGTCTAATTGTAATCCGTATTGTCTAGCAGAAATTTCACCTCTTCTAAATGCATTTTCCATTTCTTTTAATTTTGCAACTTCAGCACTAACCCTTGAATCAGCAAAAACCTTATCTTTATTTATTTTTAACCTATCAAGAGAGTTATTTATACGCTTAATTTGATCTTCTACATTTTGAGGAAATATATTTTTATTGTTCCCGTTACTCCCACCAGTACCACTACTTCCTAAATTTCCATTGACATTTACATTCAAATTTAACTTGAATTTCTTAGATAAAATTTCTAAATCTTTTCTGAATTTTTCAATTGATGCGGTGGATTTATCTAATTGAAACCCTAAATTTACTTTAAATTTCTTAACTTGCTTGTCTACGATATCTTGTGTTAAACTAGTTGCATCAAATTTTCCTTTCAGAATAATCTTGACATTCTTTAATTTTTTATCTATTTTATCCTGAGTTAAATCTGTTGTATCTAATTGTCCTTTCAAGTTAATTTTAAGATTCTTTAACTGTTCATTAATTTTATCTTGTGTTAAATCAGTAATATCTAATTTACCTTTAATTAATATCGACAATTTATTGTCCAAAGATTTGACCTCCTTTTAATTTATTTTTAAATATAATAAAAGAGGGGCAACCCTCTTGAAAATTCTTTATAATTTATTATTAAAATTATTGATATTCTAACATTTTTGGCATATAATGAAAATAAAAGGGGTGACACAAATTGGGAATGGCAATTTTTATAGCAATTTTATTATCAGCAATTATTTATATTTATTGTAGTCATAATATTGCAAAACAAAGGAAAGCATTTGAAGTTAAAGAAAGACAATCTGGAAATATATTAACCACATTTCTCCTTCATCTAAATGGACACCCGTACTTACAACCTAATGATGTAGTAACTCTTCAATTACGCAAAAACAAAACAATATATATTGAGAATAAAAATATTAATACAAAAACTCATAAGAAATCCAATTTTATAGGGAGTGAAATTCTAATATCACAATTAACTAAGTATGAATCTAAAACTGAAACGGAAATTAGAAGAGATGTTACTCTAACGAGATTAATTGCACTTGGTATTTTTGCATTTGGAATTAAAAAGAAGACAGAAACAAATACTCAATATTTAATCTTAACATATATAGACAATGGTGTAGAAGTAACTTGTGTATTTAAACAAATGCAAGACCATCAAGAATTAGGAAGTATTATTAGCAATATAAATCGCATGAGAATTGAATCGAATAATATTAAAAGTGTGTTAACTAACAATTAACACACTTTTCTATTGACCATTATTCTGTTTTGAATCCTCGTTTGTTTAAAGCATTTTTAATAAATAATCTTGCTTTACTTTTTGATAAATCTTCATATGTCTTTGCGAAGAATGGTCTTGGGCCAATTCTATCATCTAAATCAATACCCCATTGATATCCTTTAGAATACTCAATTATATATGGTATATTTTCACCTTCATCTCCTCGTCTAGTATTTGTTAATTCAATAGTATCATTGCTAATATTTGTAGTCTTGCAACTATCAATTAATTTCCAACTGCGTTCATAATGTGTTGGTATGTACTCATTATAGACATCATCTTGTATATGTTCTCTCATCAAATGCCTACTTTCTAATGCAACGTCTGTTTGCAAACTGTCTGATATTTGTTTCAGTAAGTATTTTTCTAATTCAGAAACAGTTTTAAATTCCACTATACCGCCCCTTTTTTAATTTATTATAATTTATCTACACCTTTATCCCATGCCGTGACATCTTTTACAAATTTAAGTTTATCTGGATCAAGTTTATCAAATTGTTTAGAAATATCTTTAATAAACTTTGTCATTCCTTTATCGTCTGGTATTTTTGCAAGCAACTTATTTAAACCTTGTGACACAACATTTTGAAAAGAATTATCTACTTTATATATTTCTTCAATTTGCTCATTTACACTATCTGTGATAAAAGACATTTCACTTTGATCTATATTATTCATAATATACGCGACTGTTCCAGATTCTTTAAGTGAATCATATAATTCTAAATTATCTTCTTCAGACATATCAATATTACTTACTTGATTACAAATAGAAAACTCAATAGCCATTCTTTTCATTACATGGTCAATATGCTTAAATCCATCTTCTTCGATTGTAACACAAGCGAGTAGAATATTTTCAATTATGTTTTGTTTTACAAGAAATGGTATATATTTTTTGATAGTAATATTTGAATAATCCTCTTTAATCTCTGATACTTTAATTAAGTTTTTCTCTGTCATTTATTTTTCCTTCTTTCGTAATTTTATTTATTGCCTTAATTATTTACCTTTAACTCAATTCCGTGTTCTTTAAATTTATTTATTAAACCCTTCAATCCATGTTTCATATCCTCTGGATAAAGTTCTAACAAAGTTAAATTATTGTCCTTACATATCTTTTGTTTTTCTTCTGTTCTTTTTTGGTAAAATTCCTTTCTTTGTAATCCAAAATACTCAACAATTATATCGTTCGCTAAAAACCAATCGCATCGTTTATATCCACAACGAATATCATCTGTAAAAACTGAGTAATAAACTTCTTTTTCATATCCAAGACTATTATCTATAAATAAATTGGTAATAATTAATTCTGGATGAGATAAACATAAATCATTATTTTTTGATCTATATGTATTATTAGAGAATATATTTCCACTGTAATTAGGTTCTAACCCTGCCACTTGACAAGCATTAACATAACCATTAAAACAACGTCCATATGTATTATGATGTGCCATTTCTTTATTCTCACTTATTTCTTGTGCAAGAGGAGTTCTTCCTAGAAACAATGCAAAATCCTTTAAATCCCTTATTAGTTTTTCTTTATCATATGTAATATATAAATGCTCGTCTAAATCTTTTTTTAATCCAAGTTTTACTCCTTGGGCCATAACCGCATTTGGCGTTCTATTAAAAATGTTTGCCAACTCTTTATTTGTCTTGATTGGGTATTCTTTGATAAATATTTCTATATCTTCATCCGACCATCTTATTCTTGACTCCAATCCTAATTTATATCCTTTTGTAACTATTGATGACTCTGTACGATGTGGCAACAACATTACTAGTTGTTTTGTAGATTTTTCTCCATAATATTCTTTCAAAATATCAATATCTTCTTCTGACCATTCTGAATTTAGCAATCTTTTTATATTCAAATCTGATGCCTTATGTATAATTCCATCTTTATCAAATGGTTTTAATACTTCTAACAATTCCTCCCATTCTGTTGTAGGGTAATATGTTTTAAGATTTTGTATTTGTTCTTCAGACCATATATCATTTCTATTTAATTCAATGTTGTATTTTTTAAGAACATAATATATTGAAGCTCCATCACTATATCCATATTTCTTAGCTATTTCTTGACAATTGATTCCATTCAAATAATCTTGGATAATTAATTGATATTCTTCACTACTTCTTTTTTTTATGTATAATCCTAAGTTGTTTGCTTTTTTCATTATTATTTCTTTATTACGTTTAATCATTAACTTATTGTTAATATCTTCAATAGAACTATTAGTATAATAATCAATTAAAACTTGCTCATCACATTTGTACCACCCACTGTCACCTAATACATCAATTTCTTTTAAAAAACTATTCCAACTTCCCCATTTACGTTCATAATTAACTCCTGATGGATAACCAATTGTTGGTTTTAATTCTTTTTTTAAAGGATATCTCTCATTTTCATTAAAGAAACGCCAAAATTCAGATATTAAAAATTCTTTAGAAAAATTCGTTATCCTTACTAAATGCTCATGATTTCTCTTATCTTTTATTTGTGTTGTTGTTTTACTAAGTTTTTCTGCTAATTCTTCATCTGTCATGACCATATAATTGTCTTTTAAAAAATCTCTTTCTTCTTTTGACCATATAATTCTCATCTAATTCAACACTCCTTCAAATTTTATATTCTTATCCCTACCAACCACACTCCAAACCAATAAATTATAAAAAGGCAACAAAAAAGAAGGGAGGAGTGTATCCCTTCTACTACATTGCAATTGTAGATGTTGCTTATTTAATAGCAAACTAAAGCGTCCAATAATTTGCTAAAACTATCAAATTTAAAATTAACCCCACACACAACAAAAAGAACCCATATTTTTATGGATTCTTTAAAGAAAGGAACTATGTTCTGGTATATTGCTCTTTATAAGTAGAAGGAAATAATTGCAATAATTCAGCATATGTTGCATGAATAGATTCAAACAAATTGTAATTATACATAATTGCTTTATCGATATCTAACATGTTGATAATTTGACCAACAAACCATTCTTCATAAAGTTCTGCTTTTGAAATTGTCTGAACCTCTGCACGAGCTGAAGCTCGGCAGGTTCTTATCTATTTAAACTTATCATATACTCTCATTTGTAGGCATTGTATTCATCTACATTTTACACATATATGAACTAATTTAATCCGATAAGAATTTTACTAACAAAGATTCCATTGAATCCATTAGCGTTAGCATCAAGCCCGATTCTCGACTTGTTTGGTCAAACCTTTAATTAAATTCCCATACTTGATATTTTCTTGTCATCACTTGCTAATAATCTACTAATTTCTTTATCATGTAATATTTTAAAGTTATCAAATTTACTAAAACACAAATCTCTATTAAGTGTATTTAGATTCTTATTAACATTCATAATTAAAAATGAACTATATAAATCCCTTTGTATCTTAAACTCACCAAAATCATTCCATCTCTCTGATAAATCCTTCTTAACATAAGTATTATCAATATGATTATATTGACTTGCTTTAATACTATAAGTATCAATCTTATACAATTGTGTTCCATTCCATTTCAATTTATTATCTAAAATTGTTAGAAACATTGAAGGTGCTTTATTTGCTAAAGATTTTCCAAATCGTTTCTTCTTATTAAATTTACCATCTTTGTTTTTGGTAGTTTTCTTAGCTCTCTTTTGCAATCCTTTATAACTCATAGTTTCAACATAGAATTTATCTCCTAAATTCAATATCTCATTTGCTAAAATGTTATGAGATTCTTTTCTCAATGCCGATTGTTTCCTGAATAATTCTTTCCTAACATTCTTGATTTTAACGTAATGTTTGCTATAAATCCATTTATCTTTATTTCCTTTGACTATAGTACCATTTTTATTGAATTTATTTGGATTAGTTGCTCTTCTTGATCTATCCATTTTTCGTTGAAGAAGTTTTACTTCTCTATTAATCTTATTAATTTCAGGTGCTAATTCTAATAACTTTACTTGATATTGACTACTAAAAGCAATAGTTTGAGTACCAATGTCAATTCCGACAGGTGATTCAATGCCTATTTTACCTTTAATTTCACCTTGTTTAGTTACTTTAGTAGGAGGAATGCCTTCCATAATTAACTGTATATAATAATGGCATTTCTCCTTAATCATTTCTCTTTTGATACGACAATACTTTACTTTATCTTGAATTGTCATATGTGCATAAACATCATTATCCTTAATAATTACAGGAATTTTAAGTCCATTCCAGATTAATTGATTGGATTTAATATCATATTTAATACCACTCTTATTCCATTTTCCTTCAATGCTTTTTAATTTGTCATATTTAATGAAATTAACTTTCTTAGCAGCATGAAACATTAATTTTTCAAAAGCTGAATATGCTCTTGAGGCTAATTTTTGACAAGTTAAACTATCAATATTGTCTTTAAAATGTTTATACGTTGGTTTAACAAATTCATGAAGTGAATATTCATTAATATTATAAAGTTTATTCAAATCATTAAATTGTTTGTTTCTATCTTTGCCTTTAGGAAGTTTACTAATTTTTTGGTATGCCTTAGATTCTCTCATGTGGTTATATCGTTTCAATATTTCACCTAAACAAGCATTATATATTTGTCTACATATATTAAATCGTTTATCCAAAATATCTTCTTGATATATTTCAGTACTTAAAGGAAGAGTTAAAACATAATTTGATTTTGAATTATCTTTTGGCAATGAATATTCACCTCATTTCTTTTATTTATTACTTATGTAACATATTAATTATACAATTTATGAGAATATATTGCAAGTATATTTATTTAATTATTATACTTAATATAAACACCATTCATCCTCACACGCTGAAGCGTGGAGGCTTTCTGGCTGAATTCCTGAATTCTGTAAATGATTTCTAATTGCATACTTTGGATTTTTCGGTTTTAAAGGACATGACAATATTATTCACCCTTTCTCAATCTTCGTTTTCTCCATCCTTCGAATATTTCTTTCTCATCTTCCGTTTCTACGTATATACTATCATAATAATCATAAGTTTCTTGTCGTTTCTTTCTGTCAAAAATAATTTCTGAAAAAGACGTTGGTTTTACTGCTATCACACTCATTCTTTTCACTCCTTTCCATAACTTTGGTTTGATTCTAGAATCAATAATCTTTACTAATGATTTATGGGAATTACGCCTAACCCTTCTTGCTCGTGGTTTCACTCTCATGATAATCACCTCTTCCATACACATTTTACCATAAAATGTAATGAAATGAAATAATGATATTTAAAAAGAGGGAGAATAAGCTCCCCATAATATTCAAACTAACTTAACCAAAATAATCATAACCTCATCAAAACAAACATCAAACATTTTCTAATAAATCCCTTAACCAAACCGTCCTTAACTAAAACTTCCTCACCATAATCCTGTTCTACATCCTCTTTGTTAGCATAATACTCTTCATAATTCCATTCATCGTAATGATCTCTACAAGGGAATTCAATAATCTTACCCATAATTAAACCAACTTCTCTATGTATTCATCACCTTTATCCTTATCCATCCTTTTATACTTTTTCCTTATATCTCTCACCAGTTTCCTGTGTAAACCCACACAACCCTTCTTTATGTCATTTATCACAATCGAGCTATCACAACTCCCACAAGCCGAATCCCTACCTCTCACAAACGATTCTACAATGTCTTCACGACTTTCAAATTCTTCAATTACCCAATCTAAATCAAATCCTGCCAACAAATTTAATTCTCTTAATTTATTAATCTCATTCTGCAATTCTAAATTAATCATATCGCAATTATCGCATTCGCACTCGAACCAACTAAAAGGATAAAGAGTTGAGTAATAACTAAACTTATAATCTCCTCTACCAGTTTCTGAGTTGGAGAAAATATTAATTTTACCACCATAATTTCCATCAGTATCCTTAATTACATATGCTTTAATCATGTTTATGTATCTCCTCTACTCTAATATTTTAAGGCCGATTGACTATCAACCTCTTGATATTATTATAGAGGAGAACTAGGATAATGTCAATATCTAAATAGATAAAACTATTTAGATATTGAATATTTGATATTATCTATTTAGATAATATGATTACACAAAATCAATCTCTATTCGCTCACCATTATTATCATAGTAAAATAAATCTCCAAGTCTTGATTCGAATATCTGACACAACCCTACTGCGTATATCAATCTCCAATCAGCCCGATTGTTTAAAAGCTGTACAAGTGCTTTGTATTCAATAAGTATTCCAATTTCATTATATTTATCAACCAACCACTGAATCTTTCTACTATCCAATTTAATATTGATTTGATATCTATCACATAATACTCTTAATCCTTTGTCCATATCCAATCACTCCTATCTATTATCTTATTATACCAGAATTTCATATGTTGTAATCAAAAATCAAAACATATGTATTAGGAGTGAAACAAAATAATAACTTAAACCTAAAAATCAGTAACTTTTACCTTCCTATCAGCATAATATCATGAAAATATATTCATGTCAAATATATTTATATCTTACTTTACAAACCTCTAAACTTACAAACCTCAATCACAAACAAGAAAAAAGGGGGCCCCCAAATAGAGGTCTTTCTATCGAATTATATTAAATCATATCCAATGTTTACAAATACTGTCGAATCTGTCTTTTACCTCCCAACATATGTTAAAATGAACATAAATAAGGAGGTGAAAGAAGAATGTATAAAAATATCAAGACGCTAAACTTTAATAAAGAGACTAAATCAATGTCTTCTAGCAATATCGTGGGTGGCACAATTGGTAAAGTTGAGTTTAAGGACGGAACTATTATTGAAACCACGAATCTCTCAGACATGATGTATATGAAATTCAACTGTCCTATTGAGATCCAAGAAAATGGTAATGTAATTTTCCCTAAAACAGATACTTCAAAGTCTATTCCATCTAATACTAAACTTAAAATATCAGCTAACGGATTAGAAATTATCGCTTAATCTCAGCTTTTATTCCTTTTGAAGTGATAGCAATACTAATATTTTTCTCATCAATGTACATTCCATCTTTGCTAAGTGTGACCATTGTGTATTCCTCCTTTCCAAGCTGTTCAAAATTGAACAGCTTCTTTTTTATTTAATTTAATAACCAAACACCCAACCCAAAATCATCTCCTCAACTTCCTCAACAATTCACTTGCTCTCTTATTCCTTGCAATTGCCTTATCACTTGGTCTTCTTAACAACTCTTCTCTAATTTTATCTGCATATTCGCCTTCTGCTTCAGTTGCTTTTTCAAGTTTCATTATGATTTCCACCTTCTTAAATATATTTATTTTATACTTTACAAACCCACATCCATCATGGTATACTATTTAAAGATAGAAAGGAGTGGATATTATCATTCGTGATGGGCCGGAGTAAAAGATACATAAGGTAGACTAACAAATCCAAGCATCAATAGTAATTCATAAAAACAATACAAATACAAAAATAAATTAAATTATAAGAAAGAAGGAATTAAAAACATGACAACAATGACAACTGAATTAATAATTAAAGAAGTAGATTTTAATGGGGCTAATATATTAGTAGTACAAAATATTGATGGTAAAATGTATGCAGGTGTTAAATGGGTTTGCGATGGTCTTGGATTAGATGTTAAAGGCCAAAGAGAAAAAATTCAGAAACACGAAGTATTTTCAAAGGGGGTGGCAACCTTGCCCCTACCTTCAAATGGAGGAATTCAAGATGCTATAATGATAGAATTAGATTTTCTTCCTCTTTGGTTAGCTGGCATTAATCCAAAACTAGTAGGAGAATCTGTAAAGGAAAAATTAATAATTTATCAACTCAAAGCAAAAGATGTTTTAGCAAAGGCATTTCTTCCAGACATTGAATTATTCATACAAAATTATCTCGATATGGACGAAGATGAAAGAGGAATTGCATATTTTAAAGAAAAGAAACAAA